AGTATTATTAGTATTATTAGTATTATTAGTATTATTAGTATTATTAGTATTATTAGTATTATTAGTATTATTAGTATTATTAGTATTATTAGTATTATTAGTATTATTAGTATTATTAGTATTATTAGTATTATTAATATTATTCAATATAATAGAATAAGCATCATTTAATTTATTGTATAATAAATGATCATTATAATGTTTTAAAGATAATTTTCTATATGCAGATCTAATATAATTAATATCTGAAGTTTCTTGAATATTTAAAAAATTATATGCGTCAGATAAAATCATAAAATTAATAATTAATATAATAATTATTATAATTATTATATTAAAACTTAAATAATTATTGATTTTTATTATTAATATGGGAGAAAATTTTTTAAAAAAATATAAACCGGTTTCACTAGATGATTTTAATATTAATGATTTCACAAAAGAATTAATAAATAAATATATATCAAATTCTAAATTATTATTTGTAATTCATGGTAATAGTGTATCTGGAAAATCTAGATTGATAAATGTAATATTAAAATTATATTATGATGATTTTATAAATAATAATGTTTTATTTTTTAATTTATTGAAAGAACAAGGTATAAATTATTATAGAAATGATTTGAAAAATTTTTGTCAAATAAATAATATTATTTCACATAATGGTAAAAAAAAGACAATAATATTTGATGATATTGATTTATTAAATGAACAATCACAACAAATTTTTTCAAATTTATTGTCAAGTTATAAAAATATAAATTTTATATTTTCATGTACAGATATAAATAAATTACAGCAAACTTTAGTACAAAGATTAGAATATATTAAAATAGAAATAATAGATAATTTATTTTTAGAAAAGATTTTAAATAAAGTATTAACATGTGAAAAAATAAAACTTAATTCTGAAATGAAAAAAAAAATAATAAAAATTTCTAATTTTTCTATTCCAAATTTAATAAATATATTGGATAAAATGTTATTATTAAACGATATAGATAAAATACATAATAAAGATATTGATATAGATGATTTATATTTAAGTTCAAATATTCTAAAATCAGAATTTGATAATTATATTAATTTGTGTAAAAATAAAAATTTGGAAGAAAGTATAAATTTAATAGAAAATTTATATGCAAATGGTTATTCGGTAATAGATATAATAGATGAATTTTTTAATTATATAAAATTTTTTAGTGATTTAAGTGATGAAATAAAATATAAAATAATAAAAATATTATCATATTATATTCATATTTTTAATAATTTACATGAGAACAATATTGAATTAATTTTTATAACAAATAATATAATAAAACTGTTTTAGAAAGACGCGAAATTTTTAGTATAATTTATAGATTATATTTTATAATATTATAATAGTTATGAGCAATTTAATTTTTAAAAAAGATATTTCAAATAATTTATTGTTCGAATTTTTATCGAACTATTGTTCATTGGAAAATGAATATTATATTTTTGATAAAATAATATTTAAACAATATGAATATAATGATTTAGTAAAAAAATTTTTAGATTCATTGAGAGAAAATTATAAAGAATCAAAAAGATATTATTTAGATAGACCCATATCATATAATAATATTTTAACTATAATAAGACAAATTTGTAAAAATAATAATATACCTTATTATAGCAAAATAAAATATGATAAAAATAAATACTATATTATATATTTTATAAAAAATATAGCATTATAATTTATTGAGATATTCTTCTTTTATCAATATCTGAAGACGTTACATATATAGAGTTTTCGGTACAAATTATAAATACTGATTCTAATCTATATATTTTAATAATTGGACTAGTATATTCTTCGGCATTTTTAACCAATAATTTTTCGTCATTTTCTTTTACTCCAATTAAAACATCTTTATTAAGAGAATCTACCCAATAATCTAACATAATTGGCTTATCTTCGGTTATAGCAATTTTAGCAATATTATTCCATATACTTGATGGTGGTAATTGAATTTGTTCATCATTATTATCTCCCATTATATTTTATATATTTTAATCAATAAAAACTTTAAGTAGTTTTTAAAGAAAAAGATTATATAATTTATATTAAATTATATTAAATAATATTTATATGGCATTTAATAAAGTTATTACAAATTTTGATGCTTTACTGAATAATGTTATTTTAGATGAAAGTGATTTATCTAATAGTATATGTATTGATACATCAAATAATAGATTTGGAATAAAAGTTGCTGATCCAAAATATGAATTAGATATTTCTGGTAATGTGCAATTTGGTAAAATAAATTTATTAAAAAAAAGTGATTATGATGTAAATAATATTATAAATGATATTAGTTATGATTTCAATCATTTAGTTTTTTCAAATGGTATACATATTAAAAATGATGCTATAATAGATTCTTCACTTACTAGTTTAAATTTAACATGTTTATCTGGCAATATTTTAGACATATCATCATTAAATATAAAAAATAAAGGAAATATAACAGCAGAAAGATTAGATGTTAGTTATATTTTATTAAATAACATAGACATTAGTGGGGGAGATATTAGTTGTTCAAATAATATGTTTCTTGGAAATAATTTTGATTGCAGTGGTGAAATTAATTGTTCTCAAAAAATTACTGGTTATGAATTTATAAGCACTAAAAGTTTAACTGGTTCAGATGATAGAATTAAACACAATGAGGTAGATATTTCTAATGGTTTAAAAGTTATACGTTTATTAAAACCACAAAAATATGAAAAAACTAGATCTATAAAATCAAATGATTATAATGGTATTTTAAATGAAGATTTTTTTATTGAAGCAGGTTTAATCGCTCAAGATTTATTAAATATAAATGATTTGAGTTTTTGTGTTTATAATAATAATGGAATATTATATAATGTAGATTATAATAGTATTTTTGTCTATGGTATTCAAAGTATTAAAGAGCTAGATAGTATAGTAGATAATTATATCAATAAAGATTTAAAAGAATTTAGTAATAAATTATTAGAAATAAATTCAAAAATAAATAGTTTAAATGATAATTTAAATTTAAATAATAATAAATTAATTCAATTAGATAATAATATACATAATTTGCAATCAAATGAAGGTTTAGCAAATATTTCTAAAATTTTAGCAAATCAAAATCAATTAATCACTAATTTAACAAGTAAAATATTAAATTTAGAAAATAAGATAAAACAATTAGAAAATAATAATTAGTATTAATAAATGACAGAGAATAATATAAACGATTCAATTAATGAATTGATAGGAACATTTGCAACAGTAAATACAGGGGGTAAAGAATTAATACAAAATAAAATAATTGCAATAGACACAAGTAATAATCGTTTAGGAGTAAATACAATAGATCCTTCATATGATATTCATGTAGTTGATGGAATAATTTCAACTACAAATATAGATATTTCAGGAAATATAACAGGCATAATAGATTTAAGTAACAATAATATTTCATTATATGATTTGTCAATTGTTAAATTTATAATACCTGAATATAATAATAATTTAATATCCGGTCAAATTTATAAAGATATATCAGGATTTTTAAAATTAAAAGAATAAACATTAAATATGTTATTAAGTTAAATAATATTTATAACACTAATATAAATATTATTATGGAAGAAAATCAAGACAATCAAGAAAATCAAGAATATCAAGTAAATGAACCATCATTAGAACAAATACAAGTAATTAAAAATTATAAATTGAATAATATGTTTTTAGAGCAAATTAATAGAATTGATAAACGTTTTAAAATAAATGTAGATTATATATTAAGTGATCCAAGTCAATCTAATATTGAATTATCAAATGTTTTAATAAATGAAGATCTTATTTTAGAATCAAGCTTGAATAATATTCATTTTGTTGTAAAAACAGATAAAAATATAAATTTATATGGAAATACAATAATTAAAGATAAATTATTTTCAAATGATGCTGATTTTTCTAATAATGTTATTATTAGAAATTATGCAAATATTGATAACCTTATTGTAAATAATGATGTATCTTTAGTTAATCAAACAGATATAAGTAATTTAAATATTTACAATAATTTATTTGTTAATAAGCAAACAGATTTAAATAGTTTGGTTAATATAAATACATTAAATGTATTATATACATCTATTTTTAATAATGATGCAAGTTTTTTAGAGTTAATAGATATTAATCGTTGTTATATTAGAAATGAATTAATATGTGATAGTTCATCTAATTTTAAAAGTAATGTAAATATGTTTAGTTTTACATCACAAAATAATAGTACAAATTATAAAAATTTATATGTTCATAGAAGAATTGAAGGCGCAAAAATATTTTTAAATGAAACGCCTTTTATATATGATGTTAGTGTAATATTTATAAATAGCGCACTAAAATATGTTCTAAATGGTGAAATAGCACCACAATTAAAATTATTAAGAGGAAGAAAATACATATTTAATTTGCATCATTCAAGTAACTTAGAATATCCATTGCGATTTTATAGAAATATTAATAGATATAGTATGATAAATAATGATACAATAGAAATAAGTAATAAACCAGCTGGATCGCCAAATAGTTATATTTCAATATATATGCCAGAAATTTTTGATGACGAATATTTCGTTGAAATATTTTATGATTATTATGATTTTAGAAATGCAGGTTTAGTAATACCCGATATGGGAAACAAAATAGATTTTATAGAAAAAAAATTAAATGTGAAAGGTGACGGATTTATAGAAAATATGATAATAGAAAATCAATTAGATGTTAATGATATAGTTGTAGTAAATGATGTATCAATAAATAATCAGTTAGATGTAAGTGGATTATATGTTGTACATAGATTAGATGTTGATCATGATGTTTCACTAAATAGACATGTGGAAATAAAAAATAATTTATATGTAAATGATAATATTATTGTTCAAGATGATGTATCTATAAATAAACATTTGGAAGTAAATACAGAATATATTGTACATAGACTAGATGTCGATCATGATGTTTCTTTTAATAGAAATCTAGAACTTGTAAATAATTTAATCGTACATGACAATATTATTGTACAAGATGATGTATCAGTAAATAATCAATTAGATGTAAGTGGAGCATATGTAGTACATAGATTAGATGTTGATCATGACGTTTCATTAAATAGAAATGTAGAAATTAAAAATAACTTATATGTAAATGATAATATTATTGTACAAGATGATGTATCTATAAATAAACATCTGGAAGTAAATACAGAATATATTGTACATAGATTAGATGTTGACCATGATGTTTCTTTTAATAAAAATCTTGAATTAGTAAATAATTTAATTGTACATGACAATATTATAGTTGATGATGATGTATCAGTAAATAATCAATTAGATGTAAGTGGATTATATGTAGTTCATAGATTAGACGTTGATTATGATGTTTCATTAAATAGAAATGTAGAAATAAAAAATAATTTATATGTAAATGATAATATTATTGTACAAGATGATGTATCTATAAATAAACATTTGGAAGTAAATACAGAATATATAGTAAATAGATTAGATGTTGACCATGATGTTTCTTTTAATAGAAATCTTGAATTAAGTAATAATTTAATTGTACATGACAATATTATAGTCGACGATGATGTATCAGTAAACAATCAATTAGATGTAAGTGGATTATATGTTGTACATAGATTAGATGTTGATCATGATGTTTCTTTTAATAAAAATCTAGAACTTGTAAATAATTTAATTGTACATGACAATATTATAGTCGATGATGATGTATCAATAAATAATCAATTGGATGTAAGTGGATTATATGTAGTACATAGAGTAGATGTTGATAATGATGTTTCATTAAATAAAAATCTTGAATTAGTAAATAATTTAATTGTACATGATAATATTATAGTAGACGATGATGTATCAATAAATAATCAATTAGATGTAAGTGGATTATATGTAGTAAATAGGTTAGATGTAGATCATGATGTTTCATTTAATAAAAATTTAGAAGTGAAAGATTATTTTGTCACTAATAAAGATATTATAACTAAGAGAGATTTATCTGTAAATTTTCACTTAGAAACAAAGACTCTTAGAATATTAAATAGATTAGATGTAGAAGATGATGTTTCGTTAAATAAAAATCTTGAGATTAGTAATAATTTATTAGTAAAAAATAATATAAATATTTTAAATAAATTGGATGTTAGTGGTGTATATATTAAAAATAGATTAGACATTGATAGTGATGTTTCATTTAATAAAAATTTGGATATTTGTAATAATTTACTAGTTAAAAATAATTTAATTGTATTAAATGATATTTCATTAAATAATAGATTAGATGTAAGTAACATTATTATTAAAAATGATTTAATGGTTAATAAAGATGTTAGTTTTAACAAAGATTTATATTTAAATCAAGTTTTACGTGATAGAACTATACTAGAGCCATATTTTAAAAGTATAGGTATATCAGACGAAGGAATAGATCTTTATTTTGAAAATAATATTCGCGTTTTAAAAGTAGATACAATAACAAATAAAGTTTATTATGGAGAAGTAGATTTTTCAGGTAGTGATATTCGCGTTACAATAGATGGAATTATAACTGATTATTTACGTGAAAAAAATGTAAATATAAATAGAGATGCAAGTTTCAATAGCGATGTTTCTTTTATTAAAAATATAGAGATTAGTAATAATTTAATAGTAAAAAAAGAATCACATATATACGATAAAGCACATTTTTATGAAGATATTTATTTAAATACATCTGATAATAGTGGATCAAAAATAATTCATGGACCAAGAATATTAGGCTTAGATCCACATCCCTATACTGGTGGTAGCGGTATTGAGCGTGGTACAGTAGTTATATATGGAGATTTACAAGTATTAGGTGAAACAACAACAGTAGAATCTAATACTTTAATTATTAAAGATAAAATCATACGCGTTGAAACTGCACCAGGCGAAGCTGGAGGTATGCAAATAGTTGAAATTGATCGCGCAAATAATACAGAAAACGAAATAGGAAGTTTTACATTTATTAAACGTGGAAATTTAATTGAGTGGTCAACCGATAGTAGAAATTTAAATTTGGGAAGTGGATCTTTAATAACAAATGAAATAAAATCCGATAATTTTAGAGAACAGATTAGAATATTAGATATATCGGCATATGATATTAGTAGTATAAATATTGAAACTTCTCATTTAAAATTAATAGATTTATCAGCAAGAAATATAAGTGATTTTTCAATGATTGGTGATTTAAATTTCAATAACTATAATATTAAAAATGTTAATAGAATTATTGGAAATGAGACAAATATTAAACTAGGATCTCCATTATATTTTGAATATGGTAATGATATTTTATTAAATAATAATAATATACTAAATGTTAATACTATTAATGGGTATAATAATATATTAATTTTTGATAGTACAAATATAGATATAAATAATAATAATTTGATTAATGTAAATAGAATTTCAGGGTTTAATACTAATAGAATATTAATAAATGATGATATAGAATTATTAAATAAAGATATTAGTGGTATAAATGCTTTATATGGTAGAATAACTGGAAATTTAGGTATTAGAAATATTAATATTTTTGGAGATTTAAATTTAGGATCAAATAAAATTTCATTGCAAGAAATATCTGGAAATTCAAGTACATTATTAATAAATAATTCAGATAATAATAGAACAGTAGAAATTGCTGGTTATAAAACTAAAATTTCATCTTTTAATTTAGATTTATTTGCAAATATAAATAATGGCACAATAGAAATGAAAGCAAAAAATATAAATATTTCAGATGATACACAAGCGGGTTCAATGAATATTGGTAATTTTTTAAACATTAATTTTTTTAGTGAAACAAATTTTGGAAGTCAATCAGCACCATATAGAACAAATTTGTATGGTGCTGTTAATTTTTTAAATAATACAAATGATTTAATTCAAAGCAGTAATACATCTATAAATTTTTTTAAGCCAGTTTTAATGCATGGAGTAGATATTACTATAAATAATTCAGGTTCATTTATTGGAAATTTACAAGGAACTGCTTATAATTCTAATTTATTAAATAATCAACCTGGTAGTTATTATCAACCAGTAAATACAGCAGTTACAATAAATAATATAATTAATTATAATGCAGGATCGGCTGAAGTTGCGAAATTTATGGGACATGGTGGTAGTACATCAAAACCAATGAGATTTTATTGGTCAAGTCATCAAAATTCAACTCCTACATATATATGGGGAAGCAATAGTAGTACTGGAAGTAATAATCCGGATTTTTATCCTTATAATCCTGCGCATTTTAATGTAAATTATTCTAATTCATCTAATACTTCTAATTTATCCAATGAATCAAAAACTTTAAAATCAAATACTAATGGTCACGCAATGACATTTAATTTTAGCAGTAGTAGTGGAACACCGACATATGTTTGGGGGACGTCAGATGGTAATGGTAGAACATATAATGTATATCAACCCAGTCAATTTAATGTAAGTTATGCTAATAATTCTGGTTCAGCTTCTTATGCCAATGATGCTGGAAATGCTAATTATGCTGCTAGAGCATCAAGAGCTGATTCTTTAAACAATAATGTATTAGGTGCATCTAAAGGATACATTTATTATAATAATGGAAATTTAACTTTACAAAGCGGTGGTGGGGGAGATAATAATTCTAACCGTGTAAGAATTGGACAAGGTTCTGGTCAAAATAGTCAACATGAACGTTCTGTAGCAATTGGATATTATGCAGGACATGACACTCAAAGACAACATTCAGTTTCTATAGGTGATTATGCAGGACATAGTTCGCAATATAATTATAATGTAGCAATTGGAAATCACGCGGGATATCATCAAAACCATGAGCATTCAGTTGCTATAGGTAATCATGCTGGTTATACTCAATATAATTTAGCTGTTGCAATTGGATATTATGCAGGATATAGTACTCAACATGGTCATACTGTAGCAATTGGATATGAAGCAGGTAAAGAAAATCAACATGCTCATTCTATTGCAATTGGAGAAGCTGCTTCTTATTACAATCAATATTCACACTCTTACTCATATGGATATTATGCTGGGCATAATCATCAACGCAGTCATTCAATTGCTATAGGTACTCATGCTGGACATGAACAAATTAGAGATAATGCAATTGCAATTGGTAATCATGCAGGATATCAACATTTACATAATAAAGCAATAGCAATAGGTTATTATGCTGGAAGACATCAAATGGATAGTGATAGTATAGCAATTGGACATAATGCCGGACATATGGGGTTGCTAAGTCAGTCTATTGCAATAGGTTATCATGCTAGCAATACTAATGGTAGAGATTATCATAGAACATTAGTTATAAATGCGACAAATAATAGTGGAATTAAACCATATCATCATGATTCATGTTATATAAATCCTATTAGACACACAGATGAAGGTGGGTCCCACATGAAAATGTTAAGGTATAATACTAATACAAAAGAAGTAAGCTATACAAATCAATCGGGCGGAGGGGGATCAGGAGGAAGCAGTGATAATCCAGTTAGAATAGGTACAGGTTCTGGTCAAAATAGTCAACATACTTATTCAGTAGCAATTGGACATTATGCAGGACATAACACTCAAAGACAACATTCAGTTTCTATAGGTGATTATGCCGGACATAGTTCGCAAGATAATTATAATGTAGCAATTGGAAATCGCGCGGGATATCATCAACACCATGAGAATAATGTAGCAATTGGAAATCACGCGGGACATAATCAAAACGATGAGGGTTCAGTTGCTATAGGTAATCATGCTGGTTATACTCAATATAATGTAGCTGTTGCAATTGGATATTATGCTGGGTTTAATCATCAACGCAGTGGTGCTGTAGCAATTGGATATCAAGCAGGTAGAGAAGATCAGCATAATCATTCTATTGCAATTGGAGAATCTGCTTCTCATTACAATCAACATTCAAACTCTTACTCATATGGATATTATGCTGGGCATAATTATCAACGCAGTCATTCAATTGCTATAGGTACTCATGCTGGACATGAACAAATTAGAGATAATGCAATTGCAATTGGTTATCATGCAGGATATCAAGATTTAGATAATAAAGCAATAGCAATAGGTCATTATGCTGGAAGACATAAAATGGATAGTGATAGTATAGCAATTGGACATAATGCCGGACATATGGGGTTGCTAAGTAAGTCTATTGCAATAGGTTATCATGCTAGCAATACTAATGGTAGAGATTATCATAGAACATTAGTTATAAATGCGACAAATAATAGTGGAATTAGACCATATCATCATGATTCATGTTATATAAATCCTATTAGACACACAGATGAAAGTGGGTCCCACATGAAAATGTTAAGGTATAATATTAATACAAAAGAAGTAAGCTATACAAATCAATCGGGCGGAGGAGCATCAGTTGATAATTTAATTGTAAATAATTTTTTTCGTCAAAATCACTGGTTACGTTCAGAGGAAAATTTTCATAGAATTCATTTTAGCCATAATAGTAATACACATTATCATTGTCATGGTGAACATTATTTTGAAGGGGCACCTGTTCGTATAGCAGGTCATGATTTGCGTTGTAATTATAATGTAATAGCTTATTATTCAGATATAAGATTAAAAGAAAAAGTTGGTAATATTGAAAATGCATTAGATAAAATAAAAGTAATTGAAACATTTTATTTCAAAGAAAATGAAAAAGCTAAATCGTTTGGTTATAATAATAAAAAAACACAACTAGGTATTTCTGCACAAAGCGTACAAGCAGTTATTCCAGAAATAGTGACATTAGCACCTTTTGATATGTCATTATGTAGTTTAAATAATAATATAGACAATGAAAATATAGAAACACAACAAGAAGTTGTATCAAAAACAGGAGAAAATTATTTAAGTTTAGACTATTCTAAATTAGTACCATTATTAATAGAAGGAATAAAAGAACAACAAAAACAAATAGATGAATTGAAAAATGAAATTAACTATTTAAAAAAAAATATATCAGAATAGTATAAACTATGACAACATTACCAGATTATAATTTAGGTATGAATCAAATTCATAACGCATTAGGAGCTGGAAATAATCAACAATGTAGTTTAAATGATAGTGATTTTAGATCATTAGCAGGAAGGTCAAGTGGAACAATATATATGTCTGATTTTCGTGGAAAACAAGTTGGAGGTGGTGGTGGAGCACATGAAGGTTTAAGAGAAATTTTTGTACGTGACTATCATAATGAAAATAAAGATTTTTTTAATGGTAAACATCGTTTACATAATTATACTACTTTTAAGGTATATCATCACCATGGATCTCATGGCATATATGATGCTTTTAGTGTAGAATGGAAAGGATTTTTAACTCCATTTGTTAGTGGTTACTGGACTTTTTGGACATATTCAGATGATGGTAGTTATGTATATATAAATGATAATATGGTTGTAAATAACGGTGGGGCTCATGGTCCACATGAGGTCTCGGGGAGTGTTGACCTACAAGCAGGAACAACTTATAAATTTCAAACATTTTATGGAGAAATTGGTGGAGGTGCAATTATGAGAATGGATTATCAACCCCCAGGATATAGTAGAATTAATGGTGATAATCATGATGCTTTAACATATTTTCATCATAATGGTCATAGAAGATATTTTACAACTGATTAATTATTTTTTAAAATATATATTAAATATAAGTAACAATGGATTTAGATTTATTAAATTTAATACCAGATGAAATATTAAATTTAATTTTTAGTAAGATAAAACCAAGTATAAAATATTGTTTAAATAAAAAATATTTTTATAAATTTTATAAATATAGATTTATTTTAATAAATAATAAATACTTATTTTATCGCACCTATATTCAAAAAAATGATTTTTTTTTTATTAATAATTTTCAATACTTAAATTTTTTAATTAAAAAAGATTCATTTTTATGTGTAAAATATATTATAGATAATAAAATAAAATATGATAATAAAAATTATATCTTAAATAATTATATTGTATATGAAAATAAATATTATGAAAATACAATTGATTTTATTTATGTATTTTCTAAAAAATTTAATTCTTTATTAATTTATAATTTTATTGTTGATTTTATTAAAAAAAATAATTTAACACACTTATTTAAAAAACAGCATAAAAATAATTATAAGAATAATAATAAGCAAACTAAATGGAGAATTTAGAGTTAAATAAAATTTTAGATAGATTAGATATTGAAAAAAATATAGAAAAAATATTAAATAATTTTTCTGTAAATAATAATTTAAAAAAAGGCATATACATATATGGTGATAATGGAATAGGAAAAACAAAATTTATTTGCAATCTTTTAAAAAAAAATAATTATGATATATTATATTTTGATAACAGTATAATAAGAAATAAAAATTTAATAGAAACAATTTGTAGTAACAATCTTAGTAATAAAAATATTTATAGTATGTTATGTAATGATGATAGAAAAATTGTAATTGTAATTGATGATATTGATACAATGAATTGCGGAGATAAAAATGGAATTTTATCTTTAATAAAATTAATAAGAGAAAAAAAAACAAAAAAACAAAAAGCAGAGAATGTTACAAATAATCCTGTAATTTGTATAAATAATAGATCAAGCGATAAAAAAACATTGGAATTAATGAAAGTTTGTAATATTTTTGAAATAAAATCTCCAACAAATAAACAAAATAAAGAAATTATAAGAAATTTATTTCCAAATATTTATAATTTTTCAGAAAGTGAAAATAAATTAATAGAAACTAATATACTAAATTTTTTAGGTAATAATTTGTTATCTTTTGAAAAATTAGAATTTTATTATAAAAATAATTTTATTTTTAAGAAATTTTGTAATAATATAAATGAAAATAATTATGAAAACAATAATTTGAATATAAAGTTAATAACGCAAAAATTATTATCAAAAAAATTATCTTTTTCAGATATAAATGTTATATTAGAGAGTGATAGAACAATAACTTCATTATTATTTCATGAAAATATAGTAAATATTTTAACTATAAATCATCTTGATATTTATTTAAAAATATTAGATAATTATATTTTTAGTGATTATTTAGATAGAATAATTTTTCAAAAACAAATTTGGCAATTAACTGAGTATAATTATATTATAAAAATATTTTATAATAATTATATATTAAATAATAATAATTTATTAAAACATATTGATATATCAAATATAATTTTTACAAAAATTCTTACAAAATATAGCAGTGAATATAATAATTATATTTTCATATATAATTTATTACAATTATTTTTATTAGATAAAAAAGATATTTTTATTTTATTTTTGAAATATTCTAATAATTTAAATGTAAATAATAATTTTTCATATGAAATATTTAATAATTATAAAATTTTAAATATTACAAAATTAGAAGTTATAAGAATTATAAAATATATAAATTACATTTTGTATTGTAATACGAAATTAAAAGATATAGAAGACGATGAGATATGTGACTATCAAACATATTTATAATAATTTATTTTTTAATTTTTCCATTAAATAATTTACCCAAATATTCTCCAATTTCTTCGTTATCAGTACATTCATAAATATCATTAGTTAACATATTTTGATAATAATTTATATTATTAATTGTTACTGGTTCTAATTCTTCCTCATCTTCTTCACCTTCTTCTTCATCGGCAACATCTTCTTCATCTTCTTCTTCATCGGCAACATCTTCTTCACCTTCTTCTTCATCGGCAACATCTTCTTCACCTTCTTCTTCATCAGCAACATCTTCTTCACCTTCTTCTTCATCAGCATGATCTTGTTGCTGTTCTTTTTCATCCACATTATCTTCTTTGCCTTCTTTTTCATCCACATCATTTTCTTCGCCTTCTTCTTCATCCACATCATTTTCTTCGCCTTCTTCTTCATCCACATCATTTTCTTCGCTTTCTTTTTCATCCACATCATTTTCTTCTCCTTCTTCTTCATCCACATCATTTTCTTCGCCTTTTTCTTCATCCACATCATTTTCTTCGCCTTCTTCTTCATCCACATCATTTTCTTCGCCTTCTTCTTCATCCACATCATTTTCTTCGCCTTGTTTCTCAATATCATGATCATGTTCTTCAATGTTATCATTTTGTGTATTTGTTTGACTTGAATTTTTGTTATATTTTTTTTTATAAATATCTTCAATTTGTATTTGTATATTTTTTTCTTTGAGTTCATTATATTTAATTTGTAAATCATTGAAATTTCGTTCTAATTCTTTATATTCTGGTAAATTCAATAGAAGTAATTTAAAAGTTTTTACTAGAGAAATATCTGTTTCAACTTTTGCAAAAAATGTAGATAGATTAGATTTTATAGATTTATCAAGATCAAAGCTAATATCTTTAATAATATTGTTAATATCTGCTTCACAAGACATTATTATAAATAATATATAATTATTATTTTTAAAATAATTATTTTTAAAAATTATAATTATTTTAAAAATAATTATATATTTTAAAAATATTAGCTTTTTTGTTTAGATAATATTTTTGGATTAACTAAATAATCGTCATTCTCTTCATAAATTTCTGGTAATTGTTTTGTCAAAGGTTTATCAATTATTAATAAAAGTCTTTCATATTCTAATAATTTTCTATATTCTTGTATATCTAAGTTGCCATTATATTTTTTAAGTAAGTAATATGGAGATGGCGCTGGTTTAATATTTTTTGTATAATTATAAATTTTACCATAAACTAAATTTAGTAAATAATATCTTTCAAATTTAGTAGAAGAATCAATATTTTCATTCATTAAATATGAGCATGCACATTCAGGTGAGCAAAAACAACCATAACAATTATAAGTATTTTTATTATAATTTATTGGTATATAAATTGCTTCATTATCAAAAGAATATGTGCACCAAAAACATGCACTTTTATTTTTTACATTATCCATTTTAAAAGAATATGACAATTCTTTTATTTTTTTATCTATATTTTTTCTACTAGAATGTTCATCAGATAATTTATCATTAAATTTTTTTTTGGTATCGTTATCATTATCATTATTATTAATATCATTATTGCTAGAAATATCATTTTCATTTTTGATAAAATTAAAGTTTAGATTGCTTTCATGGAGATTATAATTATCAATATTATCAATATTTGGTGTATATTTTATAAAATTATTCTTATCTATATCATTTAAGAAACATTTTAAATGTAAAATAACATTTGGTTTTGGTATATTTGTTACTAATATATCTTTAATTTCTACAATTTTTCCACCTTTTGGTTTTCTTCCTCTTTTTTTTGGAATTTTAACATTAGAAATATCATTTATATTAACATTTGAAACATCGTTTATTAAATTATTCGAAGTATCATTTTTTAAATTTTCATAATAAGACTTGGGTTTTCTTCCTTTTTTTTTAATCATTATTTTATAAATTATATTTTTATTTCTAATTTAAATAGTTTTATAAAAATATTTAAGTATAGATTTGAAAAATTATTTAAACATTATTTTAAGATATAAAGAATATATGATAAATTCAACAACATGGACAGAAAAATATAGACCATCAACATTTAATAAAATAATTTTAGACGATACCAATAAAATTCTATTTAATTCAATACTATCAACGGGTTATTTTCCTAATATGTTATTTTATGGTCCTCCTGGTACTGGTAAGACAACTACAATAATTAATTTAATAAATAATTATCAAGAAAAATATAATATGAGAAGTAAAGCATTAATAATTCATTTAAATGCATCTGATGAAAGGGGAATTGATATAATTAGAAATAATATATTAAATTTTGTAAATTCAGATATATTATTTACAGAAGGTATAAAATTTGTTATATTAGATGAGGTAGATTATATGACAAAAATAGCCCAGCAAGCTTTAAAATGTTTAATACAAAGTAATAATTCAAATGTAAGATATTGTTTAATTTGTAATTATATAAGTAGAATAGATTATTCTTTACAATATGAATTTATAAAAGTAAGATTTAATAAATTACCAAAAGATGAAATTGAAGAATTTTTAAAAAATATTATAGAAAATGAAGAGCTCAATATATCAAATAAAAATATAATATCAATTATTGAATATTTTGAAAATGATATTAGAAGTATGATAAATTATATTCAATCTATAAATTTAAAAAAAAATATACTACTTGATACTTCTATCTTAAATAAAATTTTAGAAAGTACTATCAATAAAAATTTAAATGATTATATAAAAAATATTGAAGCTGTTCAAAAAAAATGTAATATTGATTTGAATTTTTTATTCAAAAAATATATGTATTTTTTGATTCATAAATATGTAAATATTATAGATTCCAAAATGTTAGATGATTTTGAGTTTTTAATACATAATAATAATTGTAATATTATGAAAAATTTTTATTGTTTATTTTACTTAATAATTGAAAATAATTTAACTTTAATTTGAATCTAAAATATTAGTTAATGAATTTATTCTATTTATAAGTCTTTTTTCCCAATTATTATTTATTATTTTTTTTTGAGGATTAAATTTATTTATTTTTAATTCATATTCGCTGTAATAATTATCATTATTTTTTTTAATTTGTTTATAACTATTAATTTCATTTAAAATGTTATTTTTTTCTAAATTTATATTTTTATAAATAAAATTTATTTCATTAGAATCTAGAGTAGAAATAGTTGTTGACATTATTTTTTATATAAAGAAAATATTATATTTAATTTATATATTTAAAAAATTATATTTAAAAATAAATTGAATAATATTAGAAATAATAATATATATAATTAAATGTCATTAGACGATGAATGGAATTCATTTTTAAATAATAATTTTATAAATAGTAAAAACGATAAAGAAAATGAAAAAATAATTGCAGACACCAATAAAATTATACCTAAGGCAAGTGAAATTTATATATCAACAAAAACAAAAATAGTATATTTAACAATAAAAAAACTAGATATATATAATTTATTTTGGAATATAAATATAATAAATTATAATAGTCAAAATGAAGGTATAATTAAAAAACAGGTAAAATTATCATTAAATTCTGAACAAGAAAGTATTGATATTGATGAGAAAATCAAAGACATAAATGAATATATTAAAATTAAAGTTATAAATAAATTAGAAAATATTTCTAATAGAAGTAAATATAAAGATATAAGAAAGATAAGCATTGGATTATCTAAAAAAGATTTGTTAATTTCTAGATCAAAAGAGAAAAGTGCATTTTATAACTGTTTTGTATTAACAGTGCGCTTAAAAGAAAATACAAGTTATAAAGAATATCATGTAAAAATTTTTAATACAGGTAAAATAGAAATACCTGGAATACAAAAAGAAGAATCACTTCATAAAATAATATTATTCATAACAAATATTTTGTCAAATATTTTAAATAAAAAAATAGATTATGAAAAAGATACTATAGAAAATGTATTAGTAAATTCTAATTTTGATTGTGGATTTTATATTAATAGAGAAATATTATTTAATATTTTGCGAAATAAGTATTTTATTAATGCTGCATATGATCCGTGTTCTTATCCAGGAATTCAATGTAATTATTATTATAATAAAAATACAAATCAACATATTCAAAATATAGAACTTGAAAATATAAAAGACAAATCATTGATAGTAAAAGTTTCGTATATGATATTTAGAACTGGTAGTATTTTAATCGTAGGTAAATGTGATGATAACATTTTAAAAAATGTTTATGAATACATAAAATCTATTTTATATGATACATATGATGAAATTGCAGTAAATAATTCAAATAAAGCAATTATAAAAGAAAATAAAATCCTAAAAAAAAATAACAAAAAAAAAATAATTTTAATTAAATAATTTCTTTAATATCAATTATATATATTGAACCATTATTTGTATATGTTATAAATTTTTCAATTACTTCGAATAAATTGTTATATTTTTTATTAATTACTTCATAAATATTTGAGTTATATAATAATTTAATTATGTCAGTTATATATTTTATTTTTTCATTTTGAAATTTATTAGTTATTTTTTCTATAATTTTTTTAATGTTACATATATTATTTTTAAAATTTTTTTTAATTTCACTATTATTATAATTATAATTTATAATGTTAAAATCATAATTTAATATGTAAATATTATTAATTAAATTAATTCTATTTTTTAAATAAATTAGATTTTTATTTGAAAAAATATTAGTATTTTCATTAATTTTACTTTCTTGTACAAAAATTGTTTTTTTATATGCAAAAATAATAGCATCTTTTATTGTAATATCAAAATTAGTCTCATTATTTACATCTAAATTATTATTAAAATTTATTTGATTTATAAATTCTATAAAATATACATATGATTTTTCTGTATTACTATATATATCATTAATTGATCTATAATAATATAATGATAATAAAAACACAGTTTCAATAATTTTTATACCTTTTATATATATATTTATATATATATGAGTATGCATATTTTTAATTGTATCTAAAAAAAATATAGTATAATTATTAATTAATAAAAAATATTTATTTAATAAAATTTCAATATCTGAATTATTATTACTTAACATATTATATTAATAATATAATATTAAATTTAATATTATATTAATTTTATTTAATTAAAAAGACCAATATTATCAGTATGAGCCTTACTAAATTGTGAATCATATCTATTATGTGTTGTACTATCTGCCGCTAATCTAGGAATTAAATATTTTATTTTTTGATCAGAAGATGTTGTATTACAATATAACATTAAATAATTTGGTACAAATTTTGTTAGTGAATGCCAAACATTTGAAGTTATATTTGTAGAATTATGATAAGGCATTGCGACTTCTACAACTACATTATCTTGCATATTTAAATAATGATCATCATACCATGTATTTCCATCTGGAGAAACTGCTAGAGTGATTCTAAAACTTCCTTGGGTTTGTATTAATAATCTATCAATTTTATAATTAAAAGATGTCGCATTCGGTGATATATGTGATGCAAACTTAATAATATATACAATATTTTTTGATTTATTGGAAGGATCTATATAATCTTCATCTGGTTCATTTAAAAATGGATAATCAAAATTTAATAAATTAATGTAAGCTTTTGACTCAAAATAATTATTATCAACATCATCTATAAAATTATCATTATTTAAGTCTAATTTTTTAACCATATATGATCCACTTGTAGTTTTTTTATTAGAAATATTTTTTAGTGACCATATAGCATTAGGTTGTCTATTATTTCCGATAGTATTATTATCATCTATATAATTATCAAAAGGAATAAATGTTTCCAGAGTATGACTATTAATTTTACCAATACTATCATATTCATTTAAATTAAATCCAAATGATTTGAGAAAATATGATTCTTTTAAATTAGGATTACACATATAAATAGTAATATCATTTTTAGTTATTAATCCTCTAAAAATAACACTTTTTAATGCAAATAATTTTGAACTATTAGTAGTTAGCATAATAAAATTTGCTCTTGGGGGTAAACTTATATTGTTTAAAGTTGTAGAATTTATATTTTCATTATTATGTAAATAACTATTTTGATTTGTATAATAATCATGATTGGAATACCATCGCTCACCATCATCTGAAAATGCCCATCTAATAAAACTTCTATCATAAGTATGATGTTTATATATTAAACTCATTCTAGTAGGTGTTCCATTCCAATTTAAAACTAAATATTTATGATTATTAATCGAGTTTGTCCAACTGTCTCTGTAATTAACAAAATCATCCCATAATTTTATATAAGTATATCCATAACTTGATATATTATCTTGTATCATTTTATTATCTGAAGAATTATCTTGTAAAAATTTAGCTGCACTCCATTTTGGTCTGGGCCCATTTCTTAAAAATTTATGAGTATATTTTATTGAATTACTAGTATTTCTATATTTACTAGCAAATCTTTGTATTGTTTCAATGTGCATTAGTTTTTTTAATTGTATTTTTTTAACAGGTATAGAATATAATGATGTAAATTTAGCATATCTAGCATGATACGGTACTAAAAATCTTCGAGGGCATGTTTCATGTGAATTTTTAAAATTATTATTAACATACTTACTATAAAAATCACCATGAATATTATCAGAATATGAATACCAATTATAACCATCATCTGAATATAATAAATATGCAGTATTTTCAGATTTTATTTTTTTTTCTTTATTTAAAATACCATTTTCCATATATTCATAATATAAATTATCAAACCATGTTATATCTATAAATGATATTACCGAATTCCATTTTAAAATTACCTCGGAATCTAAATATAAATGATTATCAAGTGTTAATGTTATATAATCATTATTATAATTAGTTAATTCATAAATATTTGTAAAGTCTATAGTATTAGTAATTGTATTAATATCTGAAATAGATACTTGTTTAAGTAAATGTTTATTATTAGAAAAATTCCAGAAACAATCTTTTGCATTATCAATATTATGTGCCGTATTAATATTTATTAAGTCTTGACGCCCAAGGTATGCTTCAATTATTAGATTACTATTATATTCATTATAATTTTCTTCATTTGCATATGAATTTAAATCAATATTATTTAATCCATAAATATTATCACCTAAATCTTTATTAGCATTATAATAACCAATAATACCATTATCACTTATACCATAACCTTGTTCATTACCAAACCCACTATTTATATTTCTACTTATAGTATCAGATTCATATGCATTATGAAAAATATATGCATGAACAAATGTTGTTCTAGATGGATAATAAACAACCGCTAATGCGTCTAAATTATGTTTGGATTCTCTTTCAACAGTAGTATGATATAACATTTCATATAATGGATCCGCAAAGAAAACATTGTTATAGCCATAAATTCCAAGATGATACATTTTAATTTTTTCTGAATTACTATTGTTATATTTGGTATCTTTTATAAATTGTATTAATTTATGATTTAATGTAGTTCCAATATTCCAAACTTCTGCAATATTATTTATATCACTTAAGAAAGTACCATCTGACCATGGTAAATTTTCTCCGGTAGTATTGCTTAAATAATATCCATCAGTATTTATATTATTATTTAATCCTGTTGTAGATGATGCTATATTATAATAATCACTATAACTACTAGGAGTTTTATAATCTTTTGTATTTGGTATATTTGCTACTATTTCAAACAATAATTTGCTATAATTTTCTTCACTTAAATTAGTATTAGTTATTAATCCTCTTATGTTTAGATTTTTTTTATTTTTTATATTTTTAATCATTTTTGAGAGATCAGTATCTAAAAAGAAACAATTTTGAAATGCATATTCTAAATTTTTTATATTTGGCGAAATAACTTTATCAAAATTTAAATTCAAATAATAACAATTATTAAATAATGAATTAGCATTTTGAATATTTTCAAAATCTAATTGTGAAATATTTTTTTGATAATAATTATAACCATTATTATAATGTATACAACTATTAAACATATTATTAGCGTCGGCTCCAATAATAAATGGATATATAAATTTTGTATTCATTGAAAAACATCTATAAAACATATTATTACAATTAAGTGGTGATGAAATTTTCCATATTAAATTATTATTTTCACCAATTTTTTTACCATTATTCCATGCATATGCATGAGAAAACATATTTGATAATTTTGGCCCATCGCTTGAAAGTGATTTTATTAATGTATTATTAGAAAAATCAGAAATTCTATAAATATTATCATATCCATAATTATTATTTTTTGGTTTTTTATATAAATTTAATTCACTACTAATAATAAAAATATTATTAGTATTATAAATTGATGATAATTTATAAATATCTTTCGTTGTTCCATCACTCCATTTATATATTATTTTATTATCATATTTATTATATTTATTATTATCACAATAATAAACTTCACTACCTATACATGCAGTAATATTCATACTATTATCATTATAATTATACTTAAAATCTGAAGTAGAATCATTATCAATAAACATATTATTAATTGAATTTATTCCATAAATAGATCTTTTTGAATAAACTTCTTGTAAACCATAAGCTAAATCATTTGTAAATTCATAATTTGAACCTCCAGAAAAATAGGTTTCATTATTATTAAATTCATTTCTTTTTTCTGGAAAGAATAACTCGCCAGATCCTTTTAATATATTAGAAACTGAATTTGTCGCCGAAGAATAATCAATAGGATAAATATGTACTGAAACATATTTTCGACCATCACCATTTAATAAACCTAATTGGGTAGCATTTGATGGTGGAACAATATTTAATTCAGCCCATCCATCAAAATTATTTGTCCAAACTAGATGTTGATTACTTTCCATACCATATCTCCAAAGCGATGATTGTCCATTCGCCATAGTTTCGCCTTCCCATTGTGATCCTGTCCAAAATGCATATGCTGTATTACTTGTTTCACCGCGTATTTTTATACTAGATACTGTACCTGCTTCAAATTCAATATGTATATTTTGATCAATTACATTTTGATCACGCATATGTAAATATCCATCATTACTTGTCATTAGTCCTGTTTGTCCAACATTATTATTTTTATAATATTCATAAGGTCTCCATTCACCATTATAATAATAATCTCTATTTGAAGTATTCCAAAAAAGCGATAAATGTGGATTATTTCCCTCCCACCAATAAATATTAGTATTTAAATTTTTTGCGGGTATTATAATTGTGCGATCCCATATTGTCTCATTTGTTGAGTTCATATTTTGTAACATATATCTTCCAGTTCCATCAGGTCCTTCTATTGTTATTATATCCCAGGATATTAAATCATTACTGGCTACCACTATAGGGTGTGTCATAGTATGTTGTTGTCTAGTTACATGTATTACTTTGTAAACTTCTTTTGCCACACCCAAATCGACATAAAAAAGTGGATTTGAACCTGACCAATTAGGTGGTGTGTTAGTAGATGTTTCATCGTCATCTGTAACAATATAATTTGCAAAATAATTTGATGTATTTTGTATATAATTTTCAGGTGTTAAACTAAAATTTCCGCTTGCCATATTTATACCACTCCATGGTGCATAATATGTTGAATCATTTAATATATTACCATTTATATCTTCAAAAGTAGCCCATCTAAATCTATACCAACCATTAAACCACCCACCAAAAGATGCATTAGACATACCCCAATATCTATATTTACTATTTCGCCGGTTACTATTTGGAGATTCACTAATAGCAAATAAATTAGCACCACTATTAAGTATATCTTTAATAATAAGAGAAGAATTACTGGCACTAATATCAAATTGGGGATTAAATGAAAATGCAGTAGATGTATGTTCGGATAAGCTTATTATATTTTTTTTGTCATTTTCATTTTCATTTTTATAACAATAATAATTGATTAAATTATTACCTGATAAATTAATAATCTTATTTATTTTATCATTTATAGCTTGAAGAGACCATGAAATACCTTGATTATAACTCACTAAACAATATGCATATGAATCTGAATATATTGCAATTTTAAAATCTTCAAATGTAACAATTGATTTACTTGATATTTCATTTGAAAATGTAATATAGCCATGAAGAGGACCATATAAATCCCAAATAATACCATTTTTTGATCGAATTATATAATAATTACCACTATCTATATTTATTCTATAATACCACATAGTTGCAATAAAAAAATTATTAACAAATTTAATTTCATATATTTTACATATTATATCAGTGTTATTATCATATTGATTGAAGCTATTTATATAATCATTTTTAGATAATAAACAATTCTTAAAAGTATAGCGTTTATTATACCAATCAGTAGAATTATTAAATGAGTACATCAACGCTGAACCATTATTATTATTTTCATTAGGACCGGCTGGAGAAGGATTAACATAACCACCAATTACAATAATTTCTTTATTTTGTGCATAGTTATTAAAACTGTTAGTTTCTTGATAATCTTTGTAATAAATTGAAATATTATCACTAACAATACCAGATTCTATTGTATTAATTGTAAAATTAGTGTGGTCATAAAATGATGAGTAACCATTATAACTCCAAATCTTACCATCATTAGATATAAATATAATATCATATCTTTTAACATTGTCAATATATCCTTCACAGCATGCAACATAATTATTTATTAAATATTTAATAATTCTGATTTTTTCAATTGTTTTATTATAGATAGCATTATCATTAACATCGTAAAAAAATTCAGCTAGATCCCAATTATCACCATCGTCTTCAGAATAAAATATAGAAGCAATAGTTTCATTATTTGAATTAACAGATTGACCATAACACAAAATAATTTTATTATTTACATAATCATATAATGATTCATAATTATTGTTATCTACATCATTATTCATATACCAGTTGTTTAAATTAGTATTAAAAGTATAATTATATAAAAATGCACTATCAAAATTTATAACGCCTTTTGTATTCAATCTCTCTATTAGCTTATTATATTTAAAAATGTTTTTATGATTTAATACATTATTTTTAGGTAATATAGAACTTTGTAAAAATGTAAAATTGTTACTAGTAACATGTTTATCAATATTTGAGTTTTGTAAAAGTTTAATTTTAAATAAATTTTCATGAATATTAAGTAAATTTATTATATGAACTCCATCATTACCTGATAAACTAATAGATGTTATTGGAAATATATTTTCATATGAATTAATAATTGATTCATAATCAATTTCATTATTATCTATATTGCTATTAAGATGAGATAAAGAATTAAAACCAGTATAATCTTGAGGAAATGAATCCAATTTTAAAAAGTTAATATTTTTCACTCTTGAGAGAAAATTATTATTACTATCATGTAAAGAAGTGTTATTTTGATATTGTAAATAATATTGATATAATCTTATAATTAAACTATTTAGATTTAATCCAGGAATAACAATTCCATATATAGATTCTTCATTTAAATTAGAAATATTAATATCTTTATGTGAAAATATCCAATTATAAATTAATTGCGATCTCTCTTGTTCTATAAAATTTTGAGTAGAATTTATTATCATATAATTATTATATAATTTATTACTATTTACTAGCAAATTATATTCATTGCTAAATTCATTAATTAATACATTATTTTGTAAATTATATCCATAATTATTTTCATATATTAAATTATTATTATTTGCTTTATAACTATGAAATGCAACATTTAATTCATTATTACTTATGTTATTATCATCAACATTTGACCCGTCTATATTTGTTCCTGATAGTGCTTCTCTCCAATTTAATAATATTCTTTGCGACCCATGAGACATAAATACTTTTAAATATAATTCGTCACTATCAATATCATTAAAACAAATATCTTGTGTATGGAGTAAATTCCATTTTTGTGTTATACTATTTTCACGAGGTTTCCACATAACTGATCTATGAATTTTATCATAAAAATATAATTTAGATTCATTAGCATTATATAAAATTTTATAAAAACTACCTTGTCCTGGATTTTGTGAATTAAAACCATTATTACTAGGGTCCCATGTAAATTCATTGGTTAAATTTTCACAATTATATGGATGATAAATAGGATTTTTATGATATTCAGAAATGATATTTGATTTAGCTACTGTTGTAATTTGAATTCCGTTTGGTCTTGTTCTTCCATCACCCCAACTTCCTCTTTTTCCAGTAATAGTAACGGTACTTCCAGTAAGACCATTAAAAAATGTATAATTTGTTTGTTCTCCGTATCCCGAAGAAGTTTGTTGACTTCCAACATATCCACTTTCTCCCCCAAAAGGATCAAATTTATTTTGAATAGGGTAATTGTTATAAGCAACTGTTGCTGTTGAGTAATATGTTTGATCATAACCATTTTCATCTTGAACTCTGAATCCCATTGATCCAATAGAATCTGTATTATGATATATTCTTATTTGATAACTTTGATTTTTAAATAATTCTGGAATATTATATATAACTAATTGATCATTTTCAAAGTTATCAATATATCCATGAAATAAAGTGCCATGTGAACCATCAGCGCCGCCCGCATTGTTCCCGGCAGCATATGGACCATCTCCATGAAGTTGTATAATTGTAGTTTGTAGTTGATTTCCACTGCTATCAATAAGAGGTTGTGACGTGTAGTTAGCACTTACAGAAATATTATTCCAATTAACAAATGGAATTGCACCTGCATTACCAGTAACAGTATAAGAACCATAATTACCAATAAAATTAATACCTATATGAGTAGCGTTTGAATAATTAAAATCAGCATATAAATTTAATGATAGGTCTGGACTTGCAGTTCCGATACTATTTATTGTTGTAGTAAAACCGTCATTCCATGTTGTAATATTATTATTTCTTTGTCCTGACCATTCACCTCGTATATACCATGGACCAATAGGGTTTTCTGCAGATAAAATCCAACCAGAATCTGGTATATGATCAGGACGACATTTTTGTAAAGCAGTTAATTGTGATCCATCGAGTGAATAATTACTTTCAATTTTTCTATATAATAATGGTCTGTAACCATACTCTCCATTGTCCCAAAAAGTTTGCCATCCAGAACCTGGTGCATATTGAAGAAAATGTGATCCAGTATTATCATTAGTAGATCCTGATGCCGGCTGCAATAGATAAACAATAGGAGAATTATCTATTATATCTATACCATTTTGAAGTAATTTTAATTCTTTTGGCTCCCAATATGAATTATTAGAAGTTGAAGTAGGAGCCCATCCAAAATATAGATGTTTATTAAAATCGACAACTTGTTGTTCGGGTATATTACTATCAAGAAATAAACTATTATTTACTATAATTCTTTTAATACTATTTCTTTCAATAAACCCACCAATAATTACTGAACTATGAATATTTGATATGGCATAGTTAGATGATTCTTGATTAATATTAGTTATTATATCTAGATTAGCATGATCAGGAGATGAAATATTATAATTTTTATAATAAAAATAACAAATATCTAAGTTTTTATTGGGATGAGAATACCAAACATCAATATATTTACAATTAAATAATGGAATAAACTCCCAGGTATTTTGAGAATAATCTTTTGTTTTAGTTTCTGAATTCCATAAATATGTTCTTCTAATAATGAAATTAATAGGATCTTGTGTTGAATGATAAAAAGGAAGAAATTCCTTAATATATGGAAAAATATCAATTTCAGCATCTTTTTCATCACTTATTTCTTGATCACCAAACACTTTTGAGAATGTCATTGAATATAATTCACTAGTATTAAGAGTAATAGATGGATTATCAAAAAAACTTGTGGTTTGTTTTTGATTATATCCTAATAAAAATTGTATTCCTTTTGATTGTGTAGATAAAAAACTTAAAGTTATATAATAATCATTTTCATGCTTTATTTTTAATGAAATTATATTAGGTGAATTATTAGTTGCAGAATTTAATTTATTATTAATATCAATAGAGAAATCACCGGGTATATTTTTAAATAATATTTTTATTGGATATGCTGCATTAGATGGATTATAAAAACTTATAGTATTATTATCATTTAAATCTGAACTAATAGTGCCTGGTTGTTTAATTATATTAGATTGTGTATTATTTTGGCCTAAAATTTCACCATTCGCTGCGAGTATTTCATGCAAAGGAGAAATTTCATTTTCTGCAATAACTGCATTTAAAATTATTGCTTGCCATATTTTTCCTGTAAAATGATATCCACTTCCTTCTGCTTCTAGTCCTATCATTATACGTTCGCTTAAATTTACACCACTATAACTAGAATAATTTGATGCAACATTAACCCCATCTATGTATGTTTTGTGAGTGTAATTTCCAGAACTTCCTGATCGAGTATGTATTATTGTATGCGATGATGAGCGTCCAGTACTATTAAATATGTTAGGATTACTAATATAATTACTATAATATTGAGAATCTTGTAATCCAAGATCAGTATTTCCGTGATGTTTTCCAAAAAAAAATTCAGTACCACCATTATCATCTTTTCCACCAAAAATTGCTGAATATAATTGAGAATCAGTCCCCTGATATTGAAATTTAGCTGCTAATGTATATTCACCTGTTCCGTTGCTATCTAAAATATTTTGAAATGAAATATTTGTATCAATACCTGTATTGCCAAACCATTCTAAGTATTCAGTAAATTGATTTGCATAACTCATATTTGTAAGATATCCTGAGTTTGCATTAGGACCAATATCAGTAACAGTTTGTTGAAAAACGGGTAAGATAGCTTGATGAAAATAAAATAAAATATTATTTCTCTCTATAGATGTTAAATTATTAGTTGTTGTTTTACTTCTAATATCATTAGCAGAAATATCTTTATCACCATGATGAAAAAGATCTTTAGCAATAGAAAGACCAATTCCTAAAACATTATTTTTTTTATAATTATTACTAGGATCATGTTGATCTAATTGAAAATCTTTTTTATATATTGTTAGTGATTGCGATTTATTGGTTTTTATTGATTTTTTTGAAGTTTTACACACAGAAGCAGTAGAAACAGGTGTAGTTGAAGAGCTAATATCTTCTTTGGCTGCATTTGTAAAATCTAAAAATGTAAAAATATCATATAAACCATCATTCTTAACGGAAAAATGATAATTTTTTCTTATGTAAAAATCATTAGTACTCAAATCATATAAAATATTTTTTTTTGTAGCAATATCATATTGTGTACCGAATATTGAAGAATTATTATTAACATAATAATTATAAAAATTATCTTCACGATAATCAATTGTATTTAAATAATTGTAACTAATATTAATTATAATTTTTTTATTAGTCCAATCACATGTTCTTTGTATAGTATATTTAATACTACCGTCACTGCTATGTAATATAAAATGTTGTTTATCAATTTGTTGATTCCACCAATATTTATCTTTATTATTAAATGTAAATAAGTAATTATCTCTATTTGATGTGCTAAGACCTTCTAATGAATTTGGTATACTATAATTATTATTAATATCTTTAATTGTTAAATTTACTAGATCACTATTTGCTGCAAATATCCAGTCATTTTCACTAAAATTAGGGTTTTGTAATGTTGAAAAATTAGAATCTCTGGAATAATTTGTTGTAATAGTTCCATTGGTTCCATTATTTCCACCACTATATAAAAATAAATAATTATAAACATAAGTCAAATCATATTGTATTGCAGAACTTTCATCATTTGAAATATATTGTGGTTTTGTTAAATCTAAAAAATCTGTTAAATTAATGTCTTTTTCTTCTGAAAAAATTTGAGCAATATTTTTTTTACCGCCGGATAGTATTGTATTTTGTAACGCAATAAATGCTATTTCATAAAAATCATCTTGATTTGTTTCGGAATCAATAATATATTCATAAGTAGCAGTTCCATTTTTTTTAAATCTATGTATTTTTAATATATTAGAATCTAATCTTTTATTAAGACTTGAAAATAATCCAGCAAATGGCATAATTAATATAAATTAGATATTTTAATTTATATTAATATACTTAAAAAATTAATCAGATTTTTTTTTGAAAATAGATGCAGAAATACAAAAAACATTAGAAATATTAGTTGCTGTTATTATTATACTAGAATATCCATCTCCTACTAATTCTAAATCTTCTGCAAAATTAATTAGAATATTTTCATTTTCTACATTATTTATTTTTGTTACTAACAAAGGATTTTCATATCCATATATTGTAATAGTTGAACCATCAGAAGGTTTTATTTTAATAATAATTTGCGAACCATTAATTAAATTTGCATTGTTAATATGAAATGTTGATATTATTCCATCATAATTAATATCTTTTACTGCATACATTTTATTAAATTCCATAGTTAGTGTATTATTACTTATTGTAGAATTAATTGTTAAATTTGTTAAATTTAAATTAGCAGCAACAATTTTACCATCACCAGTATTCATATCATTGTTATTAGTATTAATTGTATTGCATGTAATATTTCCACAATTTATATTATTATTATTAGTATTAATTGCTCCACATGTAATAGTATTATTATTAGTATTGATTGCTCCACATGTAAAAGTATTATTATTTGTATTGATTGAACCACACGTAATAGTATTATTATTAGTATCGATTGCTCCAGAACTAATAGTTCCACATGTAATAGTATTATTATTGGTATTGATTGCATTAGAACTAATAGTTCCACATGTAATAGTATTATTATTGGTATTGATTGCATTAGAACTAATAGTTCCACATGCAATAGTATTATTATTGGTATTGATTTCTCCAGAACTAATAGTTCCACATGTAATAGTATTATTATTAGTATTAATTGCTCCACATGTAATAGTATTATCATTTGTATTGATTTCTCCAGAACTAATAGTTCCAGATGTAATAGTATTATTATTTGTATTAATTGCTCCACATGTAATAGTATTATTATTAGTATTAATAATACCAGAACTAATAGGACCAGATGTAATTGAAAAATCATTTGTATTGATTGTAGTACATGAGATAGCTCCACTTGTTATTTGATTATTATTTGTATTTAATGTAGTACAAGTTATTGGACCAGAATTTATTAAAAAATTATTTGTATTAATAGCCATACATGAAATATTTCCACTATTTATTTGATTACATGATAATGTAGATATATTTTTAATATCAAAATAATTCATTGTTAAATTAGTTTTAACACTTAATCCATCATTATTTACATTATGGCTATTTTTAATTTCTAATTTATTAAAATTCATTATATTCAAATTAGTATCATCTCTCTCAATTGTTGGTATAAAAATTTGTTGAGAATTAGAATTAGAATCTTCATTTGAAAAAACATGTAACTCTTTAAATTTTATAGCGTTGGAAACAGTAATAATATCATTGTTAATATTTTCAAGATTTGAATTTTTTGATGATAATATATTATTATTATTAACCGAAATATCACCATCGAAAAAAAATCCATATTTAATACCATTTAATATATTTGTAAAATCTATTATTTGCGAATTTTGAGAGGATATAATTAATTTATTATTAATAAAAATATTATTTAAATAAGTATCATTAGCACATGATAAATTAATATTGGAACTCCAAGAATTAAAAGTGGAATCATAAACAAATAATTTATTATTAGAAACTTCAATTCCTGCACCATTTTTATTAGGATAAGATGTTGATAATAAAATTCTATAATCACTTATATCTATAATATTTGAATTAATAACTGTTTCATTTCCCTCAACTATTAAATTTCCTTTAATAATTAATGTACCAGAATTATCATTATGCAAAGAAGGATCAATTATCATATTAGATGGTCCATAAATATTTCCATTTATAAATAAATTATTATTTATTGATATATCATTATAAATATTTATATTATTACATGATATTTCATTAGATAATATATTAGTAGAAGAAATATCTAAATGTGAAATAAATTTATTTGCAATTATATTATTGCAAGATATGTCTGATTTTGAAATAATAGTTCCATTGGAAAAATCAATTTTAATATTATAATCATTTTCAGTGATTGGATTTTTATAAAGATTACCATATAAAATATTTCCACATTCATCTATTTGTAAACGTCTAATTCCATTAGTGTGAAAATCAAGCTGATTATTATCTAGAGGTGTATTAATTTCATCAAAACGTTCTGCAACGATTTTTGTGTTATAATCAGTATCTAAAACTGATCCAGATGCAATCATATTATTATTAATTTTATTTTCCAAAATTGAAAATTCTTCAAGAATATTAATAACTGTTTCATTTCCCTCAACTATTAAATTTCCTTTAATAATTAATGTACCAGAATTATCATTATGCAAAGAAGGATCAATTATCATATTAGATGGTCCATAAATATTTCCATTTATAAATAAATTATTATTTATTGATATATCATTATAAATATTTATATTATTACATGATATTTCATTAGATAATATATTAGTAGAAGAAATATCTAAATGTGAAATAAATTTATTTGCAATTATATTATTGCAAGATATGTCTGATTTTGAAATAATAGTTCCATTGGAAAAATCAATTTTAATATTATAATCATTTTCAGTGATTGGATTTTTATAAAGATTACCATATAAAATATTTCCACATTCATCTATTTGTAAACGCCTAATTCCATTGGTGTAAAAATCAAGCTGGTTATTATCTAGAGGTGTATTAATTTCATCAAAACGTTCTGCAACGATTCTGGTGTTATTGTCTGTATCTAAAACCGATCCAGATGAAAGTAAAGTACTATTAATTTTATTTTCCAAAATTGAAAATTCTTCAAGAATATTAATATCATGTTCATAAATTAATAATTGTTCAATATTGTATTCACTATTATAATTTACATGATCAGTATCAGCATGATATACAGATATATTAGCATAACCAAAATTTCCTAATACTTCTATTTCAATTTCTCCCCTATAAAAATTTTCTATATTATTATTACCACGTAATTCTCGTGAATAATTTTCAGAATAAGTTAATATATCTGATCGATTATAAACTCCATTATATTTAAAATTATAACTTAAATCTTGATAAACTTCAAATCCAACATAATAAGAATAATATTTGTATATTTTATCATTTGATCCTGTGTTTAAAATACCAGTATTTATCAAATATTTTCCTTTTTTCAACAAAAATCTATAATTATTAATATTAATTTTATTTTTTGATGAATCTTCGATGGCAATATATCTACTAGGTGAAACTATATAATTCAATGATAATTCACCAATTTCCCAAAAATTATAATATGTATATAAATTCTCTAATTTAATTGATTTTAGAATTAAAGAATTTGATACATATAAATCTTTATAAAAATATGCATTATCAGAACAATCTATATTTTTTGTATTAATATTATTATTACATGTTAATTGATGTGTATTAATATTAGTAAAAAATCCAAGATCTGGACCGTTTTGTCCAATTATTGAATTTGTAATATTTGCAAATTTAATATTTGTATTACTTGTACCAATTTGATTAGTAATATCAGTATTTCCATTAATAGAAATACTCCCTTCTAAATTTATATCACCGCGAATATTTGTTCTATTTGTATTTAGATTTAAAATACCAGTAATATATAAATCTTTAACATTAATTCTATCCGCATCAATATAATTAGCAATAAGAGTTTGTTGTAATGATAAATTGCTAGCATCTATATTTTTAAATATGCAGTCTTCTTTAAAAATTCCAGGAGAATCAAATAATAATCTTTTAGAATCAATTGTTTTTAATTTTATATCAGATGTTTTACTTTCTATTAAAAAATAGTTATTGTGAATAAAAGTATGTTCTGGTATATTAAGAGAATTATTATCGTGACTTAAAAAAGTAGAATTTAATTTCCAAGGATAAATATTAGAGTTATATTCTATATATTCTAAATTTAAATCATCATTTCTAATAATACTTTCTTGAATATTATTATATATAATATTAGAAGACATAATATATTATATAATAATATAATTAGTGAATTAAAAAATAAGAACTATGAATTATATATATATATATTACTAATATATATATATATAATAATTAATTTATATAGTAGCATTTTTGCAAATGTTTTTATTATTTGTTATTCCATCCCATGTTATACTTTCAGATTTAGCCCATCTATATTTTGCACAATTTAAATCATCTGCACGTCTACTACCTCTTGCAAGTGTAGTAAAAATTGTAGGATTTAAACCAGGATCAGCAGTAGACCCAGAACAATAACCAGGGCCAAATTGCGACGAGGTGGGGTCCAGATTTGCTGGATAATTTCTGCTACAGGTGTTTACATTAGAATTATTTATACATCTTTCTGCATTTCCAGCTGGATTTAGAGAAGCATCCCAATAATCAGGGCAGCTTGATTTAATTGGTGGCCATACAGCATTTTCTAATGAATTTTTTAAAATTAATAAGACAAAAAATAAACATATGATTAATATGATTGTTGCAACAATTATAACATTCTTTTGAAAAGTTTCCATTTCTAATTAATATATATTATTTAGTAAAAAAAATATTACTAAATATAATAATAATATTCTTTTATTATAAATAAAATGAATAACGGAAGAATAAATTTTAATACTGAGAATATAGACAATAAATTTAATATGATGGATAAAATTCCAGCAAATTCAAATACAAATTTTAACAACGCTTTAACAGGTATTTTTGATAAAACTGAACTATCAGATAAATTTTTTTCAAGAAGTAATTTAAATTTAATTCAAAATAAATTAAAAGAAGGTGTTTATTTAAAATCAAAAAACAAACTAAGAATAGATAATCAACCAGAAGAAATTATTTTCACAGTAATGAGAAGTTATTTTTTAGAATATTCTAGAAATTTAAATACTAATATAAATGAACAAATACATTTTTTAAACAATCTAGTTCTTAATTATTTAATTAATCGAGCATATAATGAAGCAATTTCTTATTTGAAATATAAACATGATGCTAGTAATATGTATACACTAATGGACATGCCTAAATATAGCGATAAGACTAATAAAACATTAGAATATAAAGCATGGTTTTAATTATTTTAATATAATGGTTTTAATTGTAGTATGCTAATTTTCTCAAACGTTTTTAAAATATAAGGCATTATTTTAAATATTTTTGTATTTTTTTTTGAGAGAAAAATATAATTTTCGCTCTTTTTTGCTCATTCTTTTCATAGTTTTTTTATTTTTTTTATCTTGAAAAACATGAAAAGGTATATCAATTTTACTAATTGGTTTTTTTGCAAGTTCAATCATATGTTTTCTTGTATGTGGTTTTAAATGCCGCCAAATATAAGGCATTTTTTTATGTAACATTTGAGCATCTACTTTATGTTTTTGTTTTTTTGTTTTTTGCATTTTACATTTAGATTCATTTTTGCAAAATTTTTTATATTTTTTATATTTATTTCCCCAATTAGACATATTACATAATGACCAATTACTAGAACTACCAGGTACGCAATATTCTGGTTTACATTTATTCATTGTAGAATTACATGGTACATGTAAACAGGATTTATAAATTTTACATTTTTTATTCATTATATAATATAATAAATAAAAAAATATAATAAATAAAAAAATATAATAAATAAAAAAATATAATTAATAATTAGGTATTTTTAAATAACATTTTTTATTTTTTTTTAGATTTTTTAGTTGAAACTTTTGTAGATTCATCAATTAATTCTATAAATTCTTTATATTCAATTTTTAGATTATCTAATTCAGTTAACCACATTTTTTCAATGGTCATTATTTTAATATTTTCTAATTCTTTATTTTTTTCTTCATGTTCTTTTAATATTTTTTCTGCATTTTCTTTTGATACACTATCCATAGGCATTTTAATTAAATAATTAAAATTATTATCAATAATATGTTTATCAAAATTAAAATTTTCCATAATTTCATTAATTTGAAGATTAGTTTTTTTACGCAAATCTATTTTATCTTCTAAATTATATTTAATAAATCTAGCTTTATTGCTTAATATAATTAATTCTTTAGTTATTTTATCTATGATATATTCTTTTCGTTTTTTATAATAATCTAACCTAACAATATAATATTCATTAATAATACTATAAATATTATCATATTTACATAGTTGCTCTTTATCATTAAATAAATGCATATTCGTGGTGGTTTGAGTTGTATATAATTTTAAGTATTTTTCTATACCTTCAAGATTATAATCATGTTTTTCATTTAATAATTTTGCTAATATATTTGGATAAAATTGCACTTCAAATTCAACATTGTCATCTGTAGACATATCATTGTAATCTTTAATATAATTTTCAATTTTTGTTTTTGATTCTTTATTAGATTTATTATCTAACAAAGATTCAAGAAATTCTTTATAATCTTGTGTCCAAGTACCAATTGGTAATTCTGTAATTTTAATTTTATCTTTATCAATAAATTCATAACAACCTTTAATAATATATTTTTTTTCTTCAACTAATTTAATTGTTCCTTTAAAATTTTTATAATACGGTTCAATTAATATAGATTCTTCATTTTGTGTATTATTATTAAGTAATCTTTTAATATAATCAATTATTTGTAAAGGATTGTAGCACATAATATCTGTACTAAATCCGGTTCCTATTCCTTTTGTACCATTTACTAAAATCATTGGAATAATTGGAATATAAAATATTGGTTCAACTTTATCACCATCATCTTCTAAATATGTTAAAATATTGTCATCTATTTCAGGATATATGAGTCTAGTAATTGAATTTAATTTTGTAAATATATATCTTTCAGATGCGGCATCTTTACCTCCCATTAATCGTGTGCCAAATTGACCATTTGGCGAAAATAAATTAATATTATTAGAACCAACAAAATTTTGAGCTAAACCAATAATAGCAGCATTTAAGCTTGCTTCTCCATGATGATAACCAGAATGTTCGGAAACATATCCACTAAATTGTGCAACTTTAATTTCTGAATTTAATTTTTTTTTAAATGCTGAATATAAAATTTTTCTTAAACTAATTTTTAAACCATCGCATAAATTAGGAATAGATCTATCATTATCATATTTTGAAAAGTGAATCATATCATTATGAATAAATTCTTCATATGTAACATTTTGCTTTGATGTATTCAAATATGTATTTCTATCATAATTGGAAAGCCATTCTTTTCTATCATTTGGACGTTTTTTATTAAATACCATATCAATCGTTTCAGTAGTATTATCAGTATTTTCAAAATAAACAATTTTTTGTTTTTCGAAATATTCTTTAAATTCTTTACTTGTACTAGTACCTAAACCTTTATAATATTTAATATTCCATTTATTTAAATCATTCATATTATGTGATTTCCATTCTTCATATTCTCCATTATTATAGAATTCAATAGTATCTTTACCTTTACTTGCTTTTAAAATTGGAGTATTCATATAACCAATAAAATTTGGAATTTGAATTAATGAACGCCATTCACTATCAATCATATTAATACCAAGACCTTTAATATGACTTCCATCCAAATCTTGATCAGTCATAAATATAATTTTTCCATATCGTAATTTTGATCTAATAGTTTCTTCAGTATAAATTTTTCCATGCTCAAGTCCTAAAATTTGTTTAATATCATTAATTTCTTTATTTGATGTTATTTTACTAATTGATTCGCCTCTAATATTAAACATTTTACCTTTCATAGGATAAACACCAATATAATTTCTATCGTCACGCGAAAGACCAGAAATAATACCAGATTTAGCTGAATCTCCTTCACATAAAATTATTTTACATAAATGTGATTTTGCTGTTCCTGCAAAATTTGCATCTGTTAATTTTGGCATATCTTTAATATTTTTACATTTCGTACCGTCAGTTTTTTTAGCAACTTTATTTTCTTTAACTTGTGTTAAGTTACATGCTGTTGACATGACACCCATTTTGGCTAATTTTTCAATAAATTTATTAGAAATATCACAAGAAGATCCAAAATTAGAGACAGCAGTATTTAAATAATCTTTAGTTTGACTATCAAATGATGGATTTTCAATTGTACAATTTATAAAAACCATTAATTGCTCTTTTATAGATGCCGGCTTAACATCAATATTTTTTTTTTCTTTAATAAATGTTGTTAATTTTTTAACTATTTGATTAATAATGTAATCAACATGTTTACCACCTTTATATGTATTAATACCATTAACAAAACTAACTTGTGTAAATTCTTGATTAGGTGCTAAACAAACAAAATATTCCCATCTTTCATTTGCACATTCATAAATTCTTGGAGTATTACTTTTAGAACCAATATATAGATTTACATAAGATTCAAAATCTTTAATTTCTGGTTCTAATTTTTTGGAATTATATTTAACTTTAACAGATTTTTCAGTTACGGCTGCAATATCATAAATTCTTCTCATCATAAGTTTTTTAAAATCATCATCAAAATTTTCTTCTTTGAAACCAAGACGTTTAAAATCAGGTTTAAAACTTACACTTGTATAAGGCTTATTTTTACATTTAGTTATTTTTGGTTTTTCGATAATATTTAAATTATCTTTAAATTCTTGTATATATTTTTGACCTGTTTTGGCATCAACAGTTTCAATTTTTCCCCAAGAAGACCAAATCAAAACAAGTTTGAAACCAAAACCATTTTTACCACCAACAATTTTTTTTTCATCTTTATCATAATTTGTTGATGTTCTTAGATGACCAAAAATTAATTCTGGAATCCATATATTATATTCTGGGTGGATTGATACATCAATTCCATTCCCATCATTAGTTAATGTAATAATTCCTGAATTATCAATTGAAATATTAATATTTGTTACGGGGTAATTTATTTCATCAGGATTATTATTTGAATTAATTAATTGTTGCATCCTAACAACATGATCTCGACAATTCACAATACCTTCGTCAAATAATTTATATAATCCAGGTACATAAGTAATATTTTTTTCAATGATTTTATTATTATCTTCATCATAAATAAACATGTTAGTATTTATACTTTCTACAGATCCAATATACATATCTGGATTATCTAAAACATGTTCTTTATCAGATTTTTTTTGATATTTTTTTGTTAAATCTTGATTTGTTGATTTCATATATACAATACTATTTTAAGAATGATTTTAAATTATTTTAAAATATCAATTTTAGAAATAATTATATATTTTATATTATAAAATATATAATAATTACTTATGTCTTTAAATGAATCAAATGAATGTTTATTTTTATCAAATAATCTAGATGTATCAAATAATAAATATATTATAAATAATAATTATAATACTATTAAATATGGTTTATATTATAATATAAATAATAATTATTTTCTTAGAAATATACCAAAAGAACATCCGTTAGGATTTTATATTGAAGGAAATAATCACTTAACAAGTAACATTATTAATTATGAGTTATTAAATAATTTGCCAAAATTAATATATGTTTCAAGAGGTAATGATATAAGTTTTAATAATGGAGATTATTTCAGATTTTATGATGAATATTATAACTTAATTAATATTGCAAACACAAATTTTTCTTCTGAAGATTCACTAATAAATTCAAATGATAATTTTTATTTTATGATAAATGGTTACTACAAATTTATTAAAGGCATAGATTATGATATTAGCAAAGGTAATTTTGAGTTGAAAATTAATCAAAATAAATTCAATTTTTCTAATGATACAAGTTTTATAATACAAATACCAGAAAATATTAATAATATAAATAATCGAATTAGTTATTATGATATAGATAATAGTACAAATGTATTTGATTTTATAGAAATATTAGTAAATGATAATATTAAATATTTTTATGGGGATGTAAGTTTTACTATTTATCAAAATTATGAATCATTGAGCAGTTACTATTTATCAATAAAATCATATAATAGTAATATAGATAATAAAGATTTTTTTTTATACAACTCAGTTTGTGATTATATAATTAAAGATATTAATCAAAAGGCAAATGATTTATTAGATTTAAGTATTATTTGTTTAAATAATGTATCTAAGGCAAAATATAATGATTCTTTACAATTTTATGAATTTAATATAGATGTAAATAGACCAAATATAAATGATATAAGTAATATTTTATATAAATTTAATTATGGATTGTTTGATGGTGAATATGTTATTTTTGATATATGTGAGAATTATCCAATAGCAATACAAGACAATAATTTTATTATAATTGATGAAAATTTTAGATATACAAAAAGATATAATTTTATTGATCCTATAATAGCAGGGTTAGATGATTCATTTAATACATTAAATTTTTATTATGATTCATTAAAATTTACAGTAGATACAAGTAGTATAGATATTTTTATAAAAAATTTATTAAGTGTAAATTTTTATGTATTAGATATTTCAAATAAAGAAATTTTATATGGTAATAATAGTGATAGAAAATTTGTTTTTAATAATAACTGTGAAAACCCAGAATTAGTAAATAGTTTAACTTTATATGATGATATAAGTTTCATATTATATGATCAAGAAGAAAAACCTTTTTATAATGAAAATAGAAGATTATATAAATATAAATTAAATAAATTTGAAGATTATAATGAGCTTCCAAAATCGTTTACTGTTTATGATAAATATGGTCACGATATAAGTAAAAGAGTAATTTTAAATATTCCTGATATTATTTATGATTCATTAAATTTTCAGAGAGAGAAAGTAATTAATTATAGTGTTTATGATTATGAAAATGTGTTTAAATCATCATCTAGAGTATTATCTTTACAAAATGGACCTTTTATTGAATTAAATGACGCAAGTTATTTATTTCAAAATAATAACACAGATTTAAATAGAATAAATATTAGAAATATTGGAAAAAATAATAATTACGATTTAAGTTATGAATTTTTAGATTTTATAGAAGTTTATTTTTATGATAATAATCAAAATAAAATACACATTCCATTTCAAATATATTATGAAGAATTTATAGATGATATAAATAGTGATTATAATTCTCGTGTTTATTTACGCGATTATTTTGTTTCAAATAATAAGCTTCAAGATCCGAGAACTTTTTTACATAGATTATATGATCAATATAATAATCCATTATTAATTTATAAATTTATTAATTATTATTTTACAGATAATGTTATTTTTAATGTTCCTATTTTAAGTAACATAAATGATATTTATAATCTAAATGAACAAGAATATTTTGATTTTTTAAATGCTAAATTAAAAGTTGATTCAGATGATTTTAATATTATTAATATAGATTCTAACACTTTAAATATTACAATTGAACCTAGTAATATTCAATTGAATGATTCAGAAAATATATTAAATGAAATAGGTATAATAGGATTTAAAATAGGAGATAATGAAAATAATTTAAGATATAATACAAATTTACAAAATATAACAAGTTTAAGTTTATCTTCTTCTGCAAGTGATGAAGTCAAAAAGTTAAGCATTGATAAGGTTTCTAGTAATTTTAGTTTAGATTCAAGTATAAATAATTTAATTACTACAATTAGTCTTTCAAAAAGTTTTAATAGATCATTAGAAAATAGAAGTAGTTTTGATATTAGTATAAATGTTTCATTAATAAATCTGGATGAATTTAAATTAACATTATACAATAATATACAAAATATAAATGGTGATAATGAAATTCTAGAAATTAGTGGAAAATTTAAAAAAAAAAAATTATTCGATCCTGTAAATTTTATAAATCTTAAAAAAGTTAAAAAATATAAATTTGTAATTAAAGCATTGGGTCTTGATGGACCTCAAGATTTTATTTATAGTCACATAAATGAAATTAATAGTTCAATAAATAGATTATCATATGTAAATTTGGAAACTTACAATAAATATAATTTTGAAACATTAATTGAAAGTTCAAATGTATTAATAGATGTTTCAAGAAATATTTATGAAGTAAGAAAAATAGATACATTTTATACATTAAAAAGTAATATTTCAAGAAATATTATTATTGATGTCTATGATGATATTCCACCGGATATAAGTTTCATATTAGATGGACAATTATTTTCTACAAGTAATAATCAAAAACAAATAAGTAGAGATATTTCATTAAACTATAAATATAGTAATTCTGAAATCTATTATTTGAAAAATAATATAAATGTAGTATCGGATAACATTTTTACACAATCAAAACCAACTATAAATTATTCAGATGATCGTGATTTATTGATCTTAGAAAATATTTTAACGAATCAAGATCTGAGTTATGTTATAATACCAAATTTAAACGTACCAGATAATGCATATATATATGATGATATAAATCATACGCTGCGAATAAAAATAGAAGAAGGTTACAATTCTTCCTATGAATTTAAGATAATTTATTGTTTAATAGATAAATCAAATCAAAAATCAAATGAATTAATAGTTAATTTAACATTATTAGGTATTCCATCTTTAGACTTACAAAATGATTCAAATTATAATTCAGATATTAATTTATCAGTATATGAAGTTAATACAATAAATTATATTGATCCTGGTATTAAAATTGATAATAAAAATGTAAATACACAAAATTTACAATCAGCAATAAATTTAAGCAGTTTTGCTGATTCAAATAATATACCGGTAAATATTATAACATTAACTGATGCATTAACTGGTATTGTTAGTAACTATAAAATTTCTATTATTAAAGAAATAGATTTTAATAATTTAAATACTACAGGAATATTTAAATTACAGTATAAAGTAACAAAAATAGATAGTTTAGGTATTGATGCAAGTGCTGGTTATTTAATTCGTAATATTAAAGTAGTTGATACTATTCCGCCATTTTTTATTTTTCCTTATTTAAATGATATTATAATTGATTTAAGTAATAATAATACAGAAAGCATACAATCATTATCAAATCGTACAATATTTTCAAATGACGATATTAGTAATAATAAGAATATTAAATTAGCAGTTTACTCATCATTTGATGATTTATCTTTTGTTGTAAATAGCTTTGATATTAGTGATAATTATTTTAATAGTAATAATATTGATTATGAAATAAGAGTACAAACGATCTATGAAGAAGATATTAGTGAAAATAAGCTATTTAATTTTAATAAATACATATTTGAGCAATTAAATATGTTATCAATTAATAATCAAAGATTTGAGAGAGTAACGAAAACAAATATTACAAATAAGATCTTAGACATTTCAAATATTTATATTAACTATAAAATTGTAGATTCTTGTAATAATATTCATACAGTTATTAGAAAATTAGATATTATTGATAATGTAAAACCTTTCATAGTTTTTCCAAATATAAATATAGAGTTAAATACTTCATATGTAGATTATAAAGATAATCATAATAAAGACTTATTTTATCAAGCATTAGATATAAATAACATAAACTATGATATTGGAGAATATAGAATAATAGAAGAATTAAGTAATATTTTATTTAATTTTGATATTTGTGATAATTACAATTTAACTAATGAAATTTCAAATAATTTTACTATTTCTATAGTTCCAGATATGAATAATAATGATATTTTTCAAGAAATTTCCGGATTAATAAATAGTGATAATTTAAGGTCAAATATTAATAATTTTAGTGGTTTTAAAACAAAGGGAAATAATTATAATATAATTTATAATATTTTTGATAATCAAAATAATAACAATACTATAATTCGCAATTTAGAAATAACAAATAGCGTTAAACCATTGTTAGATTTTAATTTAAATAATAATTTGAATTTTTATGTGAATGAAAATAATTTTGGAATATATAAACATGATTTTGGTATTTCAAATATAGATTTTAGATCTATTTTTAATTATAGTCATCCACGTATAGATACTGTTAATGATGCAAATGCAATTAATCTTATAAGTATATTACCAAATAATATTACTAGTATATCTGGAAATAATTTATATGATCCTTCTTATTTGATTAATATTATACCTTCAGAAATAGCAGTTGAAAATAATAGTTTTAAAAATATAACACTTCAAATAGATTTTTATGCATATATACAAACATTAGATTTATCTTCTATTAGTAAGTCTATTTATTTTATCTTGGAGAATAAAGGTCCATATTTAGAAAATGATATTAATACTATGAGATTTGAAGCAGGAATTCCAATAAATGATTTAGATTTTATTACTAATGTTACATTTTATAGTAATTTTGATGCATTTTATTATTATAATTATATTAATGATATATCCTATACCGAAACAAATTTTATAACCGAAATTAACAATAAAGATAATAGTAATATAATATTTAATCAAATTAATCCAGAAAAAGGAAACTATGAAATTGTTTATATAGCTAAAGATAGAAATGATGTAGAAAAAAAAATAATAAGAAATTTTATAGTTTCTGATGAGTTAGTACCAAATATTTATTTATTAGGAAATTATTCAAATACTAGCAATATAGAAGTTATTATAAATACTTATTTTATTGATCCAGGCGTTGAAATATCTGATTTGGGAAGTAATCTCAAAAGTATTTCAATTGAACTATTTTCTTCATCAAATGTATTATTAAAAAATTATTTTAAGGATAATATAAACAAGAAACAATTAACATTAAACGATATTAGTTCAATAAATTTATCTCAGAGTGAAACATTTTTTGAAAATACAAATTATAAAATAGTTTATACAGTAGATGATATTATTGGGAATTTAAAAACATTAGAAAGAAATATTACAATTGTTCCACAAAAAAATGTTTTTATTTATATTGTTGAAATTATTTTTAATTTATTAGATGGAACGACATTAATTATGCCATTAGATAATAATTTTAATAATCTTTTTATTAATGAAAAATTAAATTATGTTGAATTAGAAAAATATGAATTATCATATAGCAATAATTTATTAATATATGAAGCTACACAAATTTTTGATATAAATTTTAATTTTAATGTTAAATATTTTGATTATAATGGTGATCGCAATGATGAAGTCAAGAATAATATAAGTGTTGTTAATAATTTACCTTTACAAAAAATTAGAGTTGGAAATTTTCAAATTAATTTTCAAGCATTTGAAACAGTAAATTATGAATCAATATCACATATTTTAGATGTTAGAATAATAGATACAAAACCGCCAATTTTAAATTATATTGGCGGATCAAATTTTTCAGATATTTCATTAAATTTAGATGTTCCTTTATTATCAATAAATACAAAAAATATATTATTAAATGATATTAATTTTTTAAACAATGAAAATTTAATTGATATGAATTTTTTTGCATATTCAAATGATAATCAATTAATATATAAAATACCAGGATTAAAAATATTTGATACAGTACATGGAACAACAGAATCAACTATATTAGAAAATTTAACTGGAAATTATGTGAATATATATAATTATGAAGTAAATTATAGTTATGATACTAGTAATAATGTAAAAATAATTATTGATAATTCTTTTTTAGTAACAAATAATTTTGTATTTGATCAAGAATATGTTGTTTATGATCGTTTATCTGTAAATTCGGCTTCTTTAAAAAGATCAATAAATGTAAAAAGATTTAATCCATTTATAAATCTAAATTATATTAGTGATTCTAATAATAATAAGTATAAAAAATTATATCATGAATTATACAATAATTATTTTGATTTATTAGGAAAAGCATATGATTATTATGATGGTGAACTAATATTTAATGATAATAATAAAATAAATTATAATTTTGATCAAAATATTTTAGGAGAACAGACAATAGATTTTATGATTAAAAATAGTATTGGTTTAGTGGGATATAATACTAGAAATATACATGTTATTCAAACTAGATGTTTACCAAAATTTAATGATGATACAATAAATTTTTTTAAGTCAAATTATACATCTAATAATAGAATAGGATTATTTAGTGGAGAATATTCTTGCTATATTCAAGATATAAGTAAAGGAATACGCATTTTTGGTTCTGATAATGAAGAAAATATATTATATGATATTTCAAATATAATTAATATATCTGGTGGAAATATTATTAATCATAATAATAAAAAATATATAAATGGAGATTTTATAATAAATGTAAATGATAATTTTAATAGAGCTTCAATAGAAATTATTGATATTGATAATAGTTTAAATAATTTAATATACAATGACATATTTATTTATACATCAAAATGTGAACCAGTAATTTTTGTAGATAATGTTTCAGAAAATATAACATACGAAGAAGACATAATATTAGATATATGTTCTAATTTAAATAAATATTTATTTAATAACGAAATAAAAGAAAAGCTTTATTTATCTTTTGGAAGATATAGATTTATTAATAAAACATATAAAAATTTTTATAATCCAATGAAATTTTCATTATTAAAAGATGGTTTTCATAATGTAGATTATAGTTTTTCAAGTATAACTGATCCATCTTATGAATCTAGATTTCACTATAATAAAAATATAAATGAAAACAATTTAGCTGGATTTAAAGAGTCATATATTGAAGTTATTATAGATGGAACAACTCCTCCTTTATTATATTATTATAATGAAAATTTTAAAAATATGAGTGGAGAAATTATAGTCAAAAATAATATAATTTTTAATAAAGATTATATAATATTAAATGGAAATGTATTAGTTCAAGATAATTCAAGTGTTTTATATAATTTTCATAATGATGATAATATATTAAAAAATAAAGTATTTTTATCATTTAATGTAGATTTGTCTAATAATTATAGTAAAAAAAGTATGATAGGTTTAACTCATAAAAATTTAAATCATAATATGAAATTAAATGACAAAAAAATAATAATTTATAATTTTGAAAATTATTCTCAAGATAGTAGTATAAAACATGATATTTCAGAAAATTATTTATTTGAATCTAAAGAAAATAATAAGCTATCGAGCTATTATGCATTTAAATATATAATTTCAGATAATTCAAATAGCCTAACAAATGTATATAACAAAATTGATTTTACTGAATTATTTTTTAGAAATGGAGAGATAAATAATTATTACAATTTTTTTAAAAAAAATTTGCTACTAGATACTAATTTAAATGTTGAAAAATTTTTATTTAAAACAAATGAGTTGCTTTATGTAAATCCCGTAAAAATAATTGATGCAGGAATTATTTATGAATATTTTAATAATAAATACTTTTCACATTATGAACCAACATTTACAAATATTTTAGATAACATTTTTTTATTTAATTTGCAAGTATATTTGAATATAGATTTAATTGAAATAAGCAATAATAAATTAGAATATTTGCGAAATAATATATTTAATAAATACTTAGAAACAGATTATTCTCTAGATAATAATAATGTTTTTTTTAATAATTACATAATAACAATATTAAGTGATATACCCATTTTAGATAGTGAAGATAGTGTTATTGACTCTAAAAGTATTTTATTTACAAATGGCAATATTGAATTTAATGATTATTTATTACATTCTGACACCACAAATGATTATTTATTTGCTTTATATGGAGTTCGTTTACAACAGGCAGATGTATATATTAGTTATGATTTTAGAACTATTTATAATACAAATAATTGGGAACTTTTTGGAAATGTAGAATTATTAGATAGTTTTATTTTCATACCAAATAATAGCATTACAAATATTGATATACAAAATCAATTAATAGTATTTTCTTATTCAACTGAAAGTGAAAATAAATTATTATATTCTCGTGATAATAGAGAAAGTTATATAACAAATCCATTTTATTTTAAAAATAAAATAAATGATATGTTTTTTAAAAATAATTCATGGATTTTATTAACAAGTGGTTATAACGGAGTTTATACTTCCAATGATGGAATTGATTGGATACCAAAACAAGAAAAAGAATATAGAAAAATATCATATTATAAATCTTATTTAGATTTAAAAAATTTTATAATTTATTATGGATTTGGCGAAGAATCAATATTAATTAATAATAAAAATTCTAATGAATTTCAGTATTTGAACGTTTTTGAAACAAGAATATGTAATAATATTAAATCATTCTCTCATGAATTAAGTAATAAATATATATTTTTTTGTGGTGTAAGTAATTATAAAGATAAATTTTGTTTAGCATATGTTACTAGTGATAATAATGTATACGATATAAGTAATATTAATAATCTAAGTAATATTAATTATGCAACATTAATTTCACCTTTAAAATTTTTATATACAAATATCGCAAATGATGTTTTTTTTGTTTTTAATAGTATAACAGTTTTTGTTGGTTATGTAGATTACTATATGGCTGTTCCATTTTTGCAATCACAAAATAGTATATTTTATTCATTCGATAACGGTAAAACATTTTATCCAGTATCAAATAGTCATCAAATATTTAAATATGGTTATAGAATTATTAATTATAATGGAAATTGGATTGCATTTGGAAGTGATGTTGATATAAGTGGAAATGATATTGACATACAAAATGGTAAAGTAAATTATAATAATAATTATTATGTAAATAAAGTAGGTAGATCTAATAATGGAATAGATTGGTATTTGGATAGCAGCTGTAATTTATTTAATTATATAGATGATGTTGAAAAAGTAGAAATTAAAAATAATACTTTGTATGTTTATGGTAATAATAAATATATAGTATATACATATAATACATACGACTGGTTTGTTTTCATTGAAAATTTTCCATTTAATAATTTACCATATATATATTTTAATAATTTTAATGAAAATATAGATACATCAACAATTGGAAATTTAAAATTAAATTATGTTAAATTAGATCCATATACAACAACAAATAAATTTACTATAGAAATAGTAATTAAATTTCATACGTTAATATTAAGTGATGATGATATAATTTTAAATAGTTCACAAGAAATTTTAGATTCAAGTGGAAATATAAATTATATTAATAAAATATTAATTAAAAGATTAAAAAACTTTAATAATAAATTATATATAGAAACAACTAATTTTTCAAAAGGACACGATATTTTAATAGATTTTTCATTAAATACATTAAATTATTATCATTTGATATTTATGCAAAATAATTATTCAGGAAATAACAATGATTATAAAATAATATATATAAATGGTGAAAGAATAAAAAATGAAAATTTACATAATATTTATTATACAGATGCTTCTAACAATTTAAATTACGGTGTTCCAATTGTTGAGAGAGATATTAATTATATAAATAATCATACAACTGCAACTGAAAATAATGGATTATCAATACAATTTATTAATTTTTATGATAAAATATTAATACCTGAAAAAATATTAGATTTATTTAATAATATCGCTGAATTAATAAACTATAATAGAATAGAGTATGATAATTCAAATAATTTTTTGTTTGAATCAAAAAAAGAAGAATTTAAAAATAAAATATTTTTGATAGCAAGAGATACTGATTTAGTTAATGAAGATACAAATAGAATAATAGGAATAACTGAACAAAATTTATATCATAATATTTATATTGAAGATGATACTAGATTTTTATTTCACAAATATAGTGAAAAAACACATAATATTCAAATAAATAGTGAAAGTTTGGAAAATACTTTATCAACAAATACAAGTTCAAAAAATTATTTATTAGAAATATGTAATAATGATTTATATAATTGTTTTATTAATACAGAAGAAAATAATATTATAGATAATCATCAATATAAAAATAATTATTTATATAATCTTTTTAATAATAGAAATGATGTAAAATATCAGCTTCATTTATCATATTTTATATATGATGAAATTAAAAATACTAATAATTTAATAGATTTTTTTGATGTAAAAACTCATTATACAAATAACATAGATACAAGAATTTATTCAACGCCATATGGAGATAGTTCAGATAATTATCATACTAATTTTTTTATAATTGATGTTTTAAATTTTATAGATAGAAAATTTTATAAATCTTCAAGAATTAAACAATTTATGAGCTTTGAAAATATAAATTATGATAATTTAAATTTTATAATTCAAGATATAAGTTATATTAATCATTTTAATATGTATGATCTTGATAATAGTATTAATATAATTTATGATAAAAATTCAATATATAAACTAAATTATATACAAATTTATATACATAATGTTAATATTAAATTAAATTATGCAATTGAAATATTTAAACGCTATTTTAAAGTTATTATTAATGGTTTTAACAATGATGATTTTATTTTTATAAATGATATGAATTTGCAAAATTATCAAAGACTTTTTGAAAGTATTGATTATGTGTCAAATATTTTTTCTTTAAATTTACCAAATATAAGTTTGAATGATTTATTTGCATTATGTTTATTTAATATAAAAACACTTATTAATAAATATAATAACTTTTTTGTAAATGTTCAATTTCATAATATACAATATGAAATTATTAATTATAATATTTATGATTCTATAAAAAATTTTAATAATGTTGATCAAATTTTAACTGACACCAGTTTTATAGAATTGCGTATTGATAATTTATTAGAAAATATGAGTTTCAGAAATAACATTAATAATAGTTTATATAATGTTTTAAATAATATACCAATAATAAATTTTTCAGATTTTATTAAATTGAGAGAAGTGGTAATAAAATATTATAATATGTATCAAGACTTTAACATTTTATTATATGAATTAAGAGTGCGTACAATTTATTATAGTTCTGAAATTTTTGAAACTAATCTAGAAAATATGCTTTCAAAATTAAAAGACAACATTTTTAATTATGATAATATTAGTGATTTTTATCAAATATTTATAAATACATTAATTAATTTTAATAATATTTTAATTTATTTTCTAGAAAATAACAATTTTATGTTTGAATCTACTTATATTGATTTATCAATAAATTATTTAAATATTAATAGATCTTTTAATCAAAATATTACTAACAATATTTCTATAGATAATTTAATATTAGAATTTCAGCATATTAAATATAATTTTGATTATTTAATTACTAAAACTGATAATATTTTTGATTTTATATCAAAATTAAAAGTTTTTGATAAAATTAATTATGTATTAAAAAAATCCAGATTTGGTATTAACTTAATTGAATCTAATAATATAACACTAAAAATTGAGACATTTTATAATAGTTATTTATTCAATAATATTTATTTAGACACATTTATAATAGATATAGCAAAACCGGATATAATTAAACCAACAATTATTTTTAATAATATAGAAGCAGTTGAAAATACAACATTTACACGTAATTTAACACCATCAAATATAGAAAATATTGTAAATATTTTAATTTCTGATATTAGTTATGTTGATATGTATACAGAAAATGAAGAGTTTACTGTAGATAAAATTAATTATTATTATAAAAATATTGAAGTATTAAACAATGATCATTATTTATTATCATTAGATTTAACACCTATAGCATACAATTTAAATGAAAGAGTAGATATTTCTTATACTATTAGAGATTTTGCAAATAATATAAATGTTATTTCAAGAAGTATAAATGTTGAGCTTTTAGATACTGCACCACGTTTTTTCTATTTTGATGAGTTATTAGATTCATTTAATATTAAAAATTATACATTAATATATCGCAGTAATTTGTTACTAACAAAAGAATTATTATTATATGGAATAACAGTTGAAGATCCAGATTCAAATTTTAGTCGTATAGTTAACATAGAATATGAACTATCAGGCAATTTAATAGAAGATTCATCTAACAATGACCCTGGTTTTTATTTAGATGCAATAATATATAAAGCCACAGGTAGATTAGGAAAACAAAGATCACTTAAAAGAGATATATCAATCAATTTATTTATTCCAGAAGTTGAAAGTGAACCTGATATTGAAATACCTGAAATTCTACCCACACATTGTTGTTATCCAAAAGTTTATTATAAAAAAATACAACATAGTTATAAATTAGGATCATCTAGTACAAATGTTTCGAGATTATCAAAAATTATAGTAAATAATATTAGATAAAAATTATTTTTTATATAGCAAATAAAAAGTAGTTAAATATTGTTTTGCACCTTTCAACATTTAATAATCGACAAAAATATGTTATAAAATTAATTTATTATTAAGTTGATGTAGAGCTATCTGATATTCTAAGTTTTTCATTTTTTAATTCTTCATCTCTAAGTCTTGATTCTAAATGATCAATTAATAAAAATGCTAATGCTAATTGATGCTCACTAGATTGCATATGATTGTTTTTACTTTGCTTACTAGAAATGGATTGGAATTTTATTTCACCATTCCTGCAACTTTTGCATGAACATCTTTCTTTAGTAGGATTATTAGGATCACTTTCTATAAAAGTATCTAGTTTAACTCTATATTTTAAAAATTTGTCTGTTATGTTACTTTTTAATGTGATCGGTGAAGCCAATGACGAAGTAATAATTGAGTTAATACTAGAAGGTGTCTCCAACGGCACTAGCGAACTCATTTTAGCTTCTATTTTTTATGTAAAAAATAGTATATTTTTTAATTTTAATTAAAGTAATTTATCAATTTTTTTTTAGATTTGTTTAATTGTGCAATAAAATGAATCAATTTGCAAGTAATTCAAATCTTTAGTACTGGATATTAAAAATTTAAATCCATTATTAAATTTAATAGGATTATTTGCAGAATTTCCAAGTGTTCCAACATATGTTAAATTTATATTTGAATAATTAAAACTATTGTCAAATACAATTACGGTATTATTAACATCAATAAATTTATTATTTATAACTTCTTCTTCATAATTTAAAACAGCTGCTTGTTCTGGTGTTGCTGCTAATATACTTGGATATATCCCAAAATTATATTGTGTAACTTCAACATCATTCGGGCGCTTATTTAAATATCTAACAGTTAAATTTGCAGTTATTTCATAATTAATACCATAATTACCAGCTAAATAAGATTTTCTAGAATCATTATTTATTATTTTTCCTATTAAAATAGAACTATTATCATAAGAAATTATATCAGGAGCAACATTAAAATCATTTGTGGAATTGTCTAATCCTTTGTATTTATTGGGTGCAATTGGTATATATTTATATTTAATATTCGTAGTTGGATCTGTGATAATTAAATTATTAGAATTTTCTATAAAATATTTATTATTATTTGGATTTGAATCAATTAAATAATTAGGGTTTAATAATACATTATTACCACTTATATCATTGTTTAATTTAAAAGTCGCTACAATTTTTCTTGAATCTAAATCATTCCAAATGCTTTGTTCATCTGCTGTATTTTTATTAACAGTTGTTCTCACTTTTATAATACCAGTATCTTGATCAAAAGTTAATGTACCATCACTTATATCTCCAGAATAATTAATTTGTTCAAATCTGGGTAAGACAAATTTAGATGCGCCTGAAAATTTAATGTTACCATTTTGCATATATAAATTACCTGTAATTTTCAAAGAATCTATTCGTGGATCATTTCCTATAGTTGCTCTCAAATTAACTGTTAAAAAGTCAAAAATACCAGATTCTAAATTAAAATCTCCAGAACTAACAATAGTTTTTCCATTAGCTGTTAAATTAATAACATCAAGTTTGTCTGCATTTAATGAATCTATAAATGCAATACCATTTATACTTATATCATTAAAAATACCAGCTCCACAAATATCTATTTTATTAAATGATGCTTCTCCTGTTACATTCAATTTTGAAATATCGACATTATTTAGATCTGCATAATCATATACTTTTAAATTTGTACAACAAATGTCAGTTGCTGTAACGTTTCTTGATTCAATATAACTATTTTTAATAATATTTGAAGAAATTTCTTGATTTACATTAATATTATTTATTGTAAAATCACCAGTAAAATCTAATTCTTTTGTTACAATTTTATTTACTGAAATATCACTTATATCTAAAATAATCCCTGAAATATTTTGTGATTTCAAAAAAAGACAAGAAATATCAGGAGCATCAACTAATTGAATATCAAGAGCCTGTGTTGTTAATCTTCCAATTTGTGCTACATCACCCGATATAGTTTTGAATAAACATAGCGTAGATATATCCAATATGTTTGCACTTAATTCATTAATATTACCATTATTATTATTTAAATTTTCAATAGTTGCTAAATTTGTTACTTGTATTTTTTTACTGTTTATAATACTATCATTATCATCTCCCGAAACATCTATTGCATATTGTGGATATTTTGTTTTTATTCCTAGTCTAATAAAACTACTATCTATACAAATTACATTTTCACTATTATAAAAATTTTCAATATTATTTGTAGATTGTTTTATATTTGCTATAATTTTATTTGTTAATGATGCCATTATTAATAATTATTAATATTATTAATAATTATTATTTAATTTATTAAATTAACAGATCTGAAAATTTATAATTTTCATTCTTTAATTTTTGTTTAACTAAATTATATGATCTTATCCATGGATCGGTATTAATAACACTTGTAGTAAAATCTTCTATCACAAAACTATCTATAGTATTACTATTTGCTTCAACAATTATATCAAAAGAAAATAAATATGAATTTGTAAATTCTTTATTACCGCTTGCATCTATGGTTTCTTCAGTTTCTTTACTAACTTTAATATCTCTAACTTTTAAATATGCACTTGGTACTATTACACTATTATTAAATAATTTATAATTTTCAATAATAATTCCCATTTATATATAATAAAAAAAGAATTATTTGTTTATATAATAAATTTTAATAAATATATAATAATAAATTTTAATAAATATATAATAATAAATTTTAATAAATATATAATAATAAAATTTATCTGTTTTCTAATTTTTCTATTCTTGCTATTAAACTGTTTATAGTATTTTCTTGTTCTTGCATAGTTATTTCTTGTTGTTTTACAATTATATCTAATTCTTTTGCTACAGATAAAAAATCTGACAGTTTATAAATTTCATTATTTTTTTGTTTAAAAAAGATTTCAGAATTAGCTCCATTTGCTTCTAAAATTAGATTATCATTTTCAAGAGTAGTTAATTTATGTGTATAAATTCTCCATGATTTTCTACTAGGATTAAAATCACATGTTTTTGTTATTCCTGTTCCATTTTCTGTTTTAGGTATTTGTGTTGTCATTAATATATATATTTTTTATATATTAAATCTTTATTTATTTTATTATTTAAAAATAAAATAAAATAAATAATATTTTTATCAAATTAAATTTATTTAATAAACATTCCAAGATGATCGACGCTGCTGCAATTCAAAATGAGGTTGATATATTTCTTGAACTGTTACCATATTAAAGCAAGCAGTATCAGTTTGACCATCATGACCTCTAATACCAGATTCAACATCAATAATATTATCAAAGTCATCTTTAATTTTGAAATGTAATGTATAAACAACCTTTCTTCTTGTTTGTCCTATTTGATTTATATATATATCATCATCATCTTGACCATCATCATTTAACCATTGTCCCCATGTACCATCTTCAGGATCATCAATATAACTTCCACAGTAAACACCACTTGCACTTACACCCATTGCTGTTCCTAAATCTAAATCTTGGAATACAAGAACATCACTTGTGTTTCTGGTACCACCAGAATCTTGACCTTGAATATATGTTGTTCTTGTAACTTTAAATGAAATTGTTTGATCTGCTTCATGAGAACATTTATAATTGATTTTATAATCAAGTTTAAATTTACTGTAACGACTAGATGGAACCATTGAAACATCATAATTTGGAATAACAAAAGCAGTATCTGTAATAGCAGTGGGAATGCTTATTCCATCTTTGGCACCAGAACCATGGCGACCATTAAAACCTTTTAAGGGAATCCATGTATTAGATATATCGGTTCCTTGTGTTTTTGTGAAAACACAGCTTGAAAGATCAGCACCTTTTACAATAGAAAATGTGCTTCTTGATACTGGTAATTTTACAACAGAACGAGTTGTTGTTATACTTTTATTTAAATTAAGGTTACCATCTACATGTGTATTTGAATAATAATTAACACTTAAAGCTGTGCGAGTACCATCACTACTTCCGGTTCCACCAGTACCAACCATAAATACTTTATTAGAATCTCTATCATTTCTTCCACCTAAAGCTACTGAATAATCTCTATCTGCTTGCGCTTGATGACCAAAGGCAGTAGAATATGAGTTATTAGCATATGAATTATTGCCCCACGCAGTTGAATAACTTCCTTCGGCATGCGAATGATTACCCCAAGCAGTCGAAGATTCTCCATTTGCTCTTGAATTGTAATTCCAGGCATGTGCATTGGCGCCATTTGCTTGTGTGTGTCTTCCATGAGCAGTAGCATATGTTTGTGTCGCACGTGTATCATGTCCCCAAGTAGTAGAACTATCTCCAGAAGCATATGTAGTATTTCCCCATGAAGTTGCTTGATTATTTGTAGCGCGAGTATTATATCCCCATGCAGTTGAATTATTATTATTTGCTTGTGAATATTGTCCAAATGCAGTACTATTTGTACTTTGTGAATATGTTTCACTGCCCCACGCAGTTGAGTTTGTATTTGTTGCTCTTGTTTTGTATCCAAATGCAAGTGAAGTTTCACCATTTGCCGATACATCATTACCAAATGCAGTTGAATAGTTTCCAGATGCACTTGTATGATTACCAAATGATGTTGCACATATTGCCGAAGCCGAACAATCTTGTCCAAATGCTAAACTCATAGATGCATCGGCAACGGTATTTTTACCAAAAGCAGTCGAATAAGCACCTGTAGCTTCACAACTTACACCAAAAGCAACATCACACATTCCAACAGCTGAATTATCTAAACCAAATGCTAGCGAATTAATACCACTTGCAATTGTTCCATCACCAAATGCAGTAGACTGTAGTCCATAAGCTTTTGCATCTACACCAAATGCGGATGATTGAGCTCCACTTGCATCTGTTCTTAAACCGAATGCAGTAGAATTAACAGCGACTGATTTAGTTTCTTGACCAAATGCAGTCGATTGGTCACTGTATGCTTTTGTATCTTTACCAAATGCTGATGATTGAGATCCACTTGCATCTGTTCTTAAACCAAATGCAGTAGAATTAACAGCAAATGATTTAGTTTCTTGTCCAAAAGCAGTTGATTGTGAATTTGCAGCAGAAACATCTAATCCAAATGCAAGTGAATTGGCGCCATCTGCTAATGTTCCGCTTCCAAATGCAGTAGATTGAACATCAGATGCAACTGTTGTATTACCCCAAGCAGACGCATTAGCCGCGCTTGCAATAGTTAAATAACCAAATGCTAATGATTGATTTCCAGAAGCAGTAGATTGATTGCCAAATGCAGTAGATTGTTGCGCAGATGCAAGAGCAGATAAACCAAATGCAGTAGATTGTACAGCATTAGCACTGGTATCTTTACCAAAAGCTGTAGAATTAACCTCAGCAGCTAACGAATTTTCACCAAACGCAGTTGACTGTACTTCCATTGCTGTCGAATTTAACCCAAATGCTGTTGAATTACCTCCATATGCTTTTGAATTTTCACCGAAAGCAGTAGATTGAACCGCGCTAGAATCAGTATTTAATCCAAATGCTGTACTATTAACTTTGCTAGCATATGAATTTTCACCAAATGCAGTTGCTTGATTGCGTGACGCTTTTGTATTTTTACCAAATGCGGTAGCTTGAGCAAATGTAGCTTCAGAACTTATACCAAAGGCAGTCGCATTATTGCTATTAGCTAATGTGAAATTACCAAATGCAGTAGATTGGGCCCCAGTTGATTCATTACTCAATCCAAAAACAGTTGCATTAACTCCTGTAGATTTATTTTGTTCACCAAAACCAAGACCTTGTTTATTTGTAACTTCATTACTTACACCAAAAACAGTAGCATTATTATGTGCAACAATATTGCCAGTTCCCCAAGCAGTTGCTCTACCTCCATTACAGGTATTAGATAATCCCCATGCAGTATTTTCCGCCTCAACTTCAGTCATTGTATTTGACTTACCCCAAACCATATTATTTTCTCCAATTGTAGTATTATCTTGACCGAGAGCAGATGAATTTAATTTTTGACATGAATTATTTAATCCAACTAATAAACCATTTCCACCAAAATTAGTTGATGAATTGCCACTTCCACCAATAATGAAATTATCACCAGCTTGATTTATATTTGTATCTCCAACAATTAATGAATTATGTTCTTTACATTTATTATTTGTACCACCTACAACATTATTCCATGAATCTACAACTTCATTTGATAGTCCAGCAATAATCGCTTCTCTTACATTGGTTACAGTATGTCCTGAACCATCTACTAATGTATTTCTTACAGCATTAACTGTTGAATTTTCACTCATTACTTTAACATTTCTTCCATTAACGAGTGAATTATTAATTCCAAAAACAGTGGAAAAACTGGAATCAGTATCTATATTATTATTAGTTCCCCAAGCTGTATTTGTAACACCACTAATATCATTAGTATCACCAAAAACAGTGTTATTTATACCTCTAGCAATGGTACTTTTTCCAAAAGCAGTAGATCTAGCAGCTTTAGCGTCGCAGCTTTCACCAAATGCAGTTGCATCATTATCACGAGCAAATGTATTTTTACCCCACGCCATTGAATCTACACCTGATGCAGTAGTTGTATCACCTAAAGCAGTGGCATTTGTAGCACTGGCAGTAGATGAATTACCAAAAGCAGTTGATTGAGCGGCACTGGCAGTAGATGAATTACCAAAAGCAGTAGCTTGTACAGCATTAGCATTTGTTTGATTTCCCCAGGCAGTAGCTTGTGCTGCATTAGCAGTTGTAGAGTGTCCAAATGCAGTAGCTTGTTCAGCGTTTGCATTTGTTAAATTGCCAAATGCAACTGCTTGTGCATGTGTTGCTTCAGCTTGAAGACCCATTGCTGTACTATTAACACCACTTGCAGTTGTTTTATTACCAGTTTTTAATGCATATTGTCCATTAGTAGCTGTTGCATCACTTTTATCAGTACCTGTTCCAACAGTAAGTGATTGTTCAACATGAAGTGATAAATTAGATCGCCATCTATCGTTATTGCTAGAACTAGCACCACCATTATAATCGTATACAAATTTTTTATCAAATGAGTTATCAGACATATCTCCAACAACAATCCCTACATCATCGGGAACAGCTCCTAATAAAGCTTCAGTTTGTATATTAGTAGCTAAACGTACACTAACATCACTAATTTCAACAACCGAAGAGTTAACAGTTGTAGTATTACCCTGCACAATTAAATCTCCTCGAATTACAACAGATCCACTTTGATCACCTACATTTTCATTTCCAAATTCTAAACCATGAGGATCAATAATTAATCTGAATTCTTCTAATGTATCTGCATAAATTTTACCGCCACGTTTAGATACTCCAGATTTATCACCAAAAAATACACCACCACTGGCAGTGATTACACCTGAAGTATCGATGTCACCATTGGTAGGATCAAATTCTATAGTAAATGAATTAATTGCACCAGAAAGATCATGACCCATTCTAATACGACCGCCATCTTCAGTACTATTATTCATAATTCTCATTTTTTCTTGAGGAGCATATCCAGAACCCTGAGCACCTCCAGTAAAAAATCTAAGAATATTGCTATTATTGGGAGCACCACCTGTTCTATCTTCTGCAGTAATAAATGTATCTTTATCTACATCAATTAATCCACCTAAAACATTCCAAGCAGCACCATTATGACCTTCAAAAACACTTAAATCTGTGTTAAAACGCATTAGACCGGCACGACCATCAACGTCAATATTTTTTGTATTGTCATAGCGAGGACGGTCAGTTGTTGTACCACGAGGTAATTGAATAGCTCTTTTTGAATTGAAAACAAATTCTTTAAAACCAATTGTATTATTTCCAGTAGTTGAAGGATTGTATGTTTCGTTAGAAGGCCCAGTTATTACAATATTATCGGTTGCCATGACAATATTTTTGTTGTAAGTATTTGCATTTGCAGAAACAGTAGAATCTGTAGACTCATTAAAATTATTATCATTAATATCAATTCTAGAATAAGTATCACGTGAGCGAAGACGTAAATTTTTTGTGTTACTAGGAGCAATTACATCTTGTGCAGTAAACCAGTAATTGTCGGTATGTCTATTAAAAATTAGTCCTTGTGTATTCGAACCCATTATTTTATAATATTATAAAATAAAATAATTAGTCTAAATTTACAAAAATAATACGTAATTTTTTAAGTAATAAAAAGTGTTTTACATAAATTTTTTATGATATTTCGTATAATACAATAGAAGAAGATGTATTTATATCAACTATACCTTGTGGTACTAAACTTACATTATTTTCTAATTTATATTTTATGTAATATTTATTACTTAATAAATTATTTGGAATATCCATAAAGCTTAATGTGTAAGTATTTTTGAAACCACCTGTTGCGTTAATTGTTCCTAAACTAATATCTTCATTTAAAAGAACATTATTTCTCCATAACTGAATACTTATTCTTTCTGAATAAGCTACGCTACAAAAATAATTTATTTTTAAATGTATCATTATTCTACTATTAAGTCTTCGAGGCATTAAATTATCAAAAATTATATTACTTAAATCCTGAAAATCAGTTTCTGTAGTTAAATGATTATTATTATTACTTAAATCTGTTATAGGTCTATGATTAGAAAAATTTATATTTTCTACATGTAATTTATCTTTAATATCTAAACTTCCTTTTATGATAACATCTCCACCCGATGAATCATGTACAAATGGATCTATTATAATATTATTTGGACCATAAATAATTCCTGCACTATTTAAATTAACATAACCACTAATATCTACATTTCCAATTACATTTAAATTTTTAGAAATATCAACATATGTCGAGTATGTATTTCCGCTGATATTTAATAAATTTAAATGGCCAAAAGTACCAACTTTCCAATTTCTAGCGGGATTAAGTAATTCAATATAATTTGTATTCATTATATGTATTGAAATTTATTTTTACAAAAATTTTATCGCAAATATATAAATATAATAAAATTTTTTTTTTTCCTAAATATCAATGATAATATTAAAAAAAATACAGAAATTTTAATTATATTTTTTATAAAAAAAAATAATTAAAGAAAACATATAAATATATTACGAATTAATTGTTTATTTCTTCTATACTAAAACTATTTCCTTGTCTATTAAAATATATTTTAGGTTTATGTAGGTCATCTAAATCGTCATAAATACTTTGATTATTACTTGTAGATAATATCATAGCTTTTAAATAAAAATCAATATTAGAATTCAGATCACAATTAATACTTTCATAAAATGTATTTGAAAATAATTGATAATTAAATGTTGTATTTTCTGTTCCTAAAATATATTCACCAATTATTTCTTCATTTGGAAAAAAAGAATTATCATAAATTCTATAACATAAAGCTACTTTTAATAATGTATCTATATAATTTGAGCTTAAATAATTAAAATTTAAAGTTACTCTGTATTTACTATTTGCTTTAACTGCTATTACATTTAATGAAATTTCACTTATAATATTATAATCTATAGTATTTACTATATATTCTATATCGGGTTGAGGAATGCGAGTTACCGATCCATCATTATTAAAAATTTCATTATCAAATTTTTTATTAACAATTTGTAAAATATTAAAATTACTAGAATTTCCTTTTCTACCGATATATTTATAATATGTTAGTAAAGGAGTGTTATTATTTGTATTCAATTTATTTCTATCAGGAATAATAGAATTATCAAAATTTTCAAAATTTTCATAGTCTGGTATAAATAAAATTCCGGCTTTTATATTAAAAATCCAATTTCCACCAGTTTCATCATTTAATATAATATCTCCATCATTTATATGGCTATTACTATATAAAAAATATTGATATGGTTGTATTACTTCATTATGTATATTTTTATAATTATTATAATTAAATTGAATGGTATCTTCCAATATATTATTATTGGAACTATCTTTTTTTATCCATGATTGACCTGGAATTGTTGTACCATTCAAAATATCTAATTTTAATTTTTTATATCTTCTTATTGTTCTGGTTTTATCTTCTAAAATGCTAACGTTAAGTATATTAAATGAATCAGATTCTTTATAATTATAAAAATCATTTGGTGTTAAACCTATATCTTCGGCTTTAATTGGATATGTCCATTCTGGTATTTTTGGAATAGAATCAACTAAAATATTTTCATCTTTTATATAACTTTTATAATTTATAAGTTGTTCTTCGTACCATCTTTTATTTTCATCTGTAAATGTAACATTTAAATAATCTTTAAATAAAATATCTAGTTTTTCATTGCTATCGAGATTTATTGTATCTGACATTATATTATATTAATTAGATACAATAAAAAATTATAGATTATTAAATTACTAAATTATTTTTTATACCAACGCTAATATATATATAATCTTTTACTAAATTAGGATCAATATACATTCCATATTGTTGTCTTTCATGATCATGTACTAAAGAACCCCATTTGTTCAAATTTTCATTTTGAAAGGTTAATAAATATAAAAATGCAGTATTATTTTTTAATGTACCATGAGTCATCCAATTATTATTTTTTGAGAATTTTTTATTGAATAATGATATTTTTGTTACATCATATATATCATCAAGAATACAAAATCCAATAACATTATTGTCATTGGCATCTGATAGTCTATCAATTATTCCAGAAGGAAATAATGTATCTGATTCATTGAAGTTATTTAAATTATCAAATGGAATATATCTTGGTCCTTTTTCATTTAAGCCTTTTAATTGAGTATTTATTATTTTACTATTTTTATTATTAAATTTAAAACTATGACTATTAAATTTTTCTATTCTAAATGTAATCCATTTATAACCATTATTATTATTTAATCTGAATCCATTTAAATTATAAGAAACATTTGCATCATTATATGGATCAACAATAAATGAAATATTATTAAATTCATAATTATTTATTGTCGGATAAATAGATGCACTGTTAAATCCACCGTCTATATATAATAATGTATGATCATTTACAGATGAACCATGATTTGAATATAAATCATATTGTAATGATAACATATCATAATTAAAAACTTGAATATTTTGAAATTGATAAATATTAATTAAAGTTAAATCTAATTTACTCAAATTAATTCTATTTTCTGAGTCTTTGTTATAACTATTGTAATCGCAATAATGATTTGCTGTAAAAGAATTCTGAATATTTCTACCATTTGGATAATAAATATTATATAATGTTTCATCAATAATTATAGAATTGTTTCTAGTAATTGTAGAATTTATATAATGAACATTACTATAATAATTATTTACTTTATTTTGAAAACTTGAATTATTAAATTCGTATATTCCATTTGAATTTAATTCATAATTATTTAATATAATACTTTTACTTAAGTCGCATGATAAATTATTAATAGGATGAATTAATTCGATTACACCATCGCCATTTATAAACATATTAATTGAATTAATATTAATCAAACCTTTATCAAAAATAAAACTAAATGCTTTAACACTTGGTATTCCCATGTTATATGTTATTAATTTAACATCAAAATTAATATTATTTCTAAAAAAAGTTGGAAAACTATTAAAATTATCAATATATACATCAAAAATTTTTACTTCATTTCTATAAGTAACTAATGTATCTCGAGTATATTCTATTTTTATTTTATATGCATCAGAACTTGCAGGACCAATTGTATTTTCAAAGTCATTTTTGATACTTTGTAATTGAAATTTTCCACCTATTCTAAAACCTCTCAATTTAGTATCACTATTTTCTACATACATATCATCTTTTGATATAAATCGGAAGAATGAAAAATTATTTCCATTTTTTTTATTTTCTATTAAATTCATATTAAATCCCGTAAAAATCACTTCTTGTTTTAAAACATTATTTACATGATATTCTAATTTTACAAGATTGTTTGAATCGTCTATAAATTTACCATATCCATATGTATCAAATTCTTGATCATTTTTTTCTGGATTAGAAATTTCTATATATTGATAATCACCTGTTTCATAATTTATTTGCGATTCTAAATCTTTAATATTTATAAAAATTACTTCAGAACCATTTAAAATCTTACTTCTAATAAATTTTTTTGTACCAATTATATTTAAGCTAACATCTATTCCATATAAAGGTAATGAACTAGGAAGTTTAGAAAATGGTGTAGTGACAGTATCACTTGTGGTTGAAAATTCATTTTTATTTATATTATTTCTTAATTGTACTATTGTGTCATATTTTGTTCCACTTCTAAGATTATTTAAATTTATTTCAATATCTTCATTTGTTCCATAGGTTTGTGGTAATTGATTAGTTAATATTTGATTTCCCCCGCTATAATTAGCATAATTACTTGCTAAAGTATCTACTTCACTATATATTAATAAATATCTATCTATTTTAGTATCGGGATCAGTTGATCCAATTTCTGTTTCATTTACTTGATAATATACTAAAATGCTGCTATTATCGACAACAGCTACATTTGTATATAATGGTTTAGATGGTTTTGTTGCTACTAAAAATTTGCAATTTTTATAAACTAGTGCTCTATTATCAACAGAAGGAAAATCTAATGAATCATTGCTTCCATATACTCTCATATCAAATCTAACATCTTCATATGATAATATTTGATCAATATCAGTTAAAGGAGTGTCTTCTTTAAATTTATTTACAGTAAAATTTCTCAAAGATTCTATATCATAATTATATGAAACATCAATTGTTTGTAAATTTAACCATTGTTGTTTTTGAAATGCGGCTGCATTAGAACTTATATCAATATATAATTTTTTTATAGTTGGTAATATACTAAAATTATTTGAGTCATTTGCATATTTAACATAATTATCACTGCCTCCTACATTTTCATTTTTAACAAGAATATTATTATAACTCCAGCTAAGTATTACTTTAGATGATGATATACTATTTGGTGTTCCATCAATGTCTACGTTAATTTTTTGAAATCTATTTGGTTGTTGAGTTATAATTTGATAGTAACTTTGTCCTGCTTCATTAATATTAATTACTTCAGTTTGTTGTAAGATGCTAGCAATTTGTTGAGTAGTACCAGTTTCCCCTGTAGTTACTTGTACTTGAGTGTTATCGCTAGCAATAGTAGTGGCAACATTTTGATTTGAGATTACTGTAGTTCCTTGATCAAATATATCTTCTGAAATTAATCCACTATTGTTAATACTTGTAACATCGTTTGTTCCTAAACTTTCAAGAAGACTAGAAGTAATATTTCCAAAAATTGTAATTTGAATGCTTGGTGAATTATCAACTAAACGTGACATTGTTTTATATTATATTATTAATACAAAATAAAACACAATTAATAATAATTTGAAGCACTTCCATTTATACAACAAATGTGCATATTTAAATTTCTAATTTGTATTTCAAGTAAAAAAAAATATAAAATATAAATATGTAAACTTTGGTAAAAATTTTTTTTTGGAAAATTAATATAATCATCGTAAAAATATGGAATATTTATAAAATTTGATTCTAATGTTTTTTTTATTTCATACGCAGTTATAGTATCGTTAAAATTATTTGGATTTTCATATATTATTCTAATGCCAAAAATATCATTTGGTATTTTTTTTTTGTTAAAACATTTATAAATTATTTTTCCTTTACTTTTTACTCTATTTGTAATTGAAACTTTTATATTATTATTTATTAAATAATTATTTGAAGATAATATAATTCCTATATTTTTTTGTATATAATTCAATAAATTATTAAATATAAATAAATTCATATATTAATATATAAATATTAACAATTATATATTAATTAATAACACATAATGTCTAACAATTTAAATAAAGATTTATTAAATTTTATTGAATCAAATACAATACCAAATATTATTTTTTATGGTGACAATATTACAAGTAAAAAAACTATTATGTATTTATTTTTAAAAGCTATTTATAAAAATAATGATAATATAATTAAAAATTCATTAATAATAAATTGTTCATATGGAAAAGGAAATATAAAATTTATTCGTGATAACTTAAAATATTTTGCAAATTCATCTACAATGAATAATCATTTTAAATCTATTGTTCTTTTAAATGCTGATAAATTAACAATTGATGCGCAATCTGCACTAAGAAGATGTATTGAACTATATAATCATAATACTAGATTTTTTATAATAGTTGAGGATAAAAACAAAATTTTAAAACCAATATTATCTAGATTTTCAGAATTTTATTGTAATAAAAAAATAAATCTTTTAAAAATATACCCTAAAGTATTTAATTATTGTCAAAAAAAATATTTATTATTATCTAAATTATTAAAAGTTAATACTGATGAAATATATATAAATATTTTAGCAAAAAAATTATACAATAGTGGATTTTCAGCAAATTTATTAATTGAATTTATAGAAAATAAGATCGAAAATAATTCTAATAAATTTAAATTTTTAATAATTATTGAAAATTATAAAAAATATATTAAATCAGAAGAAATTTTAATATTATTTTGTTTAAATTATATTTTTTTTCGTAATAATTGTGATTTAAAAAATATTTATTTTAATTAAAATGGATGATTTCAATGTTAATAGTCTAATTGAATCTAAAAATGAATGGTCTTCTAGACTGTTAAATATTTTAACACCTACATTGATTGAGGGGATAAAATCAGTTTTTGAAGAAGCGTTTGATATTTGCAAAACAAATGAAAGTGAAGAAAAATATTTAATGACATTTCAAAATTTATTAAATAATATTCCTAAATGGAGTGACGAAACCGTTAAAACGGAAACAGATAGAATTATAACATCAACTGGTTGTAATTATTTAGAAGATTTATTAGCTTGTGTTCATATTATACAATTAAAAAGTTTATCATGTGCTCGGGTTGGTTTAAAACAAAAAAAAATAGATATAGATATACCAAATATTTATCAATTTATACATAAAACATACATTAATTTAGCAAGAAAAATTTACATAAATGTTTATTTATTTGAAAAAGATATAAAACCTTTAGAAATTCAAAAAAATAATAGAGAATTAGAAGTAATAGCAAAAGAATGTATTTTAAATTCTATAAGAGAATCTATACCAATAGAAAATCTTTTAAAACAATATTTAGATGAAACTGAAGAAACAGATATAACTATTGAAGAAAAACGTGAAGAAGTTATTGATAAAGAAGCAATTGAAATTGAGAGACAAAAAAATATAGAAAATTTAAAAAGTAAATTAAAAGAAGAAATTAAAGAAGAAACCAATTTATTAGAAAAAATTAATATAGATTTAAATAAAAATAATAATATTGAAAGCAATGACAATAATAATATTGAAGATAGTATTGAAATAGAAAGCGAAAAAGATTTTGGAAATGATGAACCAATTAAAATTTCAGATACGTCTTTAAATTTAAATATTGATGAATTAATACTTGATAATAATGACTCTGATTCATTTAAAAACGAAATCAAAATCGAGCCAGAAATAAATTTAGATATTGAAGAATTAAAATAATTCGTAAAATATTAAAAAAAACATATATAATAAATATTTATAGGAAAATATGAATATTTATTATATAAGTATAGCTTGTGCTTTAACTTTTTTTATAATTAAAATATTGGAAAATAAATTCATAATGAAAGAAAAAAATATACAATCTAAAAAATATTTAAAAGATTCTATTATAATTTTTATAATAATAATTTTAATATATAATATATACTTTAATTTAATTAAAAAAAATTCTGAATTAAATACTTCACCAAGTGTATTTTTAAATACTCCAGATTTTTAAATAATTATATTTTTATTATATTTTTAGTGATTTAGAAATATAATAAAAAAGTTTAAAAATTTTTTAATTCGTCTATATTAAAAATATGTGCACTTTTATTTATTTTTTTCTTATTTAAAGTGTATTTTTCAAATAAAACATTATCTAAAACCTTACTTGGTGTATGTTTATGTACAGTTCTTGCAATCATTTTATATAATTTAAAATCTGGATATCTCTCACTTCCATCATTTTTATATAAAATATTTTTATTATTATCATCAAAAACCCAACTGATTATTATTTTTTTTATTTTAGATTTTAATTTTAAAATTTCATCTAAATCATCTACAAAATAATCAAATAGACTACAGCCTAGTCTAGCTAAATCAAAACTATAATTTGGGTCTACTCTAGGCTTTGATTCATTAAAATAAGGTTCACAATTGTATTGAGAATAAGCATCCCCTATCTTTGAATAACTGTTATTAAAAAATGTATGATTATTAAATCTAAAAATTGCTCGACCAAAATCTATAATTTTATATATTTTATTAAATGTTGGTACTTTATAGTGTTTATTATTATATTTATAATATAAATAAACTTTATCTGTTTTATTATAAACTATATTATTTGTATGTAAATCATTATGTGTAAATGAATAACATTTTTGATAAGTTATTAATGTAAATAATATTTGTAATACTATACTTTCCCATTCAGCATCTTTAATTTTATTATTTGTTATGTAATTATCTAAAGTGTCATCACAGCATTCTAGTAAAATAGATTGCACTGGAAATTCTTTAATTATGCAAATTTCTTCTTCTATTTCACTATTTGAAGTTTCTGAACTATTATCACTATGTGAAGTTTCATTATTATCTTCTTCGTTATCACTTATATCAGACTCATCATCTGTTTCAGAAAAACGCGAAGAACACGACGTGTTCGATGAAGATAATGAAGATGAATTATTTTTTTTAGATTTTTTTTCTAACTTATTTTCCTTATTATCACTAAGATCTATAAAATTTTTGATGTTATATTCATTGGAAACTTCTAATATTTCGGTTGAATTATTATGGATATTTTGATCCATATTTTCTTTATTAATAGAAATTTCTTCAAAATCTAATGAAATATTATCCGATTTATCTATTTTAATTTTTGATTTATTTTTTTTTGTATTATTTATTATTTGTTTTTCTATTTCTGAATTAGCAAGTTTAAATTTTTTATTTAAATTGTCCTTAAAAAAATCACAATCATCTAAATATTCTAATTCCTCAGATATGTCAAAATTAAAATCTTGCTTAATTCCAATAAAACTACCATAAAAATCAATTGCATTTAAAAAATTATAATTATGTAATAATTTACTTGATAAAAATGAAAAAAAAGCATCACAATATGAAGAATTATTTATATCATTAACTATATAATCATATGAAATATCAGAATAAGAAGTATCAGAATATGAAATATTTGAATTATCTATATAATAATTTAAATTTGGTAAATTCATACTAACATCAAATTTACCTAAAACATATTTACATGGATCAATTATTGGAGAGAATTTACAAAAAATTTTTTTACTGACTATTTTATCATTATTTTTTATTTCTCCTAAAAATTTAGAATAATTTATTTTTTCATTAATATTAATAATATTACTACAATTATCTAAATTAATTGAATTATAATTAGTATAATTTAAATCAAAAAATGCATTATATATAGGTATATAATTTTGATTATTTTTTAAATCTAATATATTTTCTAGTGTTTTAAATAATTTTTCATTATTATTTTTTTTGTAAAAGATCATCATTATTTACTAAAGTAATAATATTTTTTTAATATAAACGTTTTTTAAATTTATTTAGTAAAATAATAATATTTATTTTTTTATATTATTATTAATGACATTAGAATTAAAAAAATTTGATATGAAAACTATTAGTTTCAGACCAGAGGAAAATAAAGGACCTGTTATTGTATTGATTGGTCGTCGTGATACTGGCAAATCTTTTTTAGTAAGAGACTTATTATTTTATCATCAAGATATACCTTTAGGTACTGTAATTAGTGGAACTGAAGCAGGAAATGGATTTTATAGCGAACATGTTCCAAAATTATTTATTCATGATGAATATAATAGTGTTATTATTGAAAAAATTTTAAAACGCCAGCGCACCGTATTAAAACAAATAAAAAAAGAAGTAGAAGTTTATAGAAAATCATCAATTGATCCTCGTGCATTTGTTATTTTAGATGATTGTTTATATGATGCAACATGGACTCGTGACAAAGTTATGAGATTATTATTTATGAATGGTAGACATTGGAAAATGATGTTAATTATTACTATGCAATATCCTCTAGGTATTCCACCAAATTTAAGAACAAATATTGATTATGTTTTTATTTTACGCGAACCATACATTGCAAATCGTAAAAGAATTTATGAGAATTATGCAGGTATGTTTCCCACTTTTGAATCATTTTGTCAAGTAATGGATCAATGTACTGAAAATTTTGAGTGTTTAGTTATTAATAATAATGTCAAGTCAAATAAACTTCATGATCAAATTTATTGGTATCGAGCAGAAGAACATAAAAATTTTAAGTTGGGTTCAAAAGAATTTTGGGAAATAAGCAAAAATTTAGATTCAGACGATGAAGAAGAAGTATATGATCCAAATTCAAGTAACAAGAAAAAAGGTCCTAAAATTAATGTTAGAAAAACAAAATGGTAGTTAGCAAAAATAGATAACAAATACTAACTGAAAAATTTATTTTTATTAAAAAAATAAATTTTTTTTTATAATATAATTTACATTTAAATCATAACTATAATGTTTTACCTTTAATGGAAACTTTACGGGTACTGCGAGCACTACTTTTGGGTTTGGGAGCTGAGTGAGGACGATCAATGATTGGTGGTGGTTTATCGATTTTATAATTATCATATCTATTTTCTGCTGCTAAACGTTTTACTATTAAATCTAAAGATTCAATCTTTTTACCTTTATGAAATAAACAATTCAATCCACTAGGTCTAAGTTGTTGTAGTAAATCTGGTCTTTTCATATATATACTTGGATCTTGTATGCGATCAACATTTTTATATTTTCTTCCATAGTCTTCTATAAAACTTTCTGCGGCTTTTATATATAAATTTTCATCTATTATTTTTGTACCAGTGCTTGCTAATTCATTTATTGCAGTTATCAGTTTTTTTTCAAAATCAAGGCAGGCAACATCTTCTGCATCTGTATTCCAGCAAATAACATATATATCTGATAATTCTTTTGATACAAATTCAGCAAAATCTTGCATCTTACAAGCATTTAAAAACAATAATTTTAAATTTTTTAACTTATCACTTCCAATAATCTTATTAACAAATTCCTCTCTAGAAATAAACGCCCTATTATAATAATCTGGAGATAATTGTTCGGATATAAATGATCTATTAGCATTATTAACATTATTATTTTTAAAAACTACAAATCTACCATTCACATCTTCACATAATATTTTATTATCATAGCTATGACAAGTTATAAATAATATTTCAGGATCAAATTTAGATTCATCTTCTAAAATTTTAAAAATATCTTTTTTTTCTGCAGCGGGAAGAAATTTCAAATTTTTGCTTTTATTATTTAAAGAAAGTGCCTTCATTTCTTGACATGGAGTTCGCAATGGTAATGCATGATCAATATAAATAAGTTTATGTGTTCTACTAGTTATTTCGTTATTTATAAGTCGCGTAAGAAATATTGGATTTGAATATATTGCGCATACATTAAAATCAAAAATTTCTCTAATTTTATCAGTAACATTTATATCTTCTAAAGATCTTTCACCGATATCAAACAGCTCTGAAGAACCTGACATAGGAAGAGACATATTGACAGAAACGCCATTAGCTGGAAACGCCCACTTACGCGTGCCGGCTTTATTATTTTTTATTTTTTTAGAAAATCTTTTATTATATCTTTTTATACTTTTTTTAGTTTCTCTCTTAGTTTCTCTCATTGATATATAATTATATTATTATCTATTTTTCATTTTGCACTCTAATTTTTATTTTATTAAATAAATCATATTTTAATACAAGAATAATTTGTAATATTGAAATAATAGTTATACTAATAAATGTGATTAAAATATTTTTATTTTTTGAGAAGTTTAATTTATATAAAACTACCATTAGAAAAGCATAAAATGCCCAAATAACACCCCCAAAGAATGTTTGCACTAAAAAATTATTAACTGCATTTTTATTTTCATTATTTACTGTATTAAATTGAAATAAATTAATTATAAAAAAACTTGCGCTTAAAAATGCAAAAATTTCAACAAAATTTGGATTATAACTAATAACTTCTAAAAAAAGCATTAAAACTGAAATTATCAAACCAGTTGTAAACCAATGGTATCCAAAGGATTTTACTAAATTTTTCTTCTTTAAATTATTATAAAATAATTGTACTTCTTTTTTAAAATTAAATGTCATTAATATATTATTATATTTTATCTATTTTTTTTGATTTACATTCTAATTTTTTAATATTTATGCTTTTTTTATCTTCTTCTTTAAAATCATAACTGCAAAAATGATCTTTTGAAAAAATATGCATTTTGCAAAAATATTTACCACATTTGCATGGGAAATCTGTTAATTTTATTTTTCTATTACATTCTGGATAACTACATTTTTTATTATTTTCTTCTGTTAAACTCATTAATATATTATAAATAATCAATAATATATTAATTTATTATTTTTTTATATTTTTTTCGCTTTTTCTGTTTTTTTTACAGCTTTTTTTGCAGTTTTTTTTACAGTTTTTTTTACAGCTTTTTTTGCTGTTTTTTTAACAGCTTTTTTTGCTGTTTTTTTTGCTCTTTTTTTTACAGCTTTTTTTGCTGTTTTTTTTACAGCTTTTTTTGGTGTTTTTTTTCCTGAAGCTTTTATTTTTTTTTCCGGTCTACTAGATGACAACTCCGAATCTTCCAGAGAAGTTCTCTTTGAAATATTTATTGGCATCGACATACGAGTTAATTGTCTACCCTCTTTAGTAATGGGTTGTTTGCCTATAAAATCTTTATGTTTTTGCATAATTAAATCAATAGTATTTCCGCGATTTATATAATAAAAATTTATTTCTTTTTGTAATTCTTTATATATTTTCGGTTGCTCAGGAAAAAACAGATCTTCTGCTTCGGTTTGAGTATATCCTTTAAGCCATTTATATTTATCAAAAGATAGTAAATAACACTTTACATTTTGAATAACATTTAAATAAAAATATAAATACATTAACAGTAAATCATCTATTTCGGTTTGTGATGGTATCGCATCATTTACTTCCAAATATATAAATTTATCGCCATTTAAAAAGCTTAAATCTTTAAAAAACTCATTATGCTCCTGGCAAACAAATATAATTCTTATATTTGGATAAAACTTGTTGAATAATTCTTCTAGTTCTTTTAATATTTTAGTTTTTTGTTCTGAAGACACTGTATCATATCCCAAATAATATTCATAAAAAAAATTAAGACTGTCTACAACTAAAAAACTAGATGTTTTATCCATTTGTTGATTTTTTTCTAAAAATGGTTTTAATTGTTGCAAAGCATATATTGTTAGTGTATTAAATTCTCCTCTAATTAAACAATCTTCTATTTTTTTTATATACTCTTCACCTTTATCGCGTAAAATCTCGGGACTAGGTTTATAGTTAAGAAAAAAATCTCTTTCTAATATAGTATTTATATTAGAAACTCTATCATTTTTTGATACAGTGTCTGCCATTTATACTTATATATATTAATTATATAAAAATAATCATTCAATATTTACAGGATTTTTTTCTGGGGGGGTAGAAACAGATTCCATACCATCTGCCATTGCTGCTAATTTTTCCATTTCTTCGGCTTTTTTATGAAATTGTTGTATTTCACTTAAACCATGATCATTATTTTCTTGCTTTCCAACAATGACATTTTCATCATTGAATAGTTCTTTTCTTAAATCAGCAGTTGCAATATCATCATTTTCATTATCACCAAATAATAAATTTTTACCAGGAACATCCATTCTATCAGCATTTATTAAATTACCTTCTTCATCTATTGTTTGCATTAATCTATTTCCTGATTTTTCTGCTTTTTTAATATTTTCATCAATTGCGCGTTCTTTTGTTTCTTTAACACGTTTTTTAAAGTTTTCTGTTGCTACTTCATCATTTTTTTTCTTCTCGGCCATTAATTCATTTAGTTCTTTTTCTAAGTATTCAACTTTGCCTGTTTTATATGCTTCAGGATGAAATGGTAACCATTTTCCGACTTGACCTACATATACATCATGATTTGGGTCTTCCTCTCTTAATAGCTTACATTTCATTTCTGCTTCTTGTTGTGATTCAAAAGATCCTCTTACTTTAACTCCACGTGTACTTGTTTGAAAATTATGAACTTCATTATATTCTTTAATTAATCTTTCTTCTGAATTATCTAAAAATGTTTTATAATCATCTTTTATATTTGTTGTAAATAAATTGTCTTTTTCTTCTATTAAAAACTCATCCATATCTTTTAAAATTTTATTAGCATCTATATTATATTTATATGCTATAAAATTAATAAAATTATTAAACTTTTCCATAGATTTTCTCATCTCAAAATTTTCTAGATATTTTTCAAACATAAAAAGATCTTTATTTTTAATATGCTCTTCAGGTGATAAAAAACTTAAGCATACAAATTTTTGACCAGCTATACTTTTATCTTCATCTAATAAATCAATATATTTAGTATTTTTGTTTTGCTTTTTTTTAGTTGACATAATATTTTTATTAATAAATATATTAATTATTTTAAGTGATTTTTTATAATAACATTATTATTCATTTTATTTGAATTATTTTTTTTTCTCTAATAATATTATAAAATTATGAATCCAGGTATGGGAGAACTTGTTAAAAGAGCAATTAAATATTTAGTAGAAGGTATTATGGTTGCGATAGTTGCATTTGTTATACCACAAAAACCATTAAAATTAGATGAAATTGCTATAATTGCTTTAATGGCGGCTGCAACATTCTCAATTTTAGATACATTTGTACCATCGATGGGTGCATCTGCCAGATCGGGTGCTGGATTTGGTATTGGCGCCAATCTTGTTGGTTTCCCTCGATTTTAAATATAGATAAATCTTATTTTTAATTAAAAAATAAAATTTATTATCATTAATTATTTAGGAATTACTTTTCTGGTTGTATTTTTTTTAATTTTATCTGAAGGAATATATCTTAAAAAATAAAAATCATATTCTTTATTGCTTTTATTATTTTTTAAAGTTTTATATTTTTTTGATTTATTTTCTTTAATCTCTTCTAATGTTTCATGTTTACCATAGCAATTTATACTAAAACGTTTTAATAATCCTTTTTGTTGCAATCTATTTTTAAGTTGAACTTTAAATAAAAATTCTGAAATACATAATAATCTATTTTCATCATAATACGGTTTATTTGCATAAATAAAAGCTAAATATAAACTTAAAATTGTATCAATTGATGCAACTTTTATTTTTTCATTGTTAATATATATATTATTATAGCTATGGCAAGATAAAGCTTTATAAATAAATGCTATAGTATCTTTATTTATAACTATTTCATAATGTTCTGGTATTATTTCATCTATTTTATTTTTTTTAAAAATTTTAACATTTTTAATGCCTTCATATTCCAATTGTTCTTTTAATATTACACTACTTGTTTGTGGATCTTCAGATAAAATATCAAAATCAGGTATTTTATTTATTATTTGTTTTTCTTTTATTGGCATATAAAATGAATATAAATTTGCAGCATAACCTCCAAAAAATACAAGACCTTGATCGATAAATGATCTTCTTGCAATATCATAAATTTTATTAATATTTTCATTTCCTGAAAATGCTCTTTGAAATTTTAGGTTATTGCATGCAATCCCTTTTATTGGGTAATTTTTATTTAATAAAATTAATCTTTTTAAAATTTTTTCCCATCTTGTTATATCTCCCATGGGTCTTGATAATTCAACATACATAGCCATTCTAAGAAAATTAGGAGGACAATAGCATATTGAATTTATTTTTATAGCTTTTTTATATAAATTATTAAATAATTTAGTATCAATATATGTAATGTCAGCAATAGGAATAAAATTAACATATACTTTGAAAGTACCTGTATGAACGCCAGCTTTTGCTTCTACTTCTTCATATCCTTCATTATAATAAATATTTGCTAATTTTTTTGATAATTCTAATGCATTTGGCGAAAAAAAATCATAATCTGGTAATTCTATATTTCTATTATAAAATCTAAATTGTTCTGGTAATATGTTATTTATAGCAGTTCCGCCGTAACATAGTGTTTTATTTTCTCTTAAAAATTTTTCTAAAATATTGATAATATTTTTTATATTATCAGATTGTACATTTTTTTTTCCAGAAATGAAATTTGCATTATCAATTGCATTTCTCAAAATTTCTAATTCTTTGTCTTCAAATTTTTTTTTTTGCATTATTTATATATATAAAAATAATAATATTTATAAAAAACTATAATTATAACAATTGTTATAATTGTTATAATTATAAAGGTTATTACTGAATTTATATAACTACCTAGCTAAAGCAATATCTATAGTAATCCTACTTGCACCTTGAGTCGGCGTAATTTTAAATTTATATGGAGATGGAGTTGCTTCTGGATGTCGTATAATTGTGGCACCTTGAACATTTGCAAGAATATGATTATAATCGAGTGCAAGATTAGTTACTGCATTACCATTATTTGCTTGTCGCAATGATTCATCTGTCCAACCAGTCGAATTTAATGGAGTTATAGTTATATAATAATGATTTTGTCCAGAAACACGTATATTTCTAATTCCTGGATTATCATTGTTAAGATCACTTGCAGTGCCTGTATAAGAATTTCTATTTATAATAATGTCATCAGTATATGACTGTACTCTAACACTTATTGAAGGATATCCGCCCGTTAGTGAGGTGTTGGCTCCAGTGGAGAGACTTGGTCCATATTCTACGCCTGTATCAGTATATTTAATAACTAATGTTTTATTTGCATTTTGACCCAAACCATATTGTTGTAATGGATTATTTTCAACATAACCACTTGTATCGAATGTTTGAATATCTTCTCGTAAAGAATGATGTTTCAAAGAAAATGATTTTCCTTCTTTATCTCTGAACATTTGTAAATATCCTCTTAAATTCGGATCATCTGATTGAAATTTCATAGCAATTAATTGACATCCATTAATAAATGCATTATAAAAATCATAATTATTTAACTTATTATTTAAATCAGGTAATACAATATGCATTCTTGTTTTCGATTCCCCAATAAGCATTTCATTTTTTGAGTCGATTTGAGATATTCTTAAAATTTTATAATCAGTTCCTGAATATAAATTTACATAATCATGTAATTCTGGTATAGATTTTATAGTTGAATTTGATGTAGAATCAACCATAATAATTATTTTATTTTGTATATTTTTTATTAATTGTTTATCAATTCCATCATATCCACTTCTACTTCCTCTTAAACGTGTTCTTTTTAGTGAATGATCTTGAAAAAGTGATGTAGGATCAGAAACACTAAATACTTGTTGCAATAACAATCCCATATTTTTTAATGCTAGTCTTTGTTGAGTTTTTATTCTAAAATGCAGTATTAATGGATCATTATTACTTGAAAAAGCATGATAGGATTCATCTTTAGGAAAACCTTGTAACAATGCTTTCAAAACTTCTGCTAAAGTTAAATAATTAAAAGTTTCTTTAAATGTTATATTATTTGATGTTGAACTTGCAATTACTGGCTCATTATTTATTGAATATATTTCAAAATCTAAACATCTAACACCCAACTTTAATGCATATTCCATTGCACATAAATGTACCCAATTATTTTTAAATCCATCTGCATTGCAACAGTTATACGCTGTTTTTATATAATAATTACGCAATGAAGATGATGTTTCATTACAATAATCACTTCTTGGTGCACTAGTGCAAGTTGAAAAATTAATTTTTCTTTCGGGATATAATACATGTAAATTATCAAATTTCTTTTTGTATTTTGTGCAATTATTATTATTTAAACTAACAATACTAGTTATCCATGTAAAAAATAACAATACTATAGATATTATAATTGTTAAAGTAATAACACTATATAAAAATTCTTTATCATTAGAAAATTTAGTAAAATCCAGATTTTCCATTTTATAATTATATTATAAAAATATATTAATATTAATTAATATTAATAATATTATGGCCGGTGGTTTATTAAATTTAATTGCTGTAGGAAGTCAAAATGTAATAACTAACGGAAATCCTAATAAAAGTTTTTTTAAAGTTAGTTATAGCAAATATACAAATTTTGGATTGCAAAAATATAGAATTGATCAAGTAGGACAAACTGAATTAAATATAAATAATGAGACAAAATATACATTTAAAATATCTAGATATGGTGATTTATTAATGGATACTTTTTTAGTAGTTAAATTACCAACAATATGGAGCTCAATTATTAAATATAATATTCCAAATTCTATTAAATATGAATATCGTCCTTATGAATTTAAATGGATTAAAAATATAGGAACACAATTAATTAAAGAGGTAACTATTACTATTGGTGGACGTATAATACAAAAATTTTCAGGTAGCTATATTCAAAATATGATTGAAAGAGATTATAATGGAACAAAAAAAGAAGCTTTTAATAAAATGACAGGCAATATAAATGAATTACATACTCCAGAAAAATATGCAAATAGAAATAATAATTACCCCAATGCATTTAAAACTGCTGATAATATGGATATAGAACCATCTATTGAAGAAAAACAATTATTCATACCAATTCATACATGGTTTAGCTTGTTATCGACATCTGCTATTCCATTAGTTTGTTTACAATACACCGAATTAGAATTTACTTTTACTTTTAGACCTTTGGTTGAATTATTTACAATAAAAGATGTTATATATGATTTAAGTAATAATGTTGAAAAAATAAATACAGATTATTATGATTTTATTCCAAGAATAAAAGCAAATCAAGCAACAAGTGATATTTATGGATTCCATAGATTTATACAGCCTCCACCAGAAAGAGATATGGATCAGACTTATGTATATTCAGATACTAGAAAATCTGTAAATATGGATATTCATTTAATAACAACTCAGTGCTTTTTAGATAATGATGAAAGAAGTTATTTTGCAGCAAATAAACAAAGTTATTTAATAAAAGAAATATATGAATATAATTTTTATAAAATTAATAAAACAAATAAAATAAAACTGGAATCAAATGGTCTTGTATCAAATTGGATGTGGTATTTTCAAAGAGATGATATTATAAATAGAAATGAATGGTCAAATTATACAAATTGGTTATATGATAATGAATTACCAAATTCATTAATAAAAATGAGAGATGATTATAATGAAATAGTATATTACAGTCAAAAAAAAATTTATAATGATTTAAGTAAAAATATTTATATTACAGGACATATTCCTTCTGATTCAGAACAAAGTAATAATAAATTTATTATGAAAAATTTTGCAATTTTATGCGATGGAAAATATAGAGAACAAGAAATGCCTGCTGGTGTTTATAACCAAATAGAAAATTTCTCTCGTAATAATGGTTCATCAAAAGATGGATTATATCACTATTCATTTGCAATAAATAATGATCCATATAAATATCAACCATCTGGTGCATTTAATACTAATAAATTTAAAGTGATAGAATTTGAATATAATAATTTTTTTAATCCACCATTAGACTTATCAAATGTATTTTTTACTACTATATGTGATCCTCAAACAGGTGAACCTATTGCTACTACAAAAGCACCAACAAATATTTATAAATATAGTTACAATTTACATATATATGAAGAGAGATATAATATTCTAGAATTTCAATCAGGAACAGCTGATTTAGTATACAGCAGATAACTAATATATTATACTAGTATTTAATTTTATAAAATATTAATATATTATAATATGAATAATAATATATTAATTAAAAAGTTTTTCTAACTTTTAATTTTTTACTTTTTCTCTCATTTAAATTTAATGATCTATTTTTTTTATTTTTTATTGTTACACATTTAAAATCTTTATTTCTAATTTCACCTTTATTGCATAATTTGTTGCACCTTTTTGTTTTTGGATTATAATCTTTATTTTGTTTAAAACACTCTATTCTTTTTTTGAGAGAATTATTGATTGGTTTTTTATTATTTATTACATTTTTTAGATTAATATCAGGTGAATTATTTAAAATATTTTCATCAATTGCAGATTTTTTAATTTTAACACATTTAAATTTATCATTTCTCTCAAAGCCTTTTTCGCATTTTTTAAGACATCTTTTTGTTAAAGGATTATAATCTTTATTTAATTTATCACATTTTTGTTTTAAAATAGCATCATCTATATTTTTACTTTTTTGAATATTAACAGCATCCATTATTTCAGGTGTTGTTTTTTTTACTTGTTTTACTTTATATATTTTATATTTATTTAACAACTTATTATATTCATTTTTTAATTTTTTTAAGTCACTTTCTCTCTTTGTAATATTTGGTGCCGCATAATTTATAATTAAGTTTATTGTATCAGTCAAAAACTTCATATTTTTCATATCTTTTACCATAGCAGACATAAATATATCTAATAATGCGACACATAAGCCCCAACTATCAAAAGTATTAACAAATTTTTCTAAAAATTCATCATAATTTGAAAAATAATCTCTATATCTTTTAGTAAAATCTTCTTTTTCAAAACGATTTTTTAATGCCCCTGCATTTTCAGGTGGCCAATTAAAATGGTTTACTGCATATTTTGCTTTATTTGTTGAATAATCTTTTTTAATTTTATTGTGTGTTTTCATTAAACCAAAATCTATAAATTTTGCAATACCGGTATCAAAATTATATACTAAATTTATTAATTTAATATCAAAATGAACAACTTTATTTTCATTAAAAAAAATTAAACCATCAAATAAATTTAATAATGAAGTATAAAAACATTCAACTTCATACTGATTTAGTTTTTTATATTGAAATAATATTCCATATGCCTGATCTAAATTTAATCCACCATCTTCTAAAAGTAATTGTGATAATTTGCTTTTATTTTTTCTAAAAAAATATATAACATCATATGATGGATAAGTACATTTATTCACAATCTTATCAAAATTATCATTTAATTCAGGTTTACAGTGAATGGGTATTGAAACCGCGTATTTATCTATACCTTTCAATGAAGTTAAAAATTTCATTTCTTTTAATTCTTCTTTTGCATGCTTTTCATACATAACCTTAGAAACCTTGTTTTTATAAATACTATCTTTTTTTTGTGTGTCGCATTTTAATGCTGGTTTAATTACGCAACCAAAACTACCCTGTCCTAAAATTTTATGGCTCATTTTATATTAATTTATATATTTATTAAAAAAAATATTATTAAAATATAATATATTTATGAATTTCAAATTATTTTTATTGACTCTATTTTTTACATTAATTATTTTATATTTAATAACTGGATTACTAAATAAACGCTATTACAAAAATTATCCAACATTGTATTTATATCCAAATAATGAGAAAGATGTAAAAATAGTTGAAAAATACAACAATATACGTTTAAAAAATGAAGAAATAAATAATTTTGTTAAAATAACAGATACTAATATGAGTTATGCATTTATAAATGAAATAGATGGAATATCTATCAACGATATAAAAAATATAGATAATAATATTAATGATATTATTCATTTTTTTAAATTTTTATTTAATAGACCAAGACCATGGCAAATAAATTTAGATTTAAATCATTATGATTCTAAAACAGCATTTAGTCCATCATTTCCATCTGGACATAGTGCACAAGCACAATATATAGCAAAGCGTTTATCTGAAAAATATCCTGAAAAAAAAGAAAAATTATATGAAGTGGCCGAAAAATGTGGTTTAGCTAGAGTATATGGTGGATTACATTATTTAAGTGATCATTTATTTGCAAAATTTATTGTATCTATGATACCATAAAATATAAAAAAAATATATAAATATTATTAAATATATTTTTATATTTTTAAAAATGAAAAAACAATTATTTTTTTCACATACATGGAGACCTGATAATTTATTTAGAGATAATCACAAACGCGTTGTAAATTTAGTAAATGCTATGAAAATGCTTAATTGGACATGTTGGATAGATGAAGATGAAATGTTTGGAAATATTGATGCATGTATTAGTAATGGAATTAATGATTGTAGTTGTGTTTTAGTTTTTATTACAGAAAATTATTGTAATAAAATAAATGAAGGAGCAAATAATCCATTAATACGAGATAATTGTTTAAAAGAATGGACTTATGCAAATAATAGAAATAAATTAATGATACCAATAATAAACGAACCTGTTTTATTAAATTCAACATGTTGGCCCGATGGTATAATTAATTTATATTTTGGATCAACATTTTATATTGATTATACTAAAGATAATGTAACTGATGTTGCAAAACAATTATCATTTTTATTAAATAAATTTAATATTATTCAAGAAAAAAAACCAATTTTTTATAAAAATTATAAATTTTATAATTATTGCAATTCTTTAATATTTATAAATAAATTAAAAAAAAAAAAAAATAAATTAAATATTTTACCTGATTCACCTATAAATATTTCTCCAAACAATTCACAAAATAAATTAAATGAACTAGCAGATCAACATTTTTCAAACGAAAATTTAGAAGAAAATGTAGAAAAAAATTTAGAAGAAAATGTAGAAATATATATAAATAATAAAATAGCTAATAAAGACACAACAGAAACAAATTTAAAATTATTAAATTCCTTATTAAATAATAAAAAAATAGCTAAAAAAAGAAATTTACGTAAAATAATTCATATTTAATTAAATCTTTGAAGAATTAAAATGATTAAAAGTTCTTTATAAAATTATATATATATCTTATTTAAATTATTAATGTAATTTTTTTAACTTTACGTGTTCCATAACCATGTTTTTTTCGAGCTAGTTTAGCTAATTTTAGTGCTTTTGAATTTTTATTGCAACCTTCTTTTAAAATATTATAATCAACAGCAGCTGCTTTTCCTGAAGAAATAGAACTTGCTAAGCGAGCAATACCCCAACTGTGTGCGGTTTGATTTGGTCTAGAACCAGAAGAATAATAAGCTCCTTGGCCTTTTTTAACAATTTTATTTAAAGCTTTTATAGAGCAACCTGTTTTTTTAGAGAGATTTTTATTTACACTTAAATTTTTAATTTTATATATTTTTTCGGCATTTAAAATATGATTTGATTTTTTAGATTTAAATGATTTTATAGGTAATCTATGAATATATTTTCCTTTTTTATACGCTTTTCTAGATTTTATTAATTGTTTTTTTTGTGTTTTTTTATCTTTTTTTGATAAAAAAAGTGGTACATATTTTACAGGAACGTTCATTTAATATATATAAATACTATATATATTAAATTAATTTATTTCTTGCACTGTCTAATTTTTCACTATTATATTTAATTCTTTTAATTGTATTTTTATATTCTTTCTCATTTGATTTTAATTTATTTTTTAATCGTTTTTTTCTTTCCGAAACATTTTGTTGAAGACTTTTTTTATATTTTTCAGATTTACCAATTTCAAATATATTTTTTAAATCTTCTAGTTCATTAATTTCAGATTTTATATCGCTTATAAAAATTTTATAAAAGTTTTTAATTTGTATATCTTTATTAATTTTTTCAGCAGATCTTGAATATTGATCCAATGGATGACATCTCTTATGTGTCATATATTTTTGATTTTAAAAATAAAATTTTTTGTATATCAATTTTAATTTATACTTATTAATAATTATAAGGAGCTACTCCACAATATGAAAAATTTTTATCTCCAGTAATAGAATCGATGCAAGCGTTATAATTTTGTGAACCAGCTGTATAATTTTTAAAAGGATGACTAATAATTAATTCATCATTAATAAATTTTAATTGTTTTTCGTTTTCATCTTTTGCATTTTTAGTGTTTAATTGATTAGTATAAAATGAATTTATATATTGTAAATAACTATTAACCACATTTTTATTGTTATTTGTGCTAACATTTTTATTATTTAAATTATTTAAATTTTTCAATTCCATTTTAAAATCATTATAACTAGGATAAGGTGTATTTTTTACATCTTGAACTGTCGTATATTGGGCATCTGAAGAGACATTAAAAAAAGAACTTCTATTTTTTTCTGCATATAAAGAATTCATACAAATATCCAATTTATCAGTATTTGGATTTTTAACTTCACCAAAACAGTTAAAAAACTGATCTGTATTTATTAAATAATCATCACTTAGTTGTTCTCCAAATTTATTTAGAGGATTATAATATTTAGTCAAAGACATAATATTCGATTTGAAAAATTTAACTATTTCGTTTTGGATTTCAATTTTTCTATTTTTATCTCTTGTTAGATTAATATCTAAAGTATTTAATTCTGCATTCAACGAATTTAATTCATCTTTTGATAAATTTTCTTCTTCTAATTGTGCATCATTTTTCATATTTAATTGATTTTGATAATTAAATATTTCATTAACACTTAAAGTGGGATCTTTTATAATATTTAATGTGTCAGTATAACTTAGATCTAATATTATTCCACTAAAATCTTTTTGATTGCATATATTTTTTATTTTAATATAATCTTGATTATTTGCAATTTTCATAAATCTATTATTATCATTATTGCATAAATCGGTTATTATAGTTTGTAAATTAGAGCATAATTGTTTTTGAATTTGATTATTAGAAATTTCACTATAACTTGTAGTATATGTATTATAAAAAGAACTATTATTACAGCAATTAAATTTGGTATTAAATCTTTCTTCTGAAGATTCAAAAAAAGTGTTTGCGGAACAATTTTCTTTCCATGGACAAAATATTTTACTTAAGTCTGTAATTTTTAAATCACTTACATCATAAATGTATTGATCGTTATTTAATAATGGAGTATAAGAAATATCATATAATTTTATACATTGATTATTATTTGGTATTAATCTGCAATTAGAACATTCTACTATATTAGAAAAAGTTTCTAATGGTTTTTTATTAGATAATAATGCAAATATTATACAGGTTATTAATAAGAAAACAAATAAAAAATTAAAATTATTATTCATAATATTATATTATATTTATAAAATAATATTATCTATTGTCCTATTAAATTCGAATTATACTGATTATTTACTAAAATAAAATTACAATTTTTAAATAATTCTTTTATAGTATGTGAATTTGTATAAGTACATGTACTTCTAATTCCACCTAAATAATTCATTACAGTATTATTAATAGCTCCTTTATATTTAACTTTCAATTCTCTACCCTCAGAAGCTCTATAATTATTATTATTAGCAGCATAATTATTATTCATAGCATAAGATGAACTCATTCCATAAAAAAATTTATAGATGTTTCCATTTTCTTCTATAATTTCTCCGGGATTTTCATCGTGACCTGCAAAAGCGCCACCAATCATAACAAAATCTGCTCCAGCACCAAATGCTTTTGAACAATCTCCGGGACAAGTTATTCCTCCATCACTAATTATTAATTTATTAAATTGTTTAGCAATTTTACTACATTCTAAAACACATGAAAATTGTGGCATACCAACCCCAGTTTGAATTCTAGTAGTACATGCACTTCCACCACCGATTCCGCATTTAATAATATCAACTCCACAATCAATCAAAGATTTAACACCTTCTTTTGTACATACATTTCCCGCAACTATTATTTTATTTGTATATTTGTTTCTAATTTTTTTACAAAATTCTTTAAAACCAGATATATAACCATTAGCAATATCAATTAATATAAATTTACACTCAAAATTATCTAATATATTTACTAAATTATTATAATCTTCATCACTTATTCCTGTGGAAATCATGAAAAGATTAGGATCTAATTTAGAATCATTATTTTTATTAAAATTTAAAAGATCATCAAGTTTATGAAATTTATGTAAAGCAGTTATAATATTATGTTTTGAAAGAGATTTATAAATATCAAGGGTACCAATACTTGTCATATTTGCTGCAATAATAGGAACTCCACTCCAAGTATTTTCATTACTGAAATCAAATTTTGTATTTAATTCCACATTTTTTCTACTATTTATATCAGATGATTTTGGGAGTATTAATATATCCTTAAAATCGTAATATTTTGTTTGATTTTTTATCATTAATAATAAATTTGTTAAAATTATATTTATATTATTTTTATTTTATTTATTTTAACTGCATATATTAATTATATAATGAGTTTTGGACCATTTGATGTAGATTCTATGAAAAAAATATTAGTATTTAAAGAAGATTTAGATGAAAAACAAACAGGCAAGGGTGGCACTACTGCAACAAGTGATATATGTATACCTAAACCTATGGAAGATCGTCAAAATCCAGATCCAAATAATCCTTTTCAAACATTATTCTATAATGGTACCGCTGATTTGAACTACCAGGACCGTAAAGATTTTGATGCCAGCGACCCACTTAATAGAAGAGTTATACAAACTCTGGGAGCAGGTGAATCAGTGGATACATTACCCCAAAATATGACTTTATGTAGTGATACTTTTTATAGTTCTGATCAACAAGGATGTTGTTTAAAAGATACAGACCCAGCTGTTAATCCATCTCCTAATGATAAATGTCCAGACGGCAAAGATACTAATTTAAATTATGAAGTTATAGATGAGAACGGCAATAGTAAATTATATAATGTTTGTCATAGAGATAATTTGACTGAATTTTATGAAAAAGAACCAGGACTTATTAAATTTTTAATGTATGCATTATTTGCTCTTATTATATTGGTAATAATAGCATTAGTAGGATGTTCTTATGAGTTTTGGTTACATTATGGTGCCAGTATAGATTGTTTATATTATCAAAGTAAATGTAATAATAGAGGAGAAAGAGGTGATAAAGCTACATTAATAGAATTAATTTTTCCTAATAGATTAACATATTATCCATATCAACCTTGTTTACCTTGTTCTAAATATCCTGGAGCAAAAACTAGAAAAGATGACTTAGTAGGTGGAGGAGATGTTGGAAATGGTAAACAGAATAAAATTGTCAGCACATTTGCTGTGCATTATATAAATAATAGTAAATGTATTTCACTTGATGATGAATATAAAAAATGTACAAGACCTTTTCCATATAATATTGCTGATTACGCTGAAAATTCTAAGAGTGAATATTTAAAAGCTTTATTAAAAACTATATGTTTCTTTTTCATAATTCCTCTTTTAATTTTAAGAAAAACTTTTGCGTTTATATTAACTGGTATTAGTAAATTTTTTCAAAAAAGATTAAAAAATTATAATATGGCAAGAAGCGGAGCATTTTTATTATTTTCAGGATTATTATCTCCTTTCTTAAGATTAGCCGGTATAAATATAGGGCCTATAAATATTTTTGCAAATCCTCTTTCATTCTTAGGTATAATATTAACAATTTCTTCATTTTTAAGCTTAATTGGATATGTAATGACATGGGTTCTTGTACTTTTTCCAAGAAAAATTATAGGTTTGTTATCAGATCCTAGTAAATCAATAGATGAACTAATTAATTATTTTCCAAAAATAGATGAAAAAAATAATATTTTACATTATTATTCTTTATTTACATGGAAAATGTGGTATTCGGCTATTGGGAAACCACCTACAGAAATGATTTGGAATATAATTAAAAATATATTTTTAGTTATTCCATTTTTTATTTTAGTAGTACTATGTATTTCCATATCATTTATGGCATATAGTTTTTGTGGACTTTATTTTGCAATAACAACTGTAATTCAAATTTTTTACTATCCATTATCAAATAAATTAGAATTTTATGATTTAATAAAATCACATGGAAGATTATTAACAGTAATTTTTTGTATATTAGTATTTGTTGCTGGTTCACAAGCATTAAAAGAGGAAACTAGAGGAATGATGGGTTTTGTTTTAGCATGTATTATATTATTTTCATTATTTAAAGCATTTAAAAATTAATTCAAAAAAAATATTAAAAGATTATTATTATTTAAATTATATGACAAATAAAAAAAAAAATAAGAGAGAATTACCATTAGTTAGTGTATGTACCCCAACATTTAATAGAAGACCATTTTGGCCAATAACAATTGAATGTTTTAAACATCAAACATATCCATCTAATAAAATAGAATGGATAATCATTGATGATGGAACAGATAAAATTGAAGACTTAGTTTCAGATATTTCAAATGTTAAATATTTTAAATATGATGAGAAAATGCCATTAGGTAAAAAAAGAAATTTGATGCATGAAAAATCTAAAGGCGATATTATAGTTTATATGGATGATGATGATTACTATCCGCCTGAAAGAGTTTCACATGCAGTAAATATGTTAACTAGCCATCCAAATGCATTATGTGCTGGAGCGAGCGAAATTTATATTTGGTTTAAACATATTCAAAAAATGTATCAATTTGGACCATATAATAAAAACCATGCAACTGCTGGTACTTTTGCATTTAAACGTGAATTATTAAATGATCATAGATATGAAGATCATGCTGCGTTAGCAGAAGAAAAGGCTTTTTTAAAAGATTATAGTGTTCCATTTGTTCAATTAGAACCAAAAAAAACAATACTGGTGTTTTCTCATATTCATAATACATTTGATAAAAAAAAATTATTAGAAAATGGTCAAAACCAATATCAAAAAGAATCAGATAAAACCGTAGAAGAATTTGTAAAAGAAGAAAATATAAAAGATTTTTTTTTAAATCAAATAGATAAATTATTGAAAAATTATGAACCAGGTGATCCTAAAAATAAACCCGATGTTTTAAAACAAATTAAAGAAATAGAAGAAGAGCGCAAGAAAATGGCAAAGCAAAATTCTAATAATGGTAATGGAAAAATAATATTAAATCAAGATGGAAAACATATTGAATTAAACAATGAACAAATTGTAGGATTATTAAAAAATCAACAAGAAAATATTCAACAATTACATAAAACAATAACAGCAAAAGATGAAGAAATAGAATTATTAAAATCAAAAATAAAAGAACTAAGTATTACTCATTATAAATTAGATGAACTAAAAAATATTTTACAAGCAAAAAAAAATTAATTATTTAATTTAATTTATAATATTATATATTAATATTATAAATATGATTTTAAACAATGTTTGCTTTCCAGTGATTCTTTATATTGGATTTTCATTAATACAAATAATTATTGATTTCTATAACAAATTATTTAACAAAGCATTACTTAAATTTATTATTATGATAATTTTTGGTTTAATTATAAATATGTTATGTAGTATAGGACTACAAGTTATTGCATGGATAATTGTATTAATACCTTTTTTATATTTAACATTAGTAACCACTTTAATTTTTAAAATTTTTAGTAATAAAGATAATAATTATTTTCAATCAAATCATATTGATTTATCAAATGCAGATTTATCAAATAATATAACATCAGAAAAAGATATATCATATAATGAACTCGTAAATGATAATATTGATAGAATTAATAGAGATTTAATTAGAAATGTATTTTATTATAAAACAGATAAATATTTTAATTTAAAATATGATGAAAAAAATATATATGATCTCTCAAGAAATCCTCACAAATATGATTTAATTTACAAATTATTAAACGAATCAGTAAATAGTAAATATATAGATTTGATATATAACAAACAATTATTTAATTATTTAATTCCTCAGAAATATATAGATGCTTTAAATGTAAAAGTAAATAATAATATTAATAGAAATTATAATAATAAATTAAGAAATTATTATATATTAGATTCTAATAATTATATTCCATGTCCGTCAAATGAAAATCCAACAAGTTTTTTTAGAAAAACTGGTTTTAATTGTTATGATTTAAATCAAAATACTATAACTGAACAAAATATTGATTCTAATAATTCATTAAAAATTCGTACTATAATAGATTATAAATAATACTATATATTAATTATTTAAAAATATATAAAATATAGTATTATATGAATTTATTAGATAATAAATGGAGTTTATGGTTTCATTCACCATTTGATAATGATTGGAGTATAAATAGTTATAAAAATTTATATAATTTTACTACCTTAGAAGATGCAATAAAAATTATTGAAAATATAGATTCATTAATATATGAAAAATATATGATGTTTTTAATGAAAGATAACATTAAACCAATTTGGGAAGATGAAAATAATAAAAATGGTGGATGTTTTTCTTATAAAGTTTTATCTACAGATATTTATAAATATTCAAAACAAATTATTTATTTAATATTAGGAAATACATTAACAGAAGATGAAAATTTGATAGAAAATATAAATGGAATCTCAATAAGTCCAAAAAAAAATTTCTGCATATTTAAAATTTGGATTAAAAACATTAATATTATAAATGATAATCTTAAAGATAAGTTAGAAGATAATTTAGAAACAGAAGATATATTTAATATACATTTATTATTAAATATTGATAAACTGAATCCTATTTTTAAATATCATAATTCATTATATTAATCACTTGTTTTTGGTAAGGGAGCTAGACAAAGTCTAATTTCACCCAATGATGCTACATTATATTTCACTATTAATGGTTTATTATTATTTAAATAAATTTCTATTTGATTACATAAATTTGTGCATTTTATAAAATAAATAAGATTTTTTAATGAAAATTCACCCTGAATAATATCATCAGGATTCTGCTTTTGAATAAATTGCATACTATTATTTGACTCTGTTCGTCTAATTTCTGCTTTTGCATATTGCCCATTACATATAAAAATTAATTCATTATTTACAGATTTTATTTCTAATTTTTCAGAAATATTTGCCAAATCTCTAATAATTTTTTGAAAATCAATTGATGGTATATTTATTATTGAAGAAAATTTTACATTTGGAACAGTCATTTCTTCATTATCTGGTTCTATTAATCTTAATTTTTGTATCTTAGATTGTTTAATATCTCCATTTTCAAACTTTAATCCTAATTCTGTAACAATTCCATCTAAATAATCATTTTTTTCTATATATATTGTTAATGTATCATCATTATCTATACTGGAAATTAATTTAAATAAATGTATCATATTGACTCCTATTTTTATTTTTTCAAATTTACAATCGTAAAATTCAAATTTATCTGCTTCTAAAATTAAATGTACTAAAATTGTATGAGTTTTATCCATAGATATTATTTTTATTCCTTGTTTAGTAAAAATAATGGTAGTTTCTAATAATATATCTTTTAATGCTGTCATTAAAATTCTAAATGGAGAAATTTGTACAGTTTTTATTGTTAATACATTATTATCTATACTATCATAATTGTTTTCATTTGACATATTTTATTATATTATAAAACAATACTTCGCTTTAAATAGTTATATTTTTTAAATAAATTATTAAATAAAATTTTTGTAATTTATTTAATAATCAATAAACTTAAATAGCTTTACTAATGAAATATATAAAATTGTTTATAACTAATTATTTATCTATAAATAATTTTTTTAATCAAGAAAGTAATAAAAATATAATATTTGAAAATAAAATATTACCTTATAAATATAATTCATTTAAATTTACAAAAAAAAATTTATTAAAATATGATTTATATTTTGATATTTATAATGATAATTTTGATGATAATTTAAATAAAAAATATAATAAATTTAATGATTTAACAGCAGAACATATTTTTCCACAATCATTTTTAAAATATTATAGTAAAGCAAAATTCGATATGCATAATATATATTTAACAAATAGTTTGACTAATAATTATAGAAGCAATTATAAATATTATGACGAAAATAATTACATGTATTTTATTGAAAATATTAAATATATTAGATTACCAGAAAAAAATTATATAATTTACAATGAATTATCTAATTATAGATCAAATAAATGTAATCTATTTATACCATGTTATAATTCTAGAGGAAAAATTGCTCGATCAATCGCTTATATTAAATTAAATTATGAAAATGTAATACTAGAAAATGTAATAGAGATTGATACATTAAAAAAATGGAATAAATTATATCCACCATCCAAAAATGAAAAAAATAGAAATAAAATTATTAAATTTTTACAAGGAAATAATAATATTTTTATAGAAAATTATTTACTAGTTGATGAATTTTTTAATTATTTACAAAAAAAATAATATAAAAAAAAATATTTAATTAATAATTATAATATAATGAGCGATAAAAATGAGATTGTTGAAGAATTACCAAATAGTGTTAAGTTAAATCTACAGCAGGGACTATTAGTACATTCATTAATAGAAGTTATGACACGGAGAGGGGCTTTTTTAGCTGACGAACTTAAACCCGTCGGTGAATTATTTGATTATATTAAAAAAGAATTAAAAGTAGAACAACATGTAAAAAGAATTCAAGAAGTTCAGAAAAAACAACAAGAAAAAACAGATGAACCTACTAATGTTGAATAAATTTTTAAAAAAAAATATAAAAATAAATATATATAAATTGCATACAATATCATTTTAGTTTTTGCTATTGTATATAGTCAATAAGGTAATATAATTATAATTCTAATTCTAATATTAATTCCATTGGGCAATGATCTGAGCCTAAAATATTTTTTAATATTTTGCAATCTTTTACTTTATTAAGTAATTTTTTTGTAATTAAATAATAATCTATTCCCCATCCATTATATTTACTTCTTTCAGCTTTTAAGAAATTTGACCAATAAGTTGATTTTTGTAATTTTGGATTTAAATATCTAAAAATATCTATAAGATCAGTATATTCAATCAAATATGCAAAATCCAATCTTTCATTATCAAAAAATCCAGCTACTTTATTTTTTTTACTTTTTGGATTACAAATATCAATATCTAAATGCGCTACATTGAAATCCCCACATATTATAATTTCTTTATTATATCTACTTTCTAATTCTTGAACATAACACATGAAATATGTATTCCATGATTCTCTAAAATAATAACGTTCACACTCTAAACTTTGCGAATTTGGTACATATACATTTATTAATATGAATTCTTCAAATTCTAATGCTAGTATTCTACCTTCTTCATCAAAATCAGGATTATCAATTACTGATTTGGGTTGTTTGGTACACCAAATACTAACCCCTGACAATCCTTTTCTTTGAGTCGTACCTTTTGTGCAATTCCAAAAACGATATGGATAGCGAATTTCAATTTCACATTTTAAATTAACTTGATCTTCGTTACATTTTGTTTCTTGTAAACAAACAATATCATAAAATTTATAACCACAACCATTTTCACTTATTTGATTAAATAATGCATTCATTATATGATTATTTCCATTTTCGTTATTTTTTAAACGTGCTCGTAAACCTGCAACATTCCAAGAAATAATTTTCATAATATTATTTATTAAATTAAATAATATTATTATTTTTATATCAATTTTTTTATTTAGCTTACAATTATTGTTCCAACCATACTGCTATGATATTGGCATATATAATAATAAGTTCCTGCATTATTTGGTGTCCAACTAATTGTTCCACTAGTTGATCCATTATTTGATGCAGCCGGATCACTTACACCATTAGATGTTCCTATATTTGATACTGGTTTTATCCATAATGGATGTCCACTTACACTTACATCTAATTCTAATGTATCACCTACGTTAATATTAATTGTTGAATTTGTTCCACTAATAGCACCATTTCTATCATTTCCAGATAAACTATAACTAAAACCAGGAGCCGTTACAGTTATATTATATGTTTCATTTGTTGTAGGTATTAACGAAGGATGATCGTTAATTATAATGGTACCACCCATATTTATATCGTTTGAAGAATTATAATAAAATGTTCCTGATGTATCTGTTATCCAGAAAATAATACTATTTGTTGCTCCATTGTTAGTTGCTGATGTTACATTATAAGTATCATCTATACTTTGCTGTGTTCTTATATAAAATGGATTGTTTGTTGATGTAACAGTTAAGAATAGCGCATCTTGTGTTTGTAATGTTATTGTTTGATTCGTTCCATTTAGTGTTCCATTTCTATCGCTACCACTTAAATCAAATCCTCCTGCACCATTATCTAATACTTCTATTGAATAATTTATAGTCTCATAAGATACCACCACTGTTCTTTCTGCAGATACTGTATAGCCAGCGCTATTTGTTACTGAGTATAATATTGTATAAGATCCAAGAACATTCATGCATAAATCATTATAATTTATAACTATTAAATCAGATATATCACTATTATCATAATCTAACGCTGTTGCACCAGCTTCAATATAACTTTGGAATTGTATAGAAGGCAATTCACTTGGACCAATTAGTGTCAAAGTAGGTGATAAACTTTCTAAAATATTAATTACTAATATTTCACTTCTTTGTTGATTATTTATTGGATCAGTTACTTTATAAATTAATGTTTGAATACCTAAAATTGAAGTATCTATTGTACTAATTGTAGAATCTAATGAATTTTCTATTATTATCAAATCAGAAATATCTGTTCCTCTATTATCACTTGCATCAGCAACAGGCGCTGTAAACGAACTATTTTGTTCTATATATAATGGATTATTTCCAGATATAACAATTGTAGGTAATGTATTATCTACTATATTAAATGTAACAACACTTATTGATGAAAGATCTGAATCATTTACTGAAGCTATACTATAAGATAAATCATATGATCCTTCAGTCGACATGTCTACTGTTCCTTCTCTTCTAATTATTAAATTATTAGTTGAAATTTCAGTTAATTGATCTATGCCGCCAGATAATGTAATTGTGTTATTATATGAATCACTTCCTGTTACTAATGGATAATCAAAATCTATATTACTTAAGTCTAATGTTGTTGAACCAAAGAATATCAAAATATTTGGTGGTTGAGGTTGATTAATTCTCAAATTAAATGTTGTGGAGTTAGAAATATCATAATTATCGTATACAGTATATAATATTGCATAATTTCCTGTTATATTTGTTGAAGATACATCATTTGATCTTTCTATTCTTAAGAAAGAATTTGATATTTCATTTACTTGATTTTCACCACCTAATAATATTAATTCATTTCCTGAAGCATCATTTGTTGAAACATCTGGGTAACTAAATGATAAATCTTTAAGTATTGAAATAAATGTATAACTTAAATCAATAGACGGTGGTTCTAAAACATACACTAATCTTGATATATCTGTTACATTTTGAGCATTATCTGTAACAGTATAATAAATTATATGTTCACCAGAAACTGTTGTATCTATAAATCCATTACTAATTGAAATAATTAATGCATTACTAATATCAAAATTATCAGTTGCAATTACACCTGGATCAATAAAGGTATCAAATAATTTCAATAAAATAGGATTATTTCCACTTAATTCTACTGTTGGTGCAATAGTATCTGAAACAATAATTGTTCTTATTACAGTCGATTCGTTTTCTTCAGAATCAATAACTGTATAATTTATTGTATAATTACCAACTATATTTGCGCATAAATCTGATATAATATTAATACTTATATCACTTATATCTGCATAATTATCACTTATTATATAACCAGGTTCACTATAAATAGAATTGACTAAAATGTTCATACATATATCACCTTGTAAAGTTATAACCGGTGGGGTTGTGTCTTCTACTGTTATTTGTCTACTTACATCAGTACTTATATTATTATTTGAATCTGTTGCATTGTAATATATAGTGTATATACCCAAAACATTTGTATCTATATTACTAATATCTACACTACTTACATCAGATGAAGATTGATATTTATAATATTTTGTTATTGTTATATTATCTGAAGTATCATAATTATCACTTAGAGTTACACCTGGTTCAACATATGATTCTTGGTAATTCAAATTAATAAAGCTTGCACCACTAAGCTCAATAATCGGTGCTATAGTATCTTTGATTTCAATAACTCTTGAAATTGATGATGAGAAATCATTTACATCTATAGCTGTATATGTTATTGTATATATTCTATTTGGAATGTTTGTTTCAATACCACTTACATCTGAACCATCTAAACTATAATTAATTAAAATATTACTACTTTCTATAACTGCACCGGTATTATCAGTTGCTATAACACCAGAATCTATAAATGAAGTATTTACTTCTATAATCAATGAACTTAAATCATCTATTAAACTAATTGTTGGTGGTGCATTATTTACTACAAATACTCTTCTAGTTATAGTATTTGATTGATTTCCATTTGTATCAACTGCAGTATAGCTTAAATCATATGAACCAACTGTTCCAGTTAAAACATTGCCTTCTATATTTACAGTAATATTAGCAGAATTATCATAATTATCATTTACTATTACTCCTGGATCATCATATGCTCGATTAATTTGCATTGTTAATTCTGAATTTCCTACCAATGAAATAGTTGGCGCTATATTATCAATAATTACAAGTTCTCTAGAAATTGAAACAGCATTATTACATGTGTCTGTTGCAGTATATGTTATAATATAGTTACCTACTATATTTGTATCTAAATTATTTACTTCAACACCATTTAATTCATATAAATAAGATATATTTATATTATCTGAACTATCATAATTATCACTGACAATTATTCCTGGATCAACGAAATTACTTCCCACAATTAAACTATAAGAAATATCACCACTTAACAATAAAACAGGTGGAGATAAATCTTTAACAATTACTGTTCTTGTTTCACTTGATTGTAAATCTCCATTAAACGATGTATATGTAACATTATATGTTCCAATTAAATTACTACAAACATCACTTACTGTGTTAATAGATAATGGATTATTTTGACTATCAACTGATACTGCTCCTTGATCTATATATACAGAACCATAATCAATTGTTACAGTGGAATTACCATTTATTGTTATTCTTGGTGCAGAAGGATCTCTAACGCTTATAGTTTGAACTATTGATGTTGCATTATTATTACTGTCTTGAACATTATAAATAATATTGTAATTTCCAATGACATCTAATTGAACAGCACTTTTACCACTATCACCAACAAATAAAGTTTCTCTTGTATTGTTATCTGTTGCAGTTGCTACTGGATATGTATATGAGTCTCCTATATATATAATTGTGGTAAAATTTGAATAAATAGCAGAATTATCTAAATAAATAACTGGTGGAGTTGTATCTTGTATAGTTACTCTTCTAAATTCCACACTTGAATTACCATAATCATCTAAAGCAATATATGTTACTGAATATTCTCCTGGTCTAGTTAGGTCAATATTATTGGTAATTGATACATTTACATTTTCTGTATTATCAGTAACTCTTGCTCCATATTCTACATACTCTGTTCCTAATTCAAGAACAATTTGAGAAATATCATTTTGACCAGGATATGGTTCAAAATCTATTCTTGGTGCTATGATATCTTCGATAGTAATTACTCTTGTTTTAATATCTGAAATATTACCACAAATATCGGTGGCACTATATTTTATTTCATATGTTCCTACTTGAGCAGAATTAAAAGTACCGCTATCAGTTACTGCATTTCCATAACAAATATCAAGTGTTAAGTTTGTATCATAATTATCGGTTACATCTGCTCCATATTCGATATATGTATCACTACCTGCTTGAATTGTATAATTAATTAAACCAAAATTATTTGGTATAAGTGTTACAACTGGTTTAGTAGTATCAACTACTTCTACTCTACGTGTTAAAAATGTTTCATTTTGATCTTCATCAACTGCTTTGTAAACAACATTATATACTCCTAATACATTTGTATCAATATTTTCACCAGATACTGTTAATATTATATTTCCTCCTCCCAAATCTACTGCAGTTGCTCCTGGATCAATATATGTATCACCTGCTTGTACTATTATTGTACTACTTCCTTCCAGTGTTATAGATGGCCCAGTTGAATCTCTTACAATAACTGATCTTTCTTTAATTGATGTATTATTAAAGCTATCACTTGCTGTGTATTTTATTATATAATTACCTTTAATGGATGTATCTATATTTTGAATTAAGGTTTGATTATTATTAATATCTACTGAAAAAATGTCTGTTATTAAACTATATGAGCTATAATCAAAAATTTCTACTCCTGGGTCTTGAAATGGATCACCTAATTCTACTATTATAGATTCATCGCCACTTATTGTTATTATAGGGGCTTGTGTATCTTGCACAATAACTACTCTTGTAGCTTCTGATTTATTATTACATAAATCAAATGCAGTATAAACTACATTATAAGTTCCAGCTACATTAAAATCAATACTATTTGAATTATGAAATTCATCACTTATACCTAAAATATCGTTAGTAAAAAATCCATATTCTGTATATTCTTGCCCTAACTCAAGTACAATTGGTGATATTATACCACTTGGATCTGGCAATAAAGTTATAACTGGTGGAGTTGTATCTCGTACTTGTACTTCTCGATATTTTATTGTTTGCTTATTATTTATATCAGTTGCTTGATATCTTATTACATAAATTCCAATTCTATTAGCTATCATTTGATTTCCGGATACTTCTAGTGAAATATCATGTGTTATTTGTAAATCAATTGTATCTCCAGATAAATCACTCCTATCAAAAACATCTGCGCCTAATTCAATAAATGGTGTACCTAATTCAATAATTTGAGGATTTGGACCAATTAAATTTAATTCTGGTGGTACACTATCTTCTACTGTTACTGTTCTTGTTTCAGTTGTAGAATAACCATCTATATCTGTTGCCGTATATTCTATTACATATGTACCTTTTACATTTGTATTTATTGCTTCTAAACCAGTAACTGTTACTGTTAATGGTTGACTATTATTATCACTTGCATCATATCCAGGGTCAGTAAATTGATCTCCTAATTCAACTGTTATATTTGTTACATTCCCAAATGCGTCTGGTCTTAATGTAATTGTAGGTTCAGTGGTATCAACTACTCTTATTGTTCTAATTTTTTCACTGGCACTTCCTGTATTATCTATTGCTCGGTAAATAATATTAAAATTGCCAGTTTCTTTTATAATTGGAACATTATTTATAATTGATAAACTTAAATCAGTTGTAACTGTAACTTTTAAGACTTTATCATTTCTATCAAGTGCTATTGCTCCAGGATCATTTAATGGAAATCCTACTTCACGAATAATGTTATTTTCGCCATTTAAAGTTATTATTGGTGGTGGAGAAGGACATGTTGTATTATAAAATAAAATATCTTCTCCTCCCATATAACCATGATATAAGCAATAAAAACTAACTTTAGTAAAATTACTTATTACTTTAATATTTATATTTCCATAATAAAAATCATATGATATGTCATTTACAGGATAAGTAACTTTTTTATCTGCGTCACCAGTATATAATATTTGATGTGTTTTATTATTATTTAATATAGCCAAAGGATGTGATTGTGGAATATTTGTAATCTCATAAATTCCATTATTTATTCCATATTTTTTATTAGCATCATATGTAAGTGCATTATTAAGTACATATTTATTACCATTTAATGTATAAATAACATTTAAATTTCCAGAAAAATTAACACATTCTATATAATTTACTGAAAATGCTCTATCATTGTAAATTGTATTTATAGGATAAGTATTGATATTATCAATAAAAATATTATTTATTGCATCATAATTTTGATATACATCAAAATCTACTTCATTTACATAATTAGAAGCAATAACATTTATTTTTGTAGATTGTATAAAAAAATCTTCAAATGATAAATTTTCAGATAGTGAATCTATAATAGTATTAGCTCTTAGTATTGTATTTTTTAAATTTTCTTTTTTTTCATTTGTTACTATAATATTTTTATTACTAAAAACATTGTCTATAACTTGTTGTATATATGAAACATCCAAGAAATTAAAAGAATTATCAGAAATTGCTAAAAATCCTATTTCATTTAAAACTTCTTTTTCAGCTAAATTAATACTTAAATCTGAAATAAATGCAGATGTTAAAGTTTTTGAAATATTGTTAATTTCATTATTTAATTTTGTTAGTTTTGTATTTTTATTTAGAATGTGATCTGATTTTATTTCATTATTTGTTAAATTAAATAAATTTCCAATGTATTCTCGTGTTGTTTTTAATTTACTTAAAATAGTAGAATCGGTTATATCATTTTCAACTATTAAACTAACTAATGTTGACATAATACTGACATTTAATTTTGTTGCTACTTCTCTTTTTTCAAAAATCCCTTCAAACTCTAAAATATTATTTAAATTTGTCGCTATATCTATTCCATTTGTAAATTTAATTTTGAAAATATTTGGAAGAACATTTTCTGATGTTCTTAAAGTAAAATTACCTAAACTATCTGTTGTTATTAATTCAATTATTTTATTGGTTTCAATATTGATAACCATTCCACTTGCATTTCTAATATATCCATCTATCAAACTACCTGTTATAATATCTTTTGCATTAAAATCACAACATTCTCCTGCTGCATTATTACTGCATCGAGTTATACAAGCTTTTCTAGCAAATCTACTTTGTTTACCTACACCAGATCCGACTATATAAAAATTTTCATTTTTTCCTACTTTATTAGTTAAGATTAAACGTCGCATATATATATATAAATTTAAATAATAAAAATACTTTTTAAATTTATTACTATAAAATGAATTAATTTTTTTATACGTTTTAAAAAAATGATTCATAATACATTTAAATATACTATATAGTGTATTTCTATATATAAAAAAAAATTATATATTGATTAGTTTAATAATAGCAATTAAATAATAATATATTTAATTTATATAAATTAAATATAACAATTTTTTTTAGTTAAAATAAATAATATTCATATAATTTATACAAACCGATACTTACAATAGCAACTGCTGCATAATCCAATGATTTGCTTATTGGAGATACTAATTTTTTTGTTGTTAATAATGTTTTTTCAACAATACTAGAATTTTTTACAAAATCATTGCTAACTATATTAATCAATCCACTATCTTTTTTTGTTTTCGACACCATTTTATAATATAATAAAATATTATAAATTATACAAAAATTTTAATTGTTGTGCTTATCTTTTACGTGTGTTTTTTCTTGTTTTTTTTGGTGATTTTTTTACATAACCAAATTGTCCTTTTTTTGTAAAATAACCTGCTTTTTCTAAACGTTTTTCTTTTTTTGCAGTTAAATGTTTTTTTTTAGATACAATATGATCTCTTTTATTTTTCATTAATTTATCTTTTGTTAAACCACCCTCTGTTTTATAAGCAGTGCCGTGCCATACTTGTGCACGGGAACCAATTAGCATTTGAAATTTTTTTCCTTTAATATGATACATTCCATCTTCAGATCTCAATATTTTTTTAGCCATTATTATATTTTAACGAAAGAAAAAAAAATTTGTATATTATTTATTTTTTTTTAACTAAATAATATATAAATATTTATAAATTATGGGAAGCAATTATAATAAAATAATTACCACAGTGAATTCAATTACAGAAGACTATAATTTATTGCCAAGACAAAACGAATGTATTGTAATTGATACATGTAATAATAGAATAGGAATTAATAATTTCAATCCTGAATATTCATTAGATATTTCAAATGGTGATATTAAATGTAAAAATATAATAATTGATAACGATGCAAGTGTTAATAATTTTAAAAATATTAATCTAGATAATAAAAAATTTGCTTATAAACATCCAAATAATAATGAAATTATTATTGAATCTAGTAATAATAAAATTATTTTTGATACAGAAGTAGAATTTAAGCATTTTCCACAAATGCCATTATTTTATTCAATTCCTCAGTTTAATGGTCAGCTTGACATTTGTTATACAGTTATTGCAAATGATGTTTCTTTTGGTGGTGGTAATATTACAAATACTATAATTGGTAAATCAGGCTTGGGTAGTTATTTACCTAACTTAGGTTATTTTACTGATGTTTGTATTAATACATTATATGTTCGTGATATTGAAGTAAGTAATAATGTTGTTATTGATAATAATTTTTTATTAGATGGTGATGCTAGTTTTAACAAGAATGTAATGATTAAAAATAATTTAAATTTAGTTAATAATTTATTTTGTAATGGAACAATATCAGTATCAAATGATTTATCTTGTAATAAAAATATATATGTTTCAGATGATCTATTTGTTTATAAAGATTTATCAATAAATAATAATACAACAATAGGAAACAATTTATATCTAGGCGGTGACGCTTCATTTAATAGTAATGTTATTATTAATAAAAATACTAAAATTTATGAAAATACAGATATTTGTGGAAATCTTGTTGTTTTGGGTGATATTACATTGGCGGGTTTAAATAAATTTTATTATGGAGATGGATCTAAATTAGTAAATGTTGGAGCAGATGCATTAATATTATTTAATGATGCTAGTTTTACACATCTCGATATATGTAAAAATTTAACAATTTCTAACGAATTGTTAACATATGGAGATGTTTCTTTTGGAAAAACATTATATGTTGATGGTAAAATAACTGGAAATTTTAAATTGCAAATTAATAATCTTGCTGAATTTAATGATTTAGTCGATGTTAATGAATTAGAAGTGAATACAAAATCAAGATTTAAAGGAGATATATTTATGGATTCTGTAAAAAATACTACTGGTATTGGTAAAGATACATCATTTAATGCTTGTTTTATTAATGTAGAAAAAAATGTAGTTATTGATAATAATACACTTATAAAAAATAAATTAGATGTAAGTGGTGTTGAAATTAGTAATAATTTATTAGTACATGTTGATACTAGAATGAATAATAAATTAGATGTAAGTGGTGTTGAAATTAGTAATAATTTATTAGTACATGTTGATACTAGAATGAATAATAAATTAGATGTAAGTGGTGTTGAAATTAGCAATAATTTATTAGTACATAAAAATACTATCATAAAAAAAAAATTAGATGTTGAAAATATTGAAGTAAGTAATAATTTATTTGTACATGTTGATACTAGAATGAATAATAAGTTAGATGTAAGTGGTGTTGAAATTAGCAATAATTTATTGGTACATGTTGATACGTCAATGAATAATAAATTGGATGTAAGTGGAGTTGAAATTAGTAATAATTTATTTGTACATGTTGATACTAGAATGAATAATAAGTTAGATGTAAGTGGTGTTGAAATTAGTAACAATTTATTGGTACATGTTGACACTAGAATAAATAATAAATTGGATGTAAGTGGACTTGAAATTAGTAATAATTTATTAGTCCATGTTGATAGCAGAATGAATAATAAGTTAGATGTAAGTGGTGTTGAAATTAGCAATAATTTATTGGTACATGTTGATACGTCAATGAATAATAAATTAGATGTAAGTGGCGTTGAAATTAGTAATAATTTATTTGTACATGTTGATACTAAAATGAATAATAAGTTAGATGTAAGTGGTGTTGAAATTAGCAATAATTTATTGGTACATGTTGATACGTCAATGAATAATAAATTAGATGTAAGTGGCGTTGAAATTAGTAATAATTTATTTGTACATGTTGATAGCAGAATGAATAATAAGTTAGATGTAAGTGGTGTTGAAATTAGTAACAATATTTTAATACATAAAAATGCTACAATAAATAACTTGTTAGATACTTCAGGATTATTTATTTATAATGATATTTCATTTAATGGATTAATGCGCGGGGATGGTTCATTATTAACAAATGTTGGAAAAGATGCATTAACAAGATATAATGATGGTTCATTTAATAATTTTGATATTTCAGGAAATTTTAATTTTTTAAATACTGCATCTCTTTATGTTGATTGTAAATCCACTTTTAATAATGATATTGATATGAATAGAAAACATTTGAAACGTATTGAAGATTTAACAGCTGAAAGAATATTAATTTATAAAGATAGTAGTTTTAATAATGGATTATTTGTTGAAAGAGATGTTAGTTTTAATAGAAATTTATATGTTCATGGAAGAGCAACATTTAATAGTGAGTTTACTTTAAATCAATTAGTAATTAATGATAAAATAGATAGTTATAATATTAATGTAACAAATAAATTATCTAGTTATAATGATAATATTTTTTATAAGAAAATAGATGCTAGTAGTATAGATGTTAGTAATATAATAACGGCATATAATTCTAATATTACTAATAAATTAGATGTTAATAATTTACAAAGTAATAATTTAACAATCAATAATGATGCTTCATTCAATAATGATTGTAGTTTTAATAAAAATATATATATTAAAAATAATATAGATATATCTGGAAATGTTAATAAAATAAATTTACAGTCATTTAAACTTAAAGGTGCAAATTTTGCGACTGTAAACAGTAATTCAGAATATCAAGAATTTACTAATAGATTTCAAAATAGTAATAATATTGCAGGTTGTTATATTAATGGAATTAATGATTTGCTTGGTAATAATAATTATGGATTTAATATTACTCAGTCAGGTATTTATAATGTAACTTTTACAATATCATGGGCTTTTACAACCGAATCGATAATAAACGGTACAATAATTTCAATTGGATTAGCACCAATTAATACTCTAAATGATTCAAATGATCAAACAGGAAGATATGATTCAAATTATAATCCTAGTGTTTCACAAGCTGCAAATTATTATGAATCTTTTGCATATACTAGTTTTGGACCATTAAGTGAGAAGACTTTTTCAGTAGATTCTATTAATGGTGCATTTTTTGTTCAATCTATTAATGAAAATATTTTTTTGAAGAAATATACTACATTACGTGCATTTGTTAAAGCATATAATAGTGATTTAGAATCCTCTAGCGGATCAAATGAACTGAAAATTGATATTGATCTTGGAAAATCATCTTGGGGTGCTACTTTTATAAATCCACTTTAATGTTAAAAAATATTATAATTTTTTATTTATATATTATAAATAAAAAATAATGGCATTTACTAGATTTTCATATGATGATTGTAGAATTCAGAAACATTTAGAAGAATCAACGAATATTGGTAACTATTTTTTAAATACTCCTGGTAATGGTATTAATTTAAAAATTTTTGATGATCCACATATTAGAATGCAAAAATGGGGAGGTAATTTATCAACTAATAAAACACTTATAGAAAATGATTTAAAAAATTTAAATATTAAAACAAATAGAGATGAAATTGATAAAAATAATTATAAAAAATATTTAGAAGAACATAACATACTTAATAATAATAATAATAATTTTCATAGACAACCGATTACAAATGACTGTCGAACAAGTCATCCTGCATGGGAAATTAGAACGAATGATTCAATTAATCAAGTAAATAATTTTGATTATTTATTTTTCAATCCACAAGATAATGTATGTTTCAATTTTAATAATAATATATCTACAAGAATATTGGAAAAAGATTATTATAGATATAAAAATTAATTTTAAATAATATATTTATTTTTATAGAATAAAAAATTATAAATATATTATTTATATTTATATAATGGCTGAGATAATTTTATCTATTATAGGATTAGGTAGTTTATATATTATAAGTAATCAAGAAAAAAAATCAATAAAAGCAGCAAATGAATGTTTTGAGAATAAAAATGATAATACTAAAATAAAAAATAATAAAAAAGTTTCATTCCAAAACAATGTATCTACAAAATCTAATAAGGAAGGATTTAATAATATTAATAGTTTTAATTCATTAACCGGTAATAATGTTAATTTTAATGATTTTAAACATAATAATATGCAACCTTTTTTTGGAGCAAAAATAAGAGGAGCTAGTTCTTCAATTAATAATACAGAATCTTTATTAGATAATAAATTAGGATCCGGAAGTCAAAATTTTAATAAAAAGGAAATGGCTCCTTTATTTAAACCCGATGAAAACTATAGTTACAATAATGGAATGCCTTCAACTAGTGATTTTATCCAAACTCGCATGAATACTTCTAATAAAATGTCTAATTATACTGTTTGCAATGGCGAAAGAGTTGGTCCTAATAATACTTGTGATTCTAAAAACGGATTAGATGGATTTAATAATGGTATGAATAATAGAAATTTGTGGCAACCAAAAAATGTAGATGATTTAAGAACTATTAACAATCCTAAGAATATATATGATCTAAATGGTCATGAAGGTCCTGCGGTTTCTAAAATTAAAAATGTTTCTACTGTTAAACAATTAGGTAATATTGAAAAATATATGCCAGATACATATTATGAATCTGGACCAAATAGATGGTTTACTACTACTGGATCAGAAGTTAAACCAAGTATTAGATCAGAACAAATGTTAACAAATGAAAATAGAGGAGAAACAAGCAGAGAATATTATGGGATTGGTTCATATAATCAACCTCAAACTATAAATTCAAATATAGAATTTGAAGAATCTAAAAAACAAAATCTTGGGGCGCTCCCATTAACAAATTTAAATTTGAGCAATAAAAATAAATCTGGAAAAAATGATCATAATATAAATTCTTACAATATATTACCAAACAATAGAACAACAGATAAAGACTCTGATAATATTGGTGGAATATTTGGTGTTATTAAAGCTGGTGTTGCACCAATTGTAGATATTTTACAACCAACACGTAAAGAAAATGTTGTAGGTAATTTAAGAATAAATGGAAATGTTGCATCAGGTGTATATGGAGGACATATTTTTAATGAAAAAGATAAAACAAAAGTCACAAATAGAGAGATGACTACAGATAAAATAAATATGAATCATTTAAATGTTCAAAATCAATCCAATAATAATACCGGAAAACATGCCGCGGAATATCAAGCTATTCAAAATCAACGAGCAACTACTAATCATCAACATATTGGTACTGGTGGTTCAAATAACTTTGGTATAAGACCTTATAATGCAGAATATAATCAACAAAATAATGTAAATAAAACATACGAAATTCATAATAATCATGGAAATATGAGTGTATTTAATAGTAATCAAAATGTAGAAATAAATAAAAATGAAAATATTTTATATCAATCAAGACAAACAATACCAAATGGTGGCCCAAGTATGATTCCATCTTCAGAATTTTTAGGTGAATTAAATGGAATTCAAACATATGAAAATAATTCAAATAGATTGGATTCTTCATTATTAGATGCATTTAAACAAAATCCATATACAAAATCACTATCAAGTGTTGCATAATAAAATAATATTTTTATTTAATATAAATATTATTTTATAAATATGGTATGTATTCTAAATTGTTATTATCATAAATAGTTGCTTGAAATAAATCATTATAACCTTCGACAAATACTTTATCTCCTGTATAAATAGAATCGCAACCTTGATCATTCATACATTTTTTATTTTTAAAGCTAATTGGTAATTTTATCATATTATTTTTATCATTCATAGTATAATAATTCCATTTATCTCTATTTCTAAACAATTTTCTACCCATTAATGGTAATATTGTTTCTTTTCCTGTTATTCTTGTTAAAATTCCTACCTGATTATAATTTGTATCAAAATTTTGTGTTTTTATATTTATTGGTAATTTTTTTAATTTATAATCATAAATATTGCTTACATTATCTTTAAATGGTGGAACATATGGATCTAATAATACATCATTATCTTTAGAATAATAATCTTTCATTAAATCATTATTTATTTTAGATATGTGATTATTTTTTTCAACTTTAGTTGTAGATTTTTTAATATACTGATTATTATGTTTATTATTAAAAATATTATATAAAAATAATATACATAAAATTATACCTATTAAAAAAATAAATGTATAATTTTCAATGCAAATTACTCCTTTTGGACATTTTTTAGCCATTATATATATATAATTTTATTATAAAAAAATATAATATTATCTAAAACTTTGTTCTAAAAAACTTTTAGAACCCGATATAATTTCTTTTGAAATTTCATCTTTATTTGATAGTCCGCCATTATCTATTTTTTCTTTTTCTCTTATTGAATCTTCTCCCCCATCTTCTGCATTTTTTCTATCACTTTTACTCATACCTTTTATTTTATTATTTTTATCTTCATCAGATGCTTCTGGTCCTTTTTTATTCATGTCTTTTTTTATATCTTCTGGTGTTGTTTTTGGTGGAGATTTTTCTTGTACAAAAAATGTTTTGCTTTTACTTTTCATTCTATTTCTATATCCTTCATAAATAATTTTTTTTGAAATATTATTAATAAAAGTATTATTTTTTAATAAAGTTTCATATAAAATATTTAAAAAAATTAAAGGAAAAATAAAAATTATGCTTCTCTCTTTTTTAAAAACATATATAATTAAAAATAAAATTATGAAAATACAGATAAATATGTAATCAGTTTTAAAAAATGAAAAAATAATATAACATATTGAAATAATATATAATATATTTAAATCTAGATATTTTAAATAATAATCATTAAATTTTTTATTAAATAACTTAGAATAATTTGCATTACATGTAGCATTTAATCTTTCTTTTAAAAAAAAAATAAATTTATCAAATTTTGTTATATCATTTGGCATTTTTTATTATATTAATTATATAATAAAAAATAAGTTTAAACAATTAATTACTTTGTGTAAAACTTGAAAAATCAAACTTATTTAAAACATCCATAGCTTTTTCTAATACTGGAGCCATTTCTTTTATACCCCCCAATAATTCTTTTTGTTTTGAAATTAAATTAGTTGTTGTATCTCCTAAACTTCTTATATTACCTTTTCCCATAACTTTTTCAAAATTATCATATGCTGCCTCCATTTCGTCTGCCCTTGTTAAATTTTTATTAAGTTTATTTGGAATATTATTTTTTGGCGGGGTATGTTCAATCTTTGAATAATCTAATGGTTTGTTATTTTGAAATCCTCTTCTTTTTTTTTTATTATTTTGTAATCCCTCAATATTTTCAAAACCCTGCCACATCCTGTTATCGCTCGTGTATTTCCTACGTCTGTCGAGCGCCCGTTGTTTTCCACTTAAATTACGTTGTCTTCTATTTCTAGTGTGCTTATAATTTTCACTTTGATCATGTATATAATCGCTAGCCTCTTTTCTTGAATCATTCAATTTATTTTTTTCTACTACTTTGGTGTCGTTTGGCTCTCCAATACCATTGACACCCATCCTTGGAAACTTTTTATAACCTTCTACTATTGATTCTTTTGCGGGAGGTTTATGAAGTCCCTTTTTACCAAATTCAGTTTTAATATTAGTAACATTTTTATTCATATGCGTTTTTCCATCATTAAAAATTGGAGATATTTTAAGAGTGTCACTTTGCATGGGAGAGACTCCTATTAAATCTTCTCCACGATCGTTAACTGCACTTTGTTTTGTCTGACGGGCTCTTTCTTGAAGAGCACCTCTAAGCATTGCGTTTCCTGCTGGGAGGTCTTTCAAAGGTTTATTATTGCGAGCTACGCTTTTATCTGTGAAATTTTGTTGTATTAATTTTCCGTACTCAGGAGAGCTTACAGTATTTCTGCCTTCCTCTTCATTAGTAAAATTAGCGCCTTCTTTTAGATTATTATACCCCTCTACTATTTCTCGATCAACATCATTTTCTAAATCTATATTATCCATATCAATATTATCTAAATCTTTGGAATCATAATCTTCGGAATCATAATCTTCAGAATCATAATCTTCGGAATCATAATCTTCAGAATCATAATCTTCAGAATCATAATCTTCAGAATCATAATCATCTTCAACATCATGATTTTTTTTCTTAAATTCTTTATTTTCTAATCCTTCTCTTGAAAAAGATTTTTTACAAAATAGATAACTAAATGTTATAATCAATGAAACTAAAAGAATTGCTGACATATTTTTTGTATACAAAAATACAAAACCTGCTACTAAATAAAAAAGCAATACACTAATTAAATCGTTTGACATTAATCTACTAATAAGCAAAACTCCAGAAATAAAACTTACTAAATATAAAGTTAATTTTTTATTTAAAAAACCAAGTGAAAAATTTTCCATTATCTTTTTTGCCATTTTTTATATATAATTATAATATAAAATTATAAAAATTATAAATTTTTATATTCATTTAACTTTGATGTAATATTTTGAATTATATTATTTATTTCATTTATTTCATTTGTAGGGCTATTATTTAAAGAAATTAAGTAATTAATTAAATTTAATAATGCATTATGTTGTTTTTCGAGATTTTCTTTTTTTAATAAAATAAATGACTTATATTCATTTAATTCATATATTTCAAAATCATTATGACTTTTTTTTTCTTTTAACTTTTTATATTTATTTAATATTTCTTTTTCTTTTCTTGAAATACTATTAATAAAATTTCTTATTAAATCATCAGATTCTTTAACATAATATGCTGTTGTATTTTCTAAATTATTATTTTTATTCATATAATATATATTTTTAAAAAATATAAATAATATATACTTATATTATTTAGGATGAGTAAAAATAACGGAGATATTTTATTATCTGAAGACGATAGTAGATATGTAATGTTTCCAATTAAAGATCAAGATATATGGAAAATGTACCTTAAACAAGAAGATCTTTTTTGGAGAGCTCAAGAAGTTGATTTGTCTAAAGATAAAATTCATTGGGAAAGCTTAAATCATGATGAACAATTTTTTATAAAAATGATTTTAGCTTTTTTTGCAGCAAGTGATGGAATTGTATTAGAAAATCTTGGCATGCGTTTTATGAGCGAAGTTCAATTAAGTGAAGCGCGAGCATTTTATGGACTTCAAATTGCAATGGAAAATATTCATTCTATTATGTATTCAACATTAATTGATACATATATTAAAGATGCTAATGAAAAAAACAAACTTTTTAATGCCTTACATGAATATCCATGTATTAAAAAAAAAGGAGATTGGGCTATAAAATGGATTAATGATAAACGATCTAGTTTTGCAACTAGATTAATTGCATTTGCATGTGTCGAAGGTATATTTTTTTCTGGCGCATTTTGCGCTATTTTTTGGTTGAAAAAAAGAGGTTTGATGCCTGGATTAACTTTTTCAAATGAATTAATTTCTCGGGATGAAGCTTTGCATACAGAATTTGCAGTATTATTATATAGTAAATTAGATAAACAATTAAAAAAACAAAAAATTCATGAAATAATTACTGAAGCAGTTGAAATAGAAACAGAATTTATTAATGATGCATTAAGTTGTAGATTAATTGGAATGAATAGCATGCTTATGCAACAATATATTGAATTTGTAGCTGATCGTTTAAGTGTTCAATTAGGTGCTGATAAAATTTATAATAGTAAAAATCCTTTCGATTGGATGGAAAATATTAGTATTGAAAATAAAACTAATTTTTTTGAAAAAAGAGTAAGTGATTATTCTCTTGCAACAAAAGTTGAAAATAAAGAAGATGCTTTTGAATTTGGTGATGGTGGATTTTAAATAGTTTTTTATATTTTATTTAATATTAAAAATATAAAAAAAATAATTATTTTCTTACTTTTTTTCAGTTTTATTATTTTTTTTTCTTCTTGTTCTTGTTCTTTTATTTTTTTTATTATGTTTATTTTTTGTTTTTTTATTAACTTTTCTTTTTTTCTTAGATTTTTTTAATTTTTTACCAATCTTTTTTTTATAACCAGCTTCTTTATGGGGGGATGGCGGAAGTGGAATATATTCTTCTATTTTGTCTTTAAAAATATCATCATCTATTTCTAATAATTCATTGTCATCAAAATCTTCACTATATTCATCGGGTATATAAATTAATACATCATCAACCTGTGGATCATTTTCTATAGTAGTTCTTGAACTTACTAATTTTACAAAAGATGGTAAAATATCAAACAATTCTATTAATTTTTCTTTTAAACTTTTAGTTATTTCATCATCAATTAAAGTTTGTCTTGCTATACTAATTATATGATAAACACTTTCACTGTCGTTTAAAGAATCTAATGACTCAAAACTATCATCATTAGTTACAATTTTTAATCTATCATTTATAGTATTACATAACTTATTTAAAAAAAATATAAGATTAATGTGATCAAGTGTTTCTTTTCCATATTTCTCTCTTAAACAAAATAGTAATAAAAAAATATTTAAATTTTTTGATTTTTCAAGTATTCTTTTTTGATAATCTAAATATTTTAAATGTTTTTTACAATTAACTGAAAGTTCAGGAATGTCTAAATATTTTTGTTGAAAAAGTTGTGGATAAATTCCAATTTTTCCTGTTCCTGTTCCTATTGTTTTAGGTAAACCAACGCGATGTAATTTTTTATAATCTTCCTCAGTAACATTATAATCTTTAAAAGGATTATAATCTTTATTTTCAATATTAAAAATAAATAAATCTAATAAAGCATCTTTTAATTCTTTAAATTCTTCTGGATCATCTGGGTCATTCTTTTTTAAAACTATATCTAAATAATCTTCTAAAAAAACTCCTGTTTTTATTCTATAAACAATAAATCCTTGATTATCTTTTTTTTCAAATTTTTTAATTTTTACTTCTTTCGGTTTTTTTTTTTTTTCTTCCTCTATGGCTTCCTTAAGCTCATCAGCTTTTCTCTGTCTAGCTTTTTTTTGGTCTTCTAAAATTCTTTTCTTTTCTGCTTTAGCTTGTTCCATTTCTTCTTTTTCCTGTTCAACTTTTTCTTTGGCTTTCTTTATTTTTTGTTTTTTAATTTGTTCGGCTCTTATCTTATTTGCATGTATTTCATCTCCTTGTTCTTTGGCGAAAGACACTGTAGGTGTTCGTTGTCTTTTTGATCGTCTTGTTGCAGGATCTTCTGGTGGTGTATTACCTCCCCCATTCATGCTCATTGATCTATTGCATTTCAAATTTTCAATAATATAAAAATCTAAATCAGAGAAACCATTTTCAACAATTAAATTTGCCGATTCTATTATTTGTGGTGATATTTCTCCAGACATTATTTTTTCAAATTGTCTTTTTAATTTATCTGTTCCAATATTTAATGGTTCCATTTCTTCTTTTTTTGCTAAATTTATATGCTTAATTAACCATGCAAATAAAATAATTAAATTTCCACCTGAAACATTTATAATAAAAGGTGAAGTTGTATTTTCCCCACCATTTAAAAATTCTGTGTAAAGTTCAAATAAACATTTCAAATCATCTTCGTAATAACATCTTATTAAGAAATTTTTTCTTAGTTCTCGTTTTTCTGATTTATCATCGATACTTGTTTGCTCTATAATTAACAATTCGTGTATTGCTTTTTCTAAAGTCAAAGTTGTTCCTTTTTGTTTAGATTTTAAATTTCCAGTAACATTTTGTTTACTTGTAAAAGTTAAATCATATAATTCCCCCCGAAGATTTTTTTTTAATAATTGAATTATCAAATCATCCATTATTATATTAAATAAATATTAAAAGTAACTAAGTTATAATATTTATTATGTGTGGAATTATTTTTATTTTATCTAAAAATAAAAACAATATTATTGAAAATATATTAAATAGTTTAAATGTTATACAAAATCGTGGATATGATTCTATGGGATTATGTTATTTTGATATTAGTAATAATGAATATAAAATAAAAAAAAATATATCTACACCTAATAATAAATGCTTTGCAAAATTAAAAGAAGATATTATAAATAATAACATTAATTCTTATATAGGATTGGGGCATACCAGATGGGCGACTCATGGATCAAAAACTATAAATAATGCACATCCGCATATTTCTGAAAAAGGAAATATTATATTAGTTCATAATGGTATAATAAATAATTTCAATATTATTAAAAAAAAATTACAAAATGTTGGAATAAATTTTTATGGTTCTACAGATAGTGAAATAATTGCAAATTTAATAGAATATTACCTATTATATATGAATAATGATATTAAAGTTGCAATAGAAAAAACTGTAAATGAATTGCAAGGAACTTGGGCTTTAATAATTATTTATACAAAAGAATTAGATACATATTATATTACACGAAAAGGATCTCCATTAGTAATAGGAAATGATGAAAGTTATTTTATATGTTCTTCTGAACCTAATGGATTTGTTGGATTAGTTTATGATTATATTACTTTAAATGATAATACAATAATTGAAATAAAAAATAACAATTTTTCTCTAAATAATAGTGATTATAATGTTAAAAAAGTAAGTTTAAACGATGTAATAGACGTAAGCAATTCATATAATCATTGGATGTTAAAAGAAATAATGGAACAACCTGAAACTATACAAAAAGCATATAATTTTGGCGGTCGTATTTTTGATAATAAAGTAAAATTGGGGGGTTTAGAACACTTTAATAATATTATTAATTATATAGAACATATAATATTTATTGGATGTGGAACAAGTTATAATGCCGCTTTATTAGGAGAATATTATTTTAATAGCAATAAAAAATTTATAACTACAAAATCAATTAATGCATGTGAATTTAATAAGAATAGTTTACCAAATATAGAAAATAAATCAAAAATTTTATGTATTTTTTTAAGTCAATCAGGAGAAACAATTGATGTATATAATTGTTTAAATATATGCAAATATGAAGGAACATTAACTTTAGGTGTTATTAATAAAGTAGATTCATTGATTGCTAGAGAAGTTATGTGTGGTGTTTATTTAAATGCTGGACCAGAAATAAGTGTTGCATCAACAAAATCATTTACATCAATGTTAATTGTTATTAGTTTAATCGAAATTTGGTTCTCTCAAAAACTAAACACAAATTATTTAAATAATAATTTAAAAATTAATAATTTATGTTTATTATCAACTACATTAACTAGCTTATTATTTGATTTCTCTTTTTTAAATCAAATTGATACATTAAAAAAATTCATATTAAATGAAAATATAAATAATATTTTTATTTTAGGAAAACATAAATTATATCCAATCGCATATGAAGGATCTCTCAAAATAAAAGAAGTTTGTTATATACATTGCGAAGCATTTAGTGCTGGATCACTTAAACATGGACCATTTGCTTTATTGGATAAAACAAATTTAACAATATTATTAATTGATTATAAAGATAAAATAAATTATGAAAATATAAAATCAACATTTCATGAAATTAATTCGAGAGAAACTAATTTATTTATTATTACAAATTCAAGAGAAGTTATTGATGAATTAAATTTAGATGAAGATCAATGTATTTTATTACACGCATTAGAATATTACAATGAAATAATATTTATTGTTGCACTACAATTTTTAGCATATCAAATATCAATAGGAAAAAATATTGATCCAGATCATCCACGTAATCTTGCAAAAACTGTCACTGTAGAATAAAAAAAAAATTGAAATAATTTATAGTTAATTTATTTATATTTAAAAATATGTCATATGAAATTATGGGTGATAATATTCATATGCCAACTTGGGCAATAGACGAAAAAAAATTAACAATAAAAATGTTGAGAGAAGGTCAACAAAAACGATTGATGAGTGATCCAGATATTAAAAAAAAAAAAAATGAAAATAAACTTTCTCATAAAAATTATAAATGTCCATTATGTGAAACAGAGGGACATGATTGTTTACAAGCAGCACATGTCGGTCAACCCATTATGCAGGTAATTAAAAAAATTGTAGAAGAAAATTGGGATATAACTAATGGAAATTTTGCAAAATTATTTAAAATTATAATCGAATATGAAAAAAAATATAAAATTAAAGTTTGTTGCAGAAAATGTAATAAATCACTGGAATCATAATTTTATAAAGTTTTTAATTTTTAATTATATCATTATAACAAGGTGGATCTAATTTTTCTTCTTCATATATAACAGTAACCAATGGCGAATTAACAAATTCTTTATGTTTTTTTTTTGCTGTTGTACTTTTATTAAAAAATAAATAATAAATTTCAAAACACATTTTATATAATATATTTGAATAATTTTTAATTTTTATAAGAAATTATTCAAATATTAATTTATTATTATATTCTCGCTTTATGTCTTCATTAATTAAAATTACATCATTTCCTGTAACCATTTTATAATAACATCTAAATGTAATTAATATGTCAATAAAAGCATTATGTAGGTTATTTGGAAGAATTTCATCAGGAAATAAATGAGTAAATAACTCTTTTAATGATGGAGTTTTTAAATATCTTCTATTTAACTTATCATATCTAACAATATTGCAAACATGTTTTCCATTTTTCATTGTACAAAATTCAGTTTTTTTATATTTAGTATTATTAATATTATATGAAAATCTTTGTGGAATTTTATTTCTAAAACATTCAACTAAAACTATTTTTTTATCAAAAGATAAATTATGGCCCACTATCATATCAGCACTATCTAAATAATGATTAAACCATTTTAATGCATCAGTTATAGGTATTCCATTTGCATTCAAAAATTCTCTTGATAATTTATGTATTTCAAATGATTTTTCATTCATTTCAATGTTATTATCTATTTTAATATAATCATTTCTATATTTAAAATCATTTGATTCTAAATTATATAAAACATAACTCAATTGGACAATATATGGCCATTTAGTATGTTGAAAAACTGTTGCATCTTTTTCCGGTAAACCAGTTGTTTCTGTATCGAATATTAAAATATTCATTTAGTTATTTCTTTATATAAATAATTTAAATATCAAATCATTTTTTTTTTTATTTAAAAAAAAAATTGATTTAAACAATTTGTAATTATATTTATTCATAACTATCATGGCCGATACTTCTAACAACGCAATGACTATGTTTTCTGAAACAAAACTTATCATTCCAGATTTTGTTTCCCCTCTCGATGTAAATAAAATTTATGAATGGTTTGAAAAATATAATATTGCAAAAGTGGAAAATGTAGATTTTCATGAACATGAAGAAGAAGAATATTATGTAGAAGATGGACCATCATATTATGGATATGCTATTATCAATATCAAAGAGTGGTATGATAATACTTGTTCTCGTAATTTTTATGAAAACATTTGCAATATGAAATGCAAAATGGTATTTGATGATCCATATTATTGGGAACTTGAATTTTATGATTATACATTATATAATAATCTACATTCAAATTCATGTGAGTGTAGCCATGATAATGAGGTTTATTATAATCAAGCTCAGAATCTAAATGAGTCTAATGATTCATGTCATCTTCTTGAATGTGAAAATAAAGAAGAAGAAATCAGTGAAGAATATGATAGTGAAGAATACGATAGCGGAGAAGAAGTAGATGATGAGAATGATGTAGATTATGTTTATGAAGAAACAGATAATGAAGAAGATAATTATTATGAGTACAATATTTATAATAAAATCGATAATAAGATGAAAACTCTTAAAAAAAATAAGCCAAAGCAAAATACAGAAAATGACAATGTTACAAGTACTTTCGAAGGTTCACTTGTTTCAAATAATAAAAACTACATGAAGCGTAATAAGCGTAAAGATTTTAAAAATGTATGGGTTCGCCGTCTTCGTCAAAAGAATAACGTATAAATTATAAATAAAAATCTTGATTATTTATTTTAGATTCTTTACATAATCCATATGTTACTCTATGCCATGGACTAATACCATTTTTTTTTATTCCTTCTATGTGTTGTGCTGTTCCATATCCTTTATTTTTTTCTAGATTATAATAAATATTTAATTTATTATATTTATTACATAAATCTTTAATATATAAATCTCTCTCAACTTTTGCCAAAATAGATGCCGCGGCAATTGAACAATATTTATTATCTCCGCCTTCGATGGTTATATTAGGTATATTAATAATTTCATCATTTTTCAACACTGTGAAAGGTTTAAAATCATTACCATCTACAATAATAAATATATTAGAAATATTTTCATTAATTTTATTAATTACATTTTTTATAGATTCATGCATGGAATTCATTGTAGAAACTCTAATATTATTTTTATCAATATACTTTTCGTCATTATAAGTTACACTATAAAATAAAGCATTATTCTTAATATAATTATATGCTTCTAATAATTTTTTTTGTGATGTAAATTTTTTACTATCTTTTAATAAATCATATTTAAAATTATCATTTTTAGGCAAAATAACAGCTGCAGTATACACTCTTCCAAATAAAGGACCCCTTCCTGCTTCATCTACTCCTATTTCAAAGATTGTATCTTTATTGTTATAAAAATGCTGAAGTCCATTTTTATTATTCATTTTTTTTACAACTTTTTTTATTATATATAGTTTATATAATAAACTATGAAATTCAATTTTAAATTTAATTATTTATTATTACTATTATTAGTGCTATTTTTAATTTCATGTTTTTGTTTTCAATATATAATTAGTGATAAAGAAACATTTAATAACAGATTTTTACTGCCAGAAAGTTTTGAACAAAATTTTAGAAAAATAGGAGAGAAAGACAATTATAGTTATTATTTATTAGATAATCCAATGAAAAATTTTTATTTAAAAAATAATGTTAATGCTACTACAATGGATAATCAATTTAATATTATTAAACAATTAGATGCAAGTAAAAATAATGTAAATTATCCTAGTTTTACAGATGATGATTATAATTATTATTTCACTAATATTGATAGTTTATATTTTAGAAACTATCAAACATTAGGCCAACCATCATTACCTATAATAATTGATTTGAGCTCTACAAGTATTCATAGTACTATTAATGGAAATATGAATTTAATAATATTATTAAACAATAATCAGGCCGATGGAAATGATTTAGAAGTATATGATTTAAGCAAAAATATTTTTTCTATTGATCTAAAAATTGACAATAGTCCTGTTATATTAAATGGAAAAATTGTAGGTACAAAATTGAAAGATATTAGTACTAATAATATTTCTGATACTTCATTAAATATTAATGATTTACCTCCAGCACTTGTTTCACAATTATTAGGATTAAATCAAATAAATACTTCAACAATAGGAAGACAAAATAATACCACTAATAGTATTGAATTAATAAATAATAGTGTAAATAATAGCGGTATGTTATCTACATTACCTACTAATTTTTCACATAATTCACCTTATTATAATAATTCTTTTGAATATGCTATGAATAGTTTATCTAATCCAATTGTTAATAAATTATATTCAAATAATCCAGTAGAACAATCGCAATTAATGTTAGATAACAAAAACGTTAAAGATGTTTGTACTTTATGTAATAGCTGTAAAGGTAATAATTGTAATTGTTGCAATGAAAAAAATAGACTACCAAATTATGAAAAAAGAAAAACTAATTCTGACGAAAATATCTCACAGACTAAAAGAAAAAATATTGAAAAAAATATAAATAAAACTAATGAAACAAATATTCAAAATAAAATAAATGAAAACAGCAAAATAGGTAGAAAATTTTCTTCTTTAGATTCTAATATGACAATGTTTAATACTACCGCCGATTTAAATGATAAAACGCAAACAAATTTTACACCTTCACTATTAAATTCTAGTTTAAATTCTGATCTACCAAGACCAATGTTAGCTAATTTTAGTACTTTTTAAAAAATAATTATAAATATTTATAACTATATTTATAATTATAAAGCATATACTTTTTTTCTCAAACTTTAAAATTTTATTAATAATATTTTCTTTTAAAGTTTTCATATAAAGTATTATATAATATTAATGTGATTCATCTCTTTTTTAAGAAAAAAGAGATTCACTGCCTCCTCACCCACCTCTTTGCTTATTTTTTTTACTTCTTTTATTTTTTCGTGTTCTTGATTTTTTTAATTTTTTATTAACTTTTTTATTAAACTTTTTTGTATATCTAGTTTTATGTCTTTTATAAATCGCCATTCTTATATATATATTAAAATATAATATAAATATAAAAAAATTTATATTTTTTTCTTTAAGCATTTTTTATCTATTTTAAATGTTTTACATTTTTTTTCTTGAGGAACAATATTTATTACACATTTTGATTTTTTTCCGTATAATGGTTTTGTACAACCTTTTTCTTTTCTATTTTTTAAACTTTTATTTTTATAATTAAATACATTTGGTTTATCTATTGTACATCTTGACCTAAAATGCTCATATCTATCTCTCACATCACAATATTTTAAACCTGATTTTTTTTTTAGCATTTTATTTATCAATTCATGTAAATTGAATATGTAACGAGAGAAATTATTTCTATTTTCAAAAATTTTATCATTTAATGGAAATTTTTTAAAATTATTTACTAAATTTATTCTACAATATTTACATGGCAAAGTATATTGCAGATTTAATAACATTTGTTTATACTTATTTTTTTGAAGATTAGTTGGATTAACAGGATAATTAAAGCTTACTACATGTAAATAATGCCACAAACTAGGTCCCCATACACTCGTTAACATGCCATCATTGCTGTTATATTCTTTTTTATTATAAATTTTTTTTGTTTTATTCATTATAATTAAGAAATATTTTAATTAAAAAAAAAATTATATATATATATAATTAAATGAAAATTATTAATAATTTTATTCTTGATTTAAAAAAAAATTTAAATAGTGGTTCTTTGTTTTCAATTAAAAATACATTTTATTATATTTTAATAATTATTTTATTAATAATTGCATATATAATATTTAATAAATATATATATCCCAAAATAAGATCTGATTTTGTTATGAATAAAGAATTAATACCACATGAAAAAAATAAGAATAATTTAATTACTGATGCAGCAACTGTATTTTTTTTTAAAACAGAATGGTGCCCCTATTGCAATTCATCCAAACGCGAATGGAATAATTTTAAAAGATATGTTAAAAATTTAAATGAAACAAGAGAAGAAGAAGATATTATAACGGCAATTGAAATAGATTGCGATTCACAAGAAGATATATGTAGTAAATATAATGTTGAAACATTTCCTACAATAAAAATAATACATAAAAATAAAGAATATATATATGATTCTAAACCTGAAACATCTCTTTTAATTGAATTTTTAAATAATATTATTACAAAAAAATAAAATTATAAATTTATAAACCTTTTTCTTCATAAAATTAAATTAGATATATTAATGTTTGACAAATCTATATTTGATAAATCAATATTTGATAAATCAATATTTGAAAAATCTATACTCGATAAATCTATATTCGATAAATCTATATTCGATAAATCTATATTCGATAAATCTATATTAGATAAATCTATATTCAATAAATCTACGTTTGATAGATCATAAATATTAATATCTTGTTTAAATATATTTTTTTTATAAAAATTATTACCTAAACATTTACCAATATTTATGAATTTTTTTTTTTCATTATTATCTAAAAAAACTTTCATCCAAAAATTAAAATTCACAGGCTCGAATGTAACACATGTATTTATATAATTTATTTTATTAATCAAATTTTTATACTCACTGTTTATGTATGTTAATTTAATATAATTTTTTACTAAACTACTAAATGAATAAATAAATAAATCTATTAAATTACAATCTTCTTTTAGTGTATATTCTTCCTTTGAAATTAAATATTTATATTTTGTTATTTTTTCTACATCAAAAAATTCAGTATCATTATTATTATCAATTACTAATATATTTTTTAATTCACAATTTTCATTTTCAATACATTCACATATAGGACAATTTGATGTTAAACCACCATCAATATAAAATTTTCCATCTAAACAAATTGATTCAATTAATCCTGGTATTCCACATGAAATCATTAATGCTTCATAAATTTTTAAATTTGGGAATGTTTTATGATTTAATATTACTTTATCAAGAGTTTTAATCTCAGTAGTGATAATATTAAAATCTTTTTTTGTTTCATTATATAATTCTAGTAATGTTGAATTCACATTTAAATTAAATTTACTTGCTAATATAGGCGGTCTTATCATTTCTTGAAATATAGATTTACTAATTATTCCCTTTTTTTTTATAATATTTAATAATGAATTAAAATCCATATTTATTAATTTTTCAAATGGTCTATTTATAAGATAATTTTCAATATCATCATAATCACAATTCAGTATAAAAATTAATCCAATCACTGAACCAACAGATGTAGCATATATTGTTTTTATATTATCATATTCTATATATGAATTATTTAAAAGTTGTTTAATTATTCCAAATTGAACTAATCCTACAATTCCACCTCCGGCTAGAATAAGATGTTCTATCATTATTAATAAAAACAAGTCAAATGTTTTTATATAAATTAATATCAAAAAATAAATTATATATTATTTTAAGTTTTAAATAATGTATAATTTTTGAAATAAAAATATCTAAATAAAATATAATGGAAAGCTTCATTAATTTTAAAAATGATGAAAATGATAATAATAGCTTAAAATTAAATATGGATGAACTTTTTATTAAAAAACAACAACAAGATTTAAATGTATTAAATAATTATAACAAAATTTTAACAAGAATTCATAATAAAATAAAATATTGTTCAAAACAATTAGTAAATGATCAATGTTGTTGGTATGTAGTTCCTGAATTTATAATTGGTATTCCAAAATATAATCATCTTGATTGTATATCATTTGTTATAGATAATCTTCGCAAAAATGGTTTTATTGTTAGATATACTCATCCAAATTTATTATTTATAAGTTGGAAACAATGGATTCCTAGTTATGTGAGAAATGAAATTAAAAAAAAAACCGGTAAAAATATAGATGAATACGGTAATATTAAAAATACCAATGATGATGATAATAAGGATGATGATTTGCTTTACATAAATAATTTAGAAAAAAATAATAATGATTTTGATAATAAATTGAAAATTAATTATAATAAAAATAATAAAAATAATAATAATAAAAATGAATTTAAATCTATAAATACATATAAACCATCTGGATTAATTTATAGCGAAAACTTGTTAAAAAATTTAAATATTTGATATTTTTAATTTATTTTTTTGTTGTGTTTTTTTTTGTTGATTTATTTTTTAATCCACCTTTTTTTAATGTTTGTTTTGTTTCTGTTTTTAACCCTTCATTAGTATCATCATCGTCATCCTCTTCACTTGTGTCATCATCATCTTCCTCTTCACTTGTGTCATCATCTTCCTCTTCACTTGTGTCATCATCGTCCCCCTCTTCACTTGTGTTATCATCACTATCATCTAAAATTTCATTTTTTTCAGTTATTAATTTTTCTTTTGATTTTTCTCCTGGTGCTGATTCAGTCGGGGTTAAATCACTTTTTTTAGTATCATTAATATCCATTAAAACAGCATATTTATTATCGCTATTTTCTTCCGGTAAAGGTTTTAATGAATTTATTAAATCTTCCAAAAATTTAAAAAATATAATATACATATCTAAAATTTTTATTTTAGTTTCATATGAATATTTAAAAATATCTTCATATGTAATATTTTGCCTTATATTTTTTATTTCTAATTTATTATTTAATTTTTCATCTTTACTATCTGGTTTTTTATCTTCCATTAAAAATATTTTGAGAATTATATCATCATATAAACTATTTCTTTTATCTGTATAATCTTTAAACAATTTTACTATATTTTTTCTGATTTTTGAATATATTCTATTATATCCGTCTTGTGAATCTTTTTCATCCTCTTCATTTTCTTTTAGTTTAAAATTTTCATAATTTTTATATTTATTTATAAATTCACATAATTTTAAACCTGGTCCTGGTTTTTTATCATCAAATAATTTTAAAATTAATTGATATAACTCTGTATATTTATCTTTAAACTCTTTCACTAGTTTTTCATAATTTTTTATATATTTATTTTCTAAGTCTTCAAGATCGCTGGTTTTTTCTTTGCTTCTATTTATAAATTTGTTTATTTCTCTAAAATCATTAAATAATATATTTCTTTTCATATATTTATCATAAATTTCATAATCGCATAATTTATTAAATCTACATATTTTTTTAAAAATTTTACTTTCATTTATATTTTTAATAAATGTAAAAAATGTTGGTATTTCTTTATTTCTTAATAATGTATCTTCATCTAATTTTAATTCACAATCTTTTTCATTTACTACTATTTTAACATGATCACTTTCCCTATCTTCTTTATTAAATATACTTTCAAAAAAAATAAAAATAATATTATTTAAACTATAATTTTTTTTATATTGTTTTTGCAAATCATCTTCTAATCCTGGTATTGGTAATTCTTCTTTAATAGGCAGTTCTTCTAATTTTTCTTCGCTTGGCGCTGGAGCTAATGCTTCTTCAATGGGCACTGGAGCTAATGCTTCTTCGCTTGGCGCTGGAGCTAATGCTTCTTCGCTTGGCGCTGGAGCTAATGCTTCTTCACTGGGCGCTGGAGCTAATGCTTTTTCAATTGGCGCCGGAGCTAATGTTTTTTCAATTAGCGCTGAAGATAACTCTTTTTCATTGGGTGCTGGATCTAATTTTTCTTCGCTTGGTGCTGGAGCTAATTCTTCTTCGCTTGGTGCTGGAGCTAATTCTTCTTCGCTTGGTGCCGGAGCTAATTCTTCGTCACTACTTTGCGAAGGTGGTTTTTTTTCCTTATCTTTTTCTTGAAAAAAATCACCCACAAGAGAAAAAAGATTTTTATCTTTATCATCTTCAGAACCACCAATTTTAACTCGTGAATCTAATTCATGTTTTTTTTCTTCATATTCTTTTAATAGATCTGAATTTAAATTTACATTATATGAAAAAAATATTCCTTTTAATAAAATATATAATCTTACAAAAAATGCAGCAGCAAGTCTACATCTGAATTCAAGTTTTTTTTTTTTGAGAAAATCTTTATCATTTTTTTTAATTAAATCAACATCAAAAATATATAGTGGCTCTCCTGACTTATATTTTGTTTTATATATTGTACTATTAAATAAAGCACTAGATTTTAAAACTGCAGCATTATAAATATCTTGTGTTAAAATATAAAGCTCTTTGCAAAATTTTTTTTCATTATTATCAAACATTTTTATAGAATTCATAAAAAAATCAGACTTATTTAAATATGTTACTAAAGAAAATTTAATAAATGCATCCAAATTTTTTTTAGTATCATCTACTTTAAGAATATAATTTTTTGATTTTGGTCCTATGTTATCAACTAATCCTGCTAAAAATCCTTGCAAACTCATTATTATAATATTATAATATTATAATATTATAATATTATAATTCTTTTTATATAATAAAAAACAAATTAAAAAAAAAATGAGTTTAAAATTAATAAAAGTTTTATATTAGATATAAAAGTATGGAAGAAATAGTAATAAATAATAAAAATAAAGAAGTAAGTATAACAAGAAAAAATAAAGAAAAATCAAATTTGAATAATAAACAAATTCAAAATTTATGGAATTTATTTGATTCTGAATCAACAAATAATCAAAAAAAACTTGAATGTATATATAGGTCAGATGAATGTGTTGACTTAAAATTAAATTTATGTTCATCTTGTAAAAGTGAATTAATCATTGGAGATGATGGATTTTTAACTTGCGAAAACAAGAATTGTGGTATCATTTATAAAGAAAATTTAGACCAAGGAGCAGAATGGAGATTTTATGGAGCAGATGACAATCAATCAAATGATCCAACTAGATGTGGAATGCCAATAAATCCGTTATTAAAAGAATCATCATATAGTTGTAAAGTTTTATGTTGTTCAGGAAAAACAAGTTATGAAATGCATAAAATTAAAAGATATACAGATTGGCAGTCAATGCCCTATAAAGAAAAATCACAATATGATGAATTTCAATTAATCTTAACTATTTCTCAAAATGCCGGTATTCCTAAAATGATTATAGATGATGCTATGAATTATCATAAAAAAATTTCAGAAGCAAAAACATTTAGAGGCTTAAATAGAGATGGTATAATTGCAGCGTCAATATATGTCTCTTGTAGAGTAAATAATTATCCACGAACTGCTAAAGAAATTGCTGATATATTTAATTTAGATAATACAAGTGCTACCAAAGGCTGCAAAAATGCTTTATCAATTATTAATGAAATAGACTTTAAAAATATTAATAATGATAATAATAACAATATTTTAACTTTAAATCAAAGTACCCCTTTAACATTTATTGAAAGATTTTGTAGCAAACTCAGCATAAATAATGAATTAACTAATCTATGTAAATTTATTGCACATAAAATTAATAATATTAATTTAATACCTGAAAATACACCTCATTCTATTGCAGGCGGAATAATTTATTTTATTTCTCAAAACTGTAATTTAAATATTTCAAAAAGCGAAATTAATTGTATAAGTAAAATTAGTGAAGTTACTATAAATAAATGCTATAAAAAATTAGAAGAACATAAAACTGAATTACTACCAAGTGTAATATTAAACAAATATAAATAAAAAAAGAATAAGTATTATAATATGGGGATATTCGAAAATTTTAGAAAATTAAAAATACTTTTATTTATTATAAATATTTAATGCCTCCAAAAATTATATTTATAATACCTTTTAGAGATAGAGATATAGAAAAAACTAGATTTTCTATTTATATTAATTATTTGTTAGAAGACTATAATAAAAACGATTATGAAATTTATTATAGCCATCAATGTGATTCTAGAGAATTTAATAGAGGTGCAGTTAAAAATATTGGATTTTTAGTAATAAAAGAAAAATATCCAAATGATTATAAAGACATGGTATTTGTTTTTAATGATATTGATTGCATTCCAAATATAAAAAATAATATAAATTACGACACAAGTTTAAATAATATAAATCATATTTATGGATTTGACTTTACACTTGGAGGTATTTTCTCAATAAAAGGCATTGACTTTGAAAAATGCAATGGATTTCCAAATAATTGGGGTTGGGGTTTAGAAGATAATGTTTTTAATAATAGAGTCATAAATAATGGATTAAAAATAAATAGAGAAAAATTAAATTCAATAACATCAAAAAATATTATGCATTTTGCAGAAACAAAATATAAAAAAGTAAATAATAATGATATAAAAAATTATATTAATAATTTTTTACACGATGATCTAAAAACAATAAAAAATTTAAATTATGAAATAATAAGAAATAATGAAAATGTAAATTTTGAATTAAATAATCAGTATATTATTAATATTAATAATTTTGATACACTATATTCATACAATAAAAAAGATTTTTTTTATAAAGATATAAGTACATCAACCAAATTAGAAATTAATACAAAAAAAATTAATACTCGTTGGAATATGAATAAATTATATATCAAATAAAAATGATTTAATAATTTTGTTATAATAAATAGTAAATATGGATAATAATAAATTAAATGTAGTTGCTGCTATTTTATTTCATGATAATTTTATATATTTACCAAAACGGAGCCATTTACTAAAAAATAATCCCAATAAATTTGAATTTCCAGGAGGTAAAGTAGAATGTGGTGAAACATTACAAGAAGCACTTCAAAGAGAATTGAAAGAAGAACTATCTATAAATGTTGATATAAATAACATTAAAGAATTCCCAAATAATATAATAGAAACTGATAATATATTTTTAACAACTTTTATTATTGATAAATGGACAAATCAATTAACAATAAATCCAGAAATTAATAGTGAAATATTAATAATAAAATTAAATGAATTAGAATATGTAAATGATTTACTAGAAACAGATAAATTAATTATACCTGCAATTATTAACTTTTTAAAATAATTTTTATAATTATTATTTTAATAATAAAATAATTATTATAATCATCATTATGATCCACACATTAAACAATCTTCACTATTTTTTTCTTTATTGTTTTTAGGCTCTATTGTAAATTGTTGTGCTTGATGTTTTGCTTTACGTCTTAAATAATAAATTCCTGTTTTTAATCCAAGTTTCCAGCTGTAAAAATGCATATTTGTTAATGCTTTTGGTTCAGGATCTTCCATCCATAAATTTAAACTTTGGGACTGACAAATATATAATCCTCTATCTCTTGACATATCAATAATATCTTTCATTGGTAGTTCCCAAACAGTTTTATATTTTTCTTTTAAATGTTGTGGTATATTTTCAATATGCTGAATACTACCTTTATTTTCAATAATATTATTTTTTAGACTTTCATTCCATAAATCTAATTCTAATAATTCATTAACTAAATATTTATTTACTAACACAAATTGCCCTGCTAATGTACTTCTACTATAAATATTACTAGTAATAGGTTCAAAACATTCATTGTTACCTAAAATTTGACTTGTACTTGCTGTCGGCATAGGTGCTGTTAATAAACTATTTCTTAATCCATATTTTTTTATGCTTTTCTCTAATTTATCCCAGTCATATCTATTATCAATAGGTTTATCATTCCATAAATCAAATTGAAATTGTCCATTACTTATAGGACTTCCAATAAAACTAGAATATGCTCCCATAAAATTATCATTTAAATTCTCAATTTCACTTTTAATTGGTTTATGTTTATTAAGTAATTCAGCTATTTTATTATCTGTATTTATAGCAGCACCAATAGAAGCTTCTGTTACATTATATATGTTATAATTTTTAAATTTATTATTTTCATCATCTTCGATAAAACTCCAATTTTCATAATTATATTCTTGTTGTAAATATAACATTTCTTCATATCTTTCTTGTGCAATTTCATTACTTCTTTCTAATGCAGCATAATATATTGTTTCAAAAATCATTTTATTTACAGTTTTTGCTTCATTGCTAGTAAATGGTATATCCATTTTAAAAAAAACATCTGCTAATCCTTGAACACCTATACCAATTGGTCTATGTTTTAAATTTGATCTTTCTGTTTTTAGTGTTGGATAAAAATTTATATCAATAATATTATTTAAATTTGTAACTAAAATTTTTGTATTTGAATATAATTTTTCATAATCAAATGATTTATCCTCTTTTACATACATACTTAAAGCTAAAGATGCTAAATTACAAACAGCTGTTTCATTTGCATCTGAATATTCTATAATTTCTGTACATAAATTACTTGATTTTATGGTACCAATATTTTTTTGATTTGATTTTAAATTACATGCATCCTTATATAATAAATAAGGAGTACCTGTTTCCATTTGCGAATCTAATATTTTCATCCATAAATCACGCGCATTGATTTGTTTAACAAACATTTTTTCTGATTCATATTTCAAATATAATTGTTTAAAATCATCACCATATACATCAGATAATCCTGGTGTCTTATCCGGACAAAATAATGACCATTCTTTATCTGCTTTAACTCTTTCCATAAACAAATCACTTACCCAAAGCCCATAGAAAAGATCACGACATTTTGATTCTTCATCGCCATGATTTTTTTTTAATTCTAAAAATTCTTCAATGTCTGGATGATGCGGTTCTAAATAAATAGCAAAACTACCATTTCTTTTTCCACCTTGATCTACATATCTTGCTGTTTTATTATAAACACCTAACATTGGAATTATACCATTTGATACGCCATTTGTTCCTCTAATATGTGACCCAAATGATCTAATATTATTAATATGTAAACCTATTCCACCAGACCATTTAGAAATTTTAGCACAATCTTTTAAAGTATCAAATATTCCATCTATTGAATCATCTTGCATACCAATTAAATAACAAGAACTTAGCTGGGGTCTTGGTGTTCCAGCATTAAACAGAGTAGGTGTAGCATGAATAAAATATTTATTAGACATTTCATCATATGTTTCTTTCACTTTTTCCATATTATTACCATGAATAGTTAATGCTACTCGCATAAACATATGTTGCGGTCTTTCTATGATTTCTTTATTGCATTTCATTAGATATGCTCTTTCTAAAGTTTTAAATCCAAAAAAATCAAATAAAAAATCTTTTTTATAATCAATTAATGTTTCAATTAACTCTTTATTATCCTCTATATTTTTTATTAAATTTTCACTTATTAATTTATAATTTTTATTATTTACATCCAAAAAATCATACAATTTTTTAATTGTATCATAAAATGAATCGCTTGTGTTTTTATGTAAATTTGAAATCGCTATGGCACTTGCTAACATGGTATAATCAGGATGAGTAGACGCCATAGAAGCGCACTGTTCCGCAGTTAATTCATCAATTTTTGTTGTTTGGATATTATCATACAATTGGTCTATTACTTTCATAGCAACTTGAGCATAAATAATATTATTTAATTTGAATTCTTTCCCTAATGTTTTTATCCTTTTTAAAATTTTATCAAAAGAAATTATTTCTTTTTTATTATTTCTTTTAATAACATACATTTCAGAAACATTATTTTTTAAAGATTTCATAATATATTTATTAATTAATATAATTTTAAATTGTTTGAAAATATATTTATATATATAAAAATAAATAATAAATTATATATATAAATTAACAACATTATGATGATAAAATTTTTTTGTAATTTTTTATATAATGATATATTATAATAATGAGTGAAATATATACAGATTTATTACCACAAAAAAAAAATAAAAAAATGGAAACATATAGGGTCAATGATGTAAATGTTGCAGCATATAAAGTTCATGAAAAACCATATTATAAAAAAAATGATTATGTTTATTTTGATAATTTAAATAATAACAATAATAACAATAATAACAATAATTGCAATAATTTAAATAATAACAATAATAACAATAATAAAATATCTAGGGGAAGCTGTGATATATTTGAAATTGGATGTCCATGTTTACCATATTCAAAAAAAAAAAAGAAATTGAGAGAACAAGGATCAATGGTAGATAAACCCGCTGATTATCATTTGTATCCAGGAAAATACGGATCTCTAAGAACTCATGGATGGTATGACGTTAAAGTGTATTATAAATATGGACCTAAATGGGTAATGCATGAAGATGGTAAGTTATATTATTATGAATATTAATCAGTATTTACATTTATTACATAATTATTTGGCTCTTTTTCTTCGTTTAATATTTGCTTATTGTTTAAATCCATATCGATTAAACATCCTTGTTGTGAAAAACCATTTCTAACTCTATTATCTTCTCTTTCTAACTTTCTTTTCTTTTTAATTCTATCTTTATATTTTTCAGTATGTTTTTCTTCTAATAAATTATTCCAAAAATTATCTATTAAAGGTACAATTTTATTAAACCATAACTTATTTCTCAAAATTAAGATGCAACTAATTACATCTAATCTCCAATAGATAAATTTATCAAAAATATTATTATTTTTAATATTATTATTATTTATATTTTCAAACCATATTTTATATTCATTTGAAGAAAAATCAACAACATTAAATGGTACATATTCATAGTGTGGGGTATTATCTTCTTTAAAATATAATAATATAATTCCTTTATATTTGTCTGTATTATCATTTAAATAATCTTCATAATTTTCATATTCTACAAATTTAGTTTCTAAAAAATCACATTCATTTAAATCACATACTTCCATTTGTATTTGCATTTGTACCCAATATTCAAACTTTGGTATTCCAGAAATCTCTCTTGATACAACATTTTTTATTTCTAACATTCTGCCAAACAAATCACTATTTTTATCACAAACAATTCCATCTGGTGATGCAGCAATAAATGGATATTTGCTATGTGGTATGCATCCAAATTCAGTAACTACTGTTGCATTTTTAAATTCATAATACATTGTAGAAACAGGTTCATATTTTTGACCCCAATGTAATGGTGAATTTAAATTTGTAACTTTAAATTTATTAATATTAATCGGTTCGCATTTTTCAAGAACTAATTGACCTTGGCTATATTCACTTACAAAAATTTTCCATATATTAGAAGCAGTTAATGTTGAACTTCTAAATATATACCATTCATCTGATCGTTGCTCAGGTTGTTTTATCTTCTTTAAATTATTTATTGTATCATTTATTTTATTATATTGATTTGTTAGATTTATGCTTTTATTATTTTTTTTTCTCACAATAGAATCACCATATTCTCTTTTTGGTATAACAAATTTATAAATAATAGAAATTGAAATATTTATAGAATTATTAATTAAATTTAAAAATTCTTCTTCACTATAATTAGCTATTGTTTTATATAATTTAGATTCTATGTATTTTACATATAATATCTCATAAAAAATATCAAATAATTCATCTTTTATTTCATAATACATTATCTGTTCGATATTATTATTTATAAAATCTAATTGTTCATACATAATTTCTTCTAATAAATTAAAGATTAATTCTTTATCATATAAATTTATTTTATGTTTAATAAATAAATAATTTATAAATTTTATAAGTCGTTTATTCATATATAATATTATAATCTAATATATTATTATATTTTAATATCAATTATTTTTTAATGTTTTAACTTTATTCTTTTTATCAGGTGGCAAACATTTAATCGTTGAAATATGTTTATCGTCTTTTTTTAATAAAAAAATATTATCATCTTTATTATATATTAAAAATGGCAGACTAGTAATTACTCCGGTTATTCTATCATATGTTACCTCTTTTGTTTTCAATAAATTTTTTCGGTCTAACGCCTTCAATAAATATTTTTTTAATGCTAATATATTTTCAGTATTTAAATCAAAAAAATCTTTAGCTATTGTTTCTGAATATATATTTAATTTTTTTATTTTTTGACTTTTATCTAATTTACTCCATGTCTCATTTTTATTTTCATTGCTTTCATTTTCTAAGAAATTATTTATTAAATTTTTTTCATTTTTTGATTCGTAAACTGGATTTATATTATTACCATTTAATAACATAGTTTTATATGCTATATTTTTTAATTCTTGACAATCACTATTTTTAATCTCATTTTTTTCTTCACAAATATCGCTCATAATTTTCTTTATATTATTTATAATTTTAATTTTAAACTATTTTATTTAACTATATAAAAATAATACTACGTATATATATTTATGAAAACTATTTATATAAATAAAAATACATTTAACGATGATAATAATGAAATAAAAAATAATAATCCCAATGAAAAATATAAAAAAAGAGAAATTATTAAAACTGCAATTCAAGACGCTAGTCTTTGTAAATTTATTGAAGAAATAAAAACAGATAGTAATAAACAATTAAATTTATTATACGATATTCATAGTAATAATGATAAAAATTTTATTGGAAAAAAATTTATAATTAATGAAATTCGAAATAAAATAAATAATTATAAATCACAAGATAAAAAAAAAAATTTACACGACAATGAAAACTTAATAACTATAAATAATATAATACAAAAATTAATTGACTCTAATTTATCATGTTATTATTGTAAATGTAATTTATACTTAATTTTTGAATCAGTTAGATATAAAAAACAATGGACATTAGATAGATTAAATAATCTCGATGAACATTCAAATGAAAATACTATAATTTCTTGCTTAGAATGTAATTTACAAAGAAGACGAAAAAATAGTGACAAGTTTTTATTTACAAAAAAAATAGAAACCAATCAAATAATAATTAAAAAAGTTTTGTAGATTATTCACTCCTTAACTTTTTGTTTGGTCTTTTTTCATTAGTATTATTGTTTGAATCATATAAAGATTTTACTGCTTCTTTTAAATAACAATTATGAATAGTATTTACAACATCTTTCTTTATATTTTCATCAAGTAATTTAAACCATTCTGGCTCAATTAAATTATAATTTATTTCATTCAAATTATTTATATTTATATTTATATTATTTTCTGAATTTAATTTATCAATTATAGATTTTATATATGTACTATAATTAATTAAATTATTATTAATATCACCTATATTCATTATTAATTTATATTATTATATAAAATAATACATTTATATTATTTTATATAATTTCTTATTTTATAAATATTTCTCAATTAAATAGTTTCATAATTAACTATTTAAAAAGTATAATTTATGAATAGTAATAAACTATTATGTCATTGACGACACAAAATGAACTTTTATTAAATAAACTTATGAAATATTATAATCATAATAAAAATTTGAATAGTATGTTAAAAATAATTAATGGTGAATCTAAAATATCCTTACGAATAATAGATTGGTTTGCTACTAATTATTCAAAAAAAAATTATATTGTTTATAATATAATAAGAGAAGATTCTAAAGAAGAAAGATTTAAAGTATATGATGATTACAAATTAAAGCTAAAGGCATATTCGAAAAGAAGATTTGATCCTTTTTGCAGATGGGATAGAATAACAATCCCATATATCGATAATACATATGTACAAACTACTCTTGGACAGTTAAATTTTTTTAAATGGGCACTTGAAAATAAAATTATTGATTATATTGAAGAAAATTATAAAGCCATTGAAACAGATATGAACACGCGTAATAATGTTAATAAAAAATTAAAAAATATTTCATTAACATCAAATTCTTCTAATGAATCTGATGATTCTAATTTCTCTTATAATTCAAATTTATCAAGTAATTCAAATTTATCAAGTAATTCCAATAATAAAACTAGAAAAAAACGCGAGGAGCTTTCCACAAATGCTTTAAAAAGTATTAAAAAAGAAGATTTAGAAATTACAATATCCTTTCAATAATTATTTTTTAAAATAAATTTAAAAAATTGTCAGGATAATAATATAGAAATATATTTAAAAAATGAAAAAATTTTTCCCGGCTTTGAATAAATATAGTAATCATTTATTATTAAATAATGCAGCTGGTACACAAATACCAAATCAAGTTATTAAAACTGTTAATAATTTTATTGAATCTGGTTATGCTCAACCATTTGATAATAATATACTTTCAAAAATTAATTTAGATAATATTAATGAATCAAAAAAAATTGTAAATGTATTTTTAAATAATAATAATAACGGAACTATTGTATTTGGTAATTCATGTAGTCAATTAATGTATATTTTATCTAATTCACTTAAAGAATATTTAAGTATAGATAATAATTTTTCAAAAAAAAATATTATTATTGCAGATTTTAACCACGAATCATGTATAACTCCATTTGAACGAGTTGCATATAAAAATAGTTTATCATTAAATTGGTGGTCTGTTAGTTATGAAGAAAATAAAATTAGTATTAATTATAAAGATTTATTCGATAAAGTTAATGAAAATACAGAATTAATTATAATACCCCACGTTAGTAATATTTTAGGTAATGTGTTAGATATTAAATATATTAAAAATGAAGTCAATAAAATAAACGCAAACACTAAACTTATGGTTGATGGTGTAGCATATATGCCACATAATTTAATGGATGTTAATGATACTGATGTAGATTTTTATGTTTTCTCATTTTATAAGTTATTTGGTTTAAGAATATCTTGTTTATACATAAAAAATAATACATTTAACTATAATATAGAAAATCAAAATCATATATTTTTTAATAATGATAACTATGAAAATAAATTACAAATCGGTGGTATTAATTATGAATGTTTAGCCAGCATTTTAGGTGTAAAAAATTTTTTTCTAAGTTTAGCCGAAATGATAAATTATAAAAATACACTTGAATTTAATAGGTCACTTATTAATTATTGTTATAATAATATGACAAACTATGAAAAAGTAAATACAAATCTTATGGAACAATTTTTAAAAAATAATGCAGAAATAAAATACTATACTGATAATAATCTTAAGAAAACTCCTATATTTTCATTTACATTTAATAATTATAGTTCAAAATATATTGTTAATACTTTAAATTCATTAAATATAATAATCGCAAACGGATCTTTTTATAGTAATAGACTAATATCTAATTTAGATATTAATGAAACAGATGGCGTTGTTAGAGCTTCATTTATGAATTATAATTATATTCAAGATATTGAAATATTAATACAAAAATTAAAATACTTTAAAAAGCATAATATGTCTTTTAATTATTGTATTAATTCAACATTAAAAAATAAATTAAGTGAAAATATAAGAAACTCATTTTATAATTTACCAAAAGACACTTTTTATGAAAATAAACGCTATCGCGCCTTTTCTTTATTAGAAACTACTGATTCTAAAATAAATATTGTTGGAGATGCATCATTTTTTCAGTCAACGGCTTATAATTCTTTCAATGGAAACAAAGTAAGAAATTATGAAAATATATCATCAGATTTATTAACTGATACCAATTTTAATAAATTAGTTTATGAATTTAAAAATAAAGCCGAAGACGCTATGAAAGAAGATGTAGATTATATTTTTGTTCATCAAATTAGAGTCGATGCAGATAATGAATCTGTTGATTTAGTCCCCGAGGGAATACATAAAGATGGATATAATGTTATTGGAATGGTATGCATTAATAGATGCAATATAGTTGGTGCTGAAAGTATCATCTTTAATGAAAGTAAAGAAATTGTATATAATAAAGTATTGGATGAGGGTGAAATGCTTATCATTAATGATAATAATTTTTATCATTCTGTAAGTGAAATAAATAAAAAAGATCAAACTTTAAAAGATTCATTTAGAGATATATTTGTTTTTACTACAATTTCTTAATTATATTTTTATTCTTCTGTTAAAATATTATCTTTTAAATAAGTATTATTACATAATGATTTAATTAATTTAGTATTTGCTTTATCATTATCTTTACCTAACAATGAAAGTGATTTTGCAAAGCAATCTTTTTTAACTTCATCATTTTGATTATCTTTATTTTCATCTATCCATTTATGTAGCGCTTTATATTGATGCGATGTAACATTTTTTATTACTTTTTTAATATTATTTTTTTTATCATCTTTAAACCAACTATTATTATCTTTAATATATAAAATTTCTCGTTTTACATCAGTACAGTGTAATGGTCTTTTAAAAATACCTAACTTATTTATATTTTCTAATATTAATTCATTTAATTCTTCATTTAAATTGTCTTGTTTTTTAAAATCAATTAGATTTATACTTGTTTGTATTTTTTCTATAAATTCATTTATATTTAATGCATCTTTACATTTTTCATTTAAAAAAATATTTATATTATAATTATTTGTAATTATATTATCTCCTATTTTTGGTATTAATTCATTAATTTGCTTATCTTTATTTTCTAATTGTTTCTTCAATTCTTTATTTTCTTCTATTAATGTGTTTTTAATTTCATTATTATCATTAATTAATTTACATACTAATTCTTTTAAATCTTCATGATGATTATCTTGAATAATATTGCTACTATTTTTTTCAATAATATTATTAGAGTTAATTAAACATTTTTTTTTATGATTGTATAATGAACTTCTATATGGATATTTTCTACCACATTCGCATTTGAAAAAATTATTTAAATCATCTATTTTATTATTACAAATATCAATTCTAACATTTGATAAATCATTTTGCTCATTTTTTTTATTAATATTATTTATATGTTTTACAGTTAATAAATGCCTATTAAAATCTTTTTTATTTATTGTTAAAAAATTACAAGTTTCACATATATATTTTTTTTGATTTTTTTTATCATTCATTTATTTTAATATATATTAATAAAAAAACCTTATATTTTTTTACATTATTAATATAATAACATCATTTGTGATTATATTTATATTTTAAATACAAACATATATTAAGATTATCATATATCTAAATAATGTTGTATTTTTACCCATTTTTTAATTTACATGCAATTTTACATTTGGACAATTATTAAATTATTATCATTTATGAATCAAACTTAAAATGTTTTTTAAAATAATGAAAAAAAACCCAAAAAATGTTGTATTTTATACAACCAAAAAAAACCCAAAAAAAATAATTTTACAAATTTTTTTAAAAATCAAAAAACTGATTTTTTAAAATTTTTTTTATTGACATCATTTTTCAATATAATTTTTTTCTTTGAAAAATAATGAAAAAAAAAACAAAAAAAAAAATTTAAAAAAAAATTTCAAAAAAATCTTTAAAAAAATTATAAAAAAATAAAAATAAATTTATTTTTTTTATTTTTAAAAAAATCAAAAATTAGATAAGTTTTTTTTTTGCATGATTTATGATAATAATTTTTTAAAAGTATAAAAAAGCAATTTTTTTGTTTTTTTTATATAAAAAAATCAATATTTTATATAAAAAATATTAAGTATTTTTTAATAAATTTAATTTAATGGGAAATAATTTAACTATTAACAGAGTTAATTTTGAAAAAGTAAAGGATATTATAAATGATAATAATTACATTATCATTAGTACTTTACCGCAAAATAAACAAGATATTTTAATTAAAAATACAATATCTATACACGATGAAGAAACTATCATAAATAATTTATTAAAAACAAATAAAAATAAAAAGATATTAATTTATTCTGAAAATTCTTCAGATGTTTCATTAGTTAATAAATACAATCAATTAAATAAGTTAGGATTTAACAATATATTTTTATACATTGGAGGTTTATTTGAATGGTTATTATTAAATGAAGTTTATGGTAATGATCAATTTGAAATTTTTAATAAAAGTAATGCTATTATAATTGATATTTTAAAATTTAAAGGTTAAAATATATATAATTTATATATGAATTTTGCGCAGGTTTTATTAAATTTAGAAATATTAAGTCAAATTAAAGAAAATGATAAAATTTCTATACAAATACTTCCCGGTGAAAAAAAAATGTTTGTAGATCATTATAATTACACAAAATCATTTAGTAGATGGTATAATGGTTATAATAGAGAAGATTCAATTAAATATATTGAAGAATTATCACAAAATATAGAATCAAATGCATCATATATAATAAATGGTAATCATATAGATGATAATGAAATTTTAGTAACATCTATTAAAAAGGCATTAATAGGACTAGATAGTTTAAAACAAACATATTTAATTGATTCTGTTATTTCATCTAGAATTATTTTAATCATTGAAAAATTAAACACAGTCATAAAAAATTTAAATTTAGCTTCAAATAGTACCATTGAAACTTTGAATAATATGACAGAATCGACATTAGAACAACCTAATAATTATTAAAAAATAAAAAAAAATGATTTAAATATTTTTTAAATATTGTAAAGTGAGATGGAGGAAATAAAAAAAGCATTAGAATGTAGTATATGCCAAGAAGTGGCAACATTACCAGTAAAGGGTGTTTGTTGTACTAATGCAAAATCACTACCACCTGGGTGTTTAAACTGTGTTCGTAGATTTTATGAATTAAATAAAAAACCAAGTCAAAGACTTCGATATAAACTTTCTTGGTCTGGTTGTGGTTGTTCAATAGATCTTACGCGAAATGGATCAGATTCTTTTTATAAACATTGTTTTGAACTTGATTCAATTAGAAATATTTTAGGTAAATCTATATGTTATCATGAAGAGTGTAAAAAAGAATTTGAAACATGTGCAGAACTAAGAAGACACTTAAATGGTACTAGTAGTCAAAATGATAAATATGGAAATTGTCCTGAATCTATTATAAAATGTAAATATTGTAATTTTTATGATAAACGTAAAATAGTAGAAGGCAGACACTTTAATGAATACCATTCTTATATTTACTGTAAAATTTGCAGGTTAGATATTGCTATTATTAACGTGCGACAACATTTAATTAATCATCAATCACAACTTTTAGATTTTGAAAATGAAATATCAAAATTAAATATTAATTAATATTATTTAAAAAATTAATTAATATAATAATTATATGAGTAATTTTGTAGATAAATTAATTTTAATTTCTAACGAAGTTAAATCACGGAAAGAAAATTTGCTTGAAGAAAAAATAAAAAAATTTGAAAAGCAAAAACTAGAAAGAAAAGAGGAATTATTTATTTTTTTAACAGATAAATATCATAATCTTATAAAAGAAGGAATAATTCATGCTGCTAAAAATGGAAAAAGAGAAAAATATATGAATTTTAAAAAAGATGATTTTAAAGCTAATTATCCAAGTTTAGGATATCCTTGTGACGTACAAGAAGCTTGGCTATCTGAAGTTATAACTAATCCTGCATCTATATATTTACCAAGAACAACAGAAGATGATATACCAGAACATATGTATGGTCTTAAATACGAAATATGGAATAATAAAAATTTTACAACGCGATTTTCTTGGTAAAAATTACCAATTAATAATTTCTTGATTATTATTTTTTAAAATATTATTTATTTTAGAAAAAGGTTTTGAGTTTTTAAATGCAGGATAAATATCGTATTCTTTATGGCAACTTAATGGAGATGGATGTGATGTTACTATTAATGTGTGTTTGGTTGTATCAATAAACTTTAATTTGTCATGAGCATGTTTACCCCATGCAACAAAAATTATATTAGATAATTTATTAATTTCAAGTAAAATATAGTTAATAAAATCTTTCCAATATTTTATATGAGATCCGGGATTATTTTTAACTACAGTTAGTGAGGTGTTTAGTAATAAAATTTTTTGTTTAGCCCAAGATTCTAAAGTATAATCACTCAACTCAATATTGAGATCATTATATAATTCTTTAGCTATATTTTTTAATGATGGTGGTATTTTATTACAATTTTTAATTCCAAAAGCTAATCCATGCGCTATATCGGGAGTATAATAAGGATCTTGCCCTAAAATTACAATTTTAGTTTGATTTAATTTAAAATAATTAAAACACTTAAATATTTCTTTATATGGTGGATAAACAATATTATTTTTATATTCGTTTGTTATTTCTTGTATATTATTATCTGACATAATTTTAATTGAATTATTATTCATAATATTTATTAAATAATTATTTTTTTTTAATTAATTCAATTTTTGTTAAAAAAAATAATATAACTATTATATATAATGGAAAAAACTGAAGTTAGTGGATTTGATTCTGCGGAAAAACCTTTTACAAATGTGGATGAATTAAAAGGTGGATCAAAAAAGAGAAAATCACGCGGACAAAAAAGAAATAAAAAAACAAAATCATACAAAAAAGGAAAATCGCACAAAAAAACCAAACATCATAAAAAAGGGAAAAGTCATAAAAAAACAAAAAAATCTCCATCTACATGGATTGTTTTTGTTAAAAAATGGTCAGCATCGAATAATTGTTCATATAGAGATGCGCTAAGAAATCCTAAATGTAAATTAGATTATCATAAATCTAAATAAATATTTAAAAAATAAAAAAATTAGATAATTATATTTTTAAATATCTAATTTTTTAGATAATTTATAATGATTTATATTTTCTAGTTACTTTGTTAGAATTAGATTTTTTAAATGATAATGATTTAGTATTTTGTCTTTGTTTTTCTTTATTTATTTCATTTTCTAATTTTTTATATTTAAAATTTTGACATTTTTTAAATAATACATATTCTTGGAGAAGTGAATTTTCAATAGCTTTTGCTTCTTTCTTTAATCTATTTTTTAATAATTTTTCATTAACTTCATTATCTTTTATTCTATCTAAATTTCTATTTAATAAATCAATTTCATCGAGGGCTTGTTGAATTCTTTCATCATATAATTCTGTTTCTATCTCAATCTGTTGAATGCATCTATTGTAATCTGTTTTGTTTGTTGTTTCGGCTTTGCATCTTTTTTTAATATCAGCCGTTATAGTTTTAATTGTAAGTTTATTATTTTTAATATCATTTTTAAATTGTTTTATTTTCTCTTTAATTTCATTTATTAATTTAACATTTTTTGATTTTATATCATTTAATTTTTCTTTTAAATAAAGAACATTTCTAAAATCGTTATTATTGATATGTGTCATTAATATGGGAACATTAATCATGACTGGCTGTGCAAATTGAGTTGCATCTTTTTCTCTATTTAAATAACTAATATATCCAGATAATTTATTTGCTAATGTTTTAATTCCACTTTGACTTAACACACCATCATTCGTCATATATTGTAATTTAAATTCTTCTTTATTAGTTGGTATTTTTTCATCTTCATTAGTATAAAATAAATTTATTAAAGAAAATAATTCTAGTGGTGTATTTGTAAATGGAGTAGCTGTCATTATTAATAATTTACAAGAATCAGTTCCTGATTTTTTATAACTATTCATGATTAAATTTTCCATAATATTTGTATCTGGTCTTTCTGCTGCTTTTAAATCACCACCATATAATTTATGGGCTTCATCTATTATAATAAGTGTTTTTTTTAAAACATCTTCTGCTCCATTTCTTTGTCTTAAAATATCATAAATAGTATTTTTTCCAGCTAATAAATTACTAAATTGTTTATATGACATTGGTTCTAGCCATCTATCACTTAATAGTCTTTTTCTTTTAGAAATATCTTCTGGTATTATTAGACCTTTTTTAACTTCATCTGCAATTATAGAATGACATATTTGATCAAATATATTTTTCCATACATCTCCTTTTAATGTAGTACGGGTTACCCATAAAATAGTATAACCTTCTCTTTCAAAAGATGATGATGCAATAGAAACGCCTGAGCATGTTTTTCCAGTTCCTACTGAATGCCATAATAATAAACCTTTATATGGAGATTGTGGACAAAAATAATCTGTTATAAAATTTTGCGTGGGATTTAATTCAATATCTGATTTATTATTTTGTTGTTCATTTTTTTTAGGTATACATTTATTTTCAACTACAATTTTATCCCATTTATAATTTTTAGTATTATAATTAGTTTTAATAAAATCTCTCATTTTAATAAAATTTAATCTTGTATTTGGTATTTTTTTATTAGTATCAGATTTTTTTTGATTAGTTTCTGTTTTATTTCCAGTATATTCTAATAAAGGATATTTTATATCTTCTAATATATGTGAATTTGTAGGTGTTATTGATTTAACTGAATTAGATAGTGTTGTATTATTAGATTCACTGTTGCTAAGATTTGGTTCTGATTCAATATTAATATTTAAATCTTCTAGATCACTTTTTATTTTTTCAATACTTTTATTTTTTTCAAAAACTTGTGGAATAAATGCATAGCGAAGTCCCCATTCATTATTTAATTGTTTGCAATATTGGTTATCTTCATCTCGCATATATTTACATAACCATTCTCGCAATTCTTTTTTTGGTAAGAATTTTTTAGGATGATTATATTTTAAATATACTCTTTTTAAAAAATCGGTTGTTACTGGAACATCATTAGTAGATCTTTTTCCACATTTGCCTCTGCAATCAATACTATTTATTGTAAAAAATTTAGATTGCTTATTTGTTGTTTTCTTAAATAATTGTTTATCATATTCTTTAATATAATTTTTTTTAGTTGGTCTTTGTTGTTGTCTAGGTCTAGGTGGTGTTTTTGGTGTTTTTTTATTTATTGATAAATCATCATCTAAAGGTGATTTGTTAATTGATTCAATTGGTTGTTGTGGTGTTGGAATTGGTTGTTGTGGTGTTGGAATTGGTTGTTGTGGTGTTGGAATTGGTTGTTGTGGTGTTGGAATTGGTTGTTGTGGTGTTGGAATTGGTTGTTGCGGTGTTGAAATTGGTTGTTGTGGTGTTGAAATTGGTTGTTGTGGTGTTGGAATTGGTTGTTGCGGTGTTGAAATTGGTTGTTGCGGTGTTGGAATTGGTTGTTGCGGAATTTTTTCATTAGATAATGTTTTATTTGAAAGGTTATCATTGGTTTTATTTTTAGAAGATAATATTGATTTCTCAGGTGTTTTAACTTTAATAATTTGATTTTTTTTTGGTGCTCTAGAAAACGAATCAAATCTGGGTCTTACTAAAGGTCTTTTAACTGTCATTTTTTTACCATATACATCTGTAATTTCTTTTTTTGTATTAGTTTTAGGTTTACCGTTTGTTCCGCCCATTAAATAATAATCTTTTTCCATGATTTCATGATTTAAATCTTCAATATTATGTAAATTATTTGTTAAAAAATGATCTACTGCTAAAACAGGTCCTATAGTATATAATTGTGCACTTAAATTATTCATAGCGCGATCGAATTCACTATATAGCATTGTTGCATCATTAAATTTTTCAATATTTTTAAATACTAAAATATCTTCGTCATTATCACTATTATCATTAAATGTTAAAGATTTAGATATGGAAAAAGAATTTTGAGTTAAACTTGGAACAGTTAAATAATAATTATAAACATATAAAGGCCAACCTATATTTGGAATAAAATCTAAACCTTTTTGTCCACATGTTCTAGTAGCTCTCCCAATAGTTTGTTTTAAATCTGCAATAGTCATTGAAGGTTCAAAAATATGAACATACTTTACATCAAATAAATCTATTCCTTCTTTAAAGCCACTATCAAAAATAATAAATCTTAATTTTTTACCGTTAATATTATCAGGTCTCTGATTAAATAATTTTAATAATTCTTTTTTTATTTTTTCATTAAAGTTAGTACCAAATACACTATTAGAAGAAAGTAATCCAAAATTATTATCATTATCTTGAGAATCAATATATAATTTTAATTTAGCTTGTTTTGGAATTTTTCGTGCTTTAATAACATTATTAAAACCATTTGCAGTAAATACAGACGCAATAATTTTAGCACCATATCCGCCTTCTTTTACATCTGAAAAAATAAAATGTTTAAATTTTTTTCCATGATTTTTTTGATCTAATTCATCTAAAGTTTTAATATTATTTAATAATTGTGACATTTTTGGTGATCTAAATTGTAATGAATTATTTAAAGCACCTGGATTAAAACTATTTTTATCAAATTTAAAATTGTTATCAATATTGCTAAAATTAGCTGTTTTACGCATGCAAGAAAATAATTTGTCTCTTTTTTTTTTAGTAATTTTTTTATTTAATTTTTTATGCGGAGATTTTTGTGATGTATTATTTTTAAATTTAAATAAATTATTACGATAGCAATGAGATATTGTTGAAAAATCTGGATGAGTTTCCCCATCATTTTTATCAGGATGGTTTTTTAAAAACCATTTTTGAACATCTTTTTTTGATTTAAAATTATATTTATTTATTAGTTTTAAACATTCACTCATATTATAATTAAAATATATGAATATTTTAATTATAAATAAATAGTATTAATAAAATTATTTATTACAAAAATATATTCATTATCAGAATGAGTAAAATGATCTATATTTTCTTCAATTGACCAATTGATTTTAAATTTTTTATATTCTAAATATTTAATTAATTTTTTTTGAAATTTTAATTTATAAATTTGATCATTTTTACCTGAATAAATAAAAATAGAAGTTTTTTTATTGTTATTTAAATTAATATATTTTTTCATATAAATAGATTTTGATACAAAAACAGCGCCAATATTTTTTGATAAATTTTTTAGAATATTAAATATCAATGTTCCTCCTTGTGATATGCCATAAATATATATATTTTTATATGATTTTACTGATTTTGATTCATTATCAATAATATTTATAATTCGCTTAGTATTATATGAAAATTCATCGATATTTATTTCATCTAATTTATTTATTCCATCATAACATGTATAATAATTATACCACGAATAAACATTAATTAATTTGTTATCTGGATAGCAAACATTCATTTTCTCTGCATTTGGTATTATAAATTTAGTATAATTAAAATATTTTATATAATTTTCTTTAAAAAAAGTAATAAAATTATTAAAAAATGTAAAATCACAACACATAGGATGTAGCAAAATAAAAGTATAAATATGATGATATTTAGGATTTATAATTACAGTATCATTATACATTATATATAAATTAATAACTATATTTAAATTCAAAATAAAATTGATTTAAATTAATATAAAAATTATATAAAATTTTAAGAAGAAAGTAAATAACAAAACACGCAAACAATGCCAGGGTCTTGTCGTTGTCAATTCAGAAACATAACAAATAATTATGTTTGTAAAAACAAATCAAAAAATTTAAACTATATTTTTGGAAAGAGAGCTTGTATGTTTCATTTTAATTATTATGCAAAACATGCAATAATTATTATTCAAAAACATTATCGCGGTTATAAATGTCGCAAATATTTAAATAATTTTTATAAAAAATTACCATTTGATGTTCAAAAAATCATAAATTTCTATATTCGAGAAGATCATTATGCTGAAATATATAATAAGGTTATAAAAAAAATAGTTACAAAAAAGATAAATAGTTTTAATGCATTTATGGATTATAATACATTTCAATATACTGATTATATTTTTAGAACAAGATTTGATATGTTAAGTGAATTTATTATGTTTATTCATGAAAATTATCCAATTATTGAAAAAAACTTTAAATTATTTCAAAAATATAAAAACATTTTATGTTATACAAAAACTATTAAATATCCAGCATATCAGCAAGTTATTTATGATAAAAATTTAGATAATTTATTTTGTTATAAAAATAAAATAAAAAATGCTGTATCTTATTATGAAAAAAATATTTTCAATGCTTATAGCAGTCATTTATTTGATGTTACATATGCATTAAGTCAACGACTAAATAAAATATGTGAAGATTTATATTCATTAGATACAAACCTATCTAGTTTTTCATAAATTTAAATACTTTATTCATAGTATCGTCATAAAAATTATTATTAATAAACAAACTAGTATTAGTTTCTTGATTTCCATTAATTATTAAAACTCTTCCTTCTTCAATATTTTGTAAATTATTTAACCAAGAGTCATGGTAATAATGACAATTTTTTAAATAATCAAGAGGAATTGTTTCGCCTTGTCTATTTCTTTTTTTAATACGTGTGTCGCATATTTCTGGTAAAGTTCTAATGTAAATAGTTTTAATATTTTGAACAATAGATGCAAATTCATCAAACCATAAATTATAAATTTGCCATTCAATAGATGACATTTTTTTATCTAAAAATAACATTTTAGCAAAAATATGTCTATCTGTATAAATAGATCTTTCTGTAATAATAATATCATAATTTTTTTCTAGAGCTTTTTTTATTAAACTTAATCTGCTAATATATGCCATCATTTGAAATTGAAATGAAAATTTTTCATTATTTTCATAAAAATTTTCTATAATATTTTTTCCAGAATCTATGTCAACTATTGATTCCCATGTAGAAACAGGTTCTTCTAAAAAACATATATTGAGTTTCTTATCATTTGCTTCGCAGTAATTTTCAAAATTTTTTTGAAAATATTTTACAATGCTAGATTTTCCAGATCCAATATTTCCATCAAATGATAGAATGATTGGCGACATTTTTAACATATACATTTAAAATATTCTATATGTAAATAGTATCAATTTTATTTATTTTTAAAAAAATTAATTTAAAAAAAATTTAATATTATTATATATATATATATTAATATATATCATATTTTTAAAACTATCGAGTAACTCAGTTGGTAGAGTGGGCAGCCGAAAGGAGGTCTAGTCGTAGGTTCGAGTCCTACCTCGATAGTATTTTTTAAAAAAATAGCAAGATGGCGCAGCGGTTAGCGTGCCGGGCTCATAACCCGGAGGTCGAAGGATCGAAACCTTCTCTTGCTATACTTTTTAATGTATTGGTGCCCGAGCGGTCTAAGGGGTACGACTCAAGTTCGTATGGCGAAAGCCTCGTGGGTTCAAATCCCACCCAATACAATATTTTTTTATATTTATTGTTTATAATAAATATAAAAAAATACTTATTATTTTATATAAAAATATGAAATTACGATTAAAAAAAAATTTATTCACAAATTATAATTGTAGTTTGCTATTATTTAATATTTATCATAAAAATAATTTTGATATGTTATATGCAATAAATTGTATAACTACTTGGATAGTGTTTTATTCCTTTCATTCTTCTATTTTATTAGATAAAGATGCTTTTAAAAAAGTAAGATTAAAAAATAATTATTCATTTTTAACATTTCATGTTGGAAATATTATTCTACATATAATTCCATATATGTATGTTTTACAATATCCTCCTAAAAATATAACAATATATCATTCAATATATGGTATATTATTAAAATTTATATGGGCTTATTTTTCAACAAATGGAACTATGGATTTGGGAAAAATATATATACGTTTTTCAAAGAAAAATATTATTAAATTATATATAATATCAAGTACGGTGGCGTTTATTGTACCTTTTTATTATTCTAATAATATTTCTGAAACCCTCCTCTTAATCTAAGAACAAGATGTAATGTGCTTTCTTTTTGAATATTATAATCGCTTAAATTTCTTCCGTCCTCTAATTGTTTTCCAGCAAAAATAAGGCGCTGCTGATCAGGTGGAATTCCTTCTTTATCTTGAATTTTTGATTTAATATTTTCAATAGAATCGCTAGGTTCTACTTCTAATGTTATTGTTTTTCCGGTTAATGTTTTTACGAAAATCTGCATATATAATATATAATATATAATATAAAAAAATTTTTTATATTATTTATTTATATATTTTTCGTTTTTTTATATTATTTTTACATATTAATAGCAGGTGCTGTAGTTCGCTGTCGTGAAACACGAGGAGGGCTACGATTATTATGACTTCTAGATCTTTGAGATGAAGGAGGTGAAATTCCATATGTTGTTGGGGGAGCTTGCGAGGCAGACCTTTCGGGAAGTGTAAATCCGACATTATTTCCAGACGCATGTCTTCGAGCAGCAGATGCAGCTGCTCTATATACAGCATCTACATTTTCAGAAGTTTCACTATAGTTGATTGCTTGATCTGCTGCAATACCATATTTATTTGCTTCTAAAATTGCATCTTGATTGGCTCCCATATATAGAATTTTAATATTAAAAGATTCATCTGCTTCTTTAATCATAGATTTAATCTGTAAAGCGGTATAATGCTTGCTTGTATTTTCAAGTCCATCAGTTGCAATATAAATAGTGCATGCATTATATGCAGATGAATTAGTTAATTTCTTTTCCATAAAATAATTTAGTGTATTTCCAATTGCATCAAGAAGTGCTGTTTGGCCGCGTACAGTATATTGAGATCTTGTGATTGGTTTAACATCTTTTAATTCAATAGACCTAAACAGCATTTTTTCCTCATGATCAAATAGTTTAACAGAAACTTTAATAGTAGTATTTTCATCTTCATCGTTTGAAAGTTCTTCAAACGCAGAATTAATACCGCCAATAGTATCATCTTCTTTACCTGCCATTGATCCTGAGCGATCAATAATAGCTACAACTTCATGAATCTTACGCGAACCCATATTTTTCACGTTATATTATAATATATTTTTTATTTATATCAATTTTATTTTTAATTTTATTTAAATAGTTAATTATATATATTATGAAAACTAAGAAAAAAAAAATCGCTGGTACAAGAGAAGAATTATTAAGTAAAAAAGTAATAATTCATCAATTAAATAAATTTGGATTAACTCAAGATGAGACCAATAAGATTTATAGAGATTTAGCTGCAATAAAAATACAAGATGCTTTTGATAAAAAATATATTAATAGAATTAAAACATTTCTCAATATGATAACATTAGATGAATTAAATTTATTTAACATTTTCATTGAACATTTTATAAATAGCATAAATACTAGTTATGAATTTAAGGATAATAATATGCCAATATATTTGTTAAATATTAAACCATTAGGAATAACAGCATTAAAGCAAATAAATATGTTACTAGATCTTAAACAAAATTCAACAACATTAAAGAAAATGTTTAAAATAGCCGGCTTTAATAATTTAATAATTACAATAGTTACATCTATACAAAATATAAAAAATACTGCTTTGGCAATACAAAATTTTAGAATTATTTCAAACGAAGATTATTTTTCTGCACAATTAGGTTTAGAGACACAGCCTGCTCTTGAACCTACTAGAGATCGCTTTGAATATAATATTCAACAAAAAATAATAAGTCCTGAAATTAAACGAATGATGACAACGCGAAAAATTGATTCAGTAAGAAGGCGACCTAGAACAATGAGAGCACAAGCAATTACAAGAAAAACAAAAAGTATATAAATATTTAATTTATATAAAATTATAACAGTCATTTGTACAAAAATAAAATTTATTTTGTTTTTTACACCATTAGTCATTTAAAATGCCGATTTTTTTATGTTATTTATGAAAAAATAACATAAATTATAAAATTGATTTAATTAAATTATATAAAAATTTGATTAAATTTATAATAAATATGAGCGACGAAGTTTGGAAAACATTAGATAATTTCAAAAATTATGAAATTAGTAGTTTTGGAAATATTAAAAATAAAAAAACAAAGCTTATATTAAAGCCAGGTATTAAATCGGGATATTTATGCATTACTTTATGCAATGATAATGGTGATAGAAAATCTTGTAGAATGCATAGATTAGTTGCTTTAACTTTTATTCCCAATCCATTAAACAAAGAAACTGTTAATCATAAAGACCATAATAAATTAAACAATAATTTAAGTAATCTTGAATGGGCAACTACTACTGAACAAAATAATCATAAACGAAAATGTAAAAAAGAAATTAAAGAGTTAGTTTCTTCAAGACCAGTTTGGAGAATTGATAAAGACACTAATAAAAAGTTAGAATATTATAAAACCATAACGTTAGCCGCACAATGGATTTTTGATAATAATTTAACAAGCGTAAAAGAATTTAATGGTGGAAATAATATAAAAACTAAAATAACTGCTGTTTGTCGTAAAGGAAAAACATATGGTCGGCATGGTCTTTGTAAAAATAAAGAATATATAAGAAAAACTGCATTTGGTTATAAATGGGAATATTCTAATGAATTTGAAAATAAATATGATGATGAAGAATGGAAAGATATTCCAAGTGATTTTGTAAATGGTGTAAAAGAATATAAAATATCAAATTATGGAAGAGTAAAAAATCATAAAGGAAGAATTACGGAAGGGCATCACCATGCAAGTGGTTATTTATGGGTTTCAATAGCAAATAAACAATATTTACTACATAGATTGGTGGCCAAGGTATTTATACCTAACCCAGAAAATAAAGAACAAGTCAATCATATTGACGGAAATAAAGAAAATGCGCGCAAATGGAATTTAGAATGGTGTTCTAATATAGAAAATCAAATACATAAGGTTAATAGTGGATTGTCTAATTCTACTAAAAAAGTAGCTCAATACGATTTACAATTGAATAAAATAAAAGAGTTTAATTCACAGAAGGAAGCATCAAAAGAATTAAATATATCTTATAGTAGTGTTGGAAGATGTTGTTTAGAAAAACAAAAAACTGCATGTAATTTTATATTTAGGTTTGTTGAATAAAATTAAGGAAACTTTTGGAGAAAACATATTGATTGGTTATGGAAATTCCTTCTATTAATTTTACATTTTTTATTATTTTTTGCCTAATAAAATAGGCGTTTTAAATGTCTAATGGTGTAAAAGAAGCATCTAAAAAATTTATTTGTTTATAACATGTGTGACAATAAATATTAAAAAAATTATTAATGTAGAAAATAATATCATCATTCAATTCATATAATTGCATTTTTTAATTTAATAATGTTTTGTATTTTTATATTATATTTGTGATATATTATATGGAAAATTTAAATTTTTTATAATTATTTTTTTTTTATCTTCATTAAACAATAATTTATAAAAATCAATAATTAAAAACATTTGACATTCAATTTGATAAATTGGACATTCAGTATATTCATTTTGATATCTTAATAATATTCCTGGATATATTTTATTATTATCAATAATTTCATTATTACTAACTACAATTCTTTTTTCGTTATATAAATGATGATAAAATTTCAATAGATCATATTTATTGTAAAAAATAAATCTGAATGCAATTAAATCATTAACTTCTTCTATTGTTTTTAAATGAAATTTATTTTTTTTTTGAAATGCGCTATTAAATGTTTTGATTCTAAGTGTTTGCATATAACATGGTATATTTTGTATTTCTAAAATTTTTTGATAATTATTAAATTCTTTGATTGAAATTTTATTTATATTTGGAATAAATGCAGAATAAACAAATATCATAAACTGAAAAATTATAATTATGAATGTTTTTTTCATACTATTTTTTATATATAACTATATTATTCATAAATATAATTAATTGTTCTTTGTGATAAAAGTTTAGATTCTTCTAAAATTCGCCGGTTTATGCATTTATATTTTTTTAAATGAGATACATATCCTGAGAAATATACTTGTTCAAAACCAAATTTTGAAACTGCATCTTTTAAAATTTGATTATTAATTTTTTTATCGGGAGATTCAATAATTTTATTATAAATATAATAATTAACCGGTGAAGGCATATACATTTTATATAAAATATGTTATAAAAAAATTAATAAAAAAATTTAAACTGTTTTCTCTCAATAAATGTTTTTAGATTCGTTCTTTTTTTTAAAAATAAAAAGTATTTTTTAGATAAGTTATATTGTAATGGTTTCTTTTTTTTAAGAACTTTTAATCGAACATACATAATCATTGCAACTTGCCATATTCGTTTGTGGCTATATTTTTTTAATTTATAAAGTGATTCTAATTTTTTAATTGTATTTTTTACATCATCTAAAGTTGTATATTTAATATGAATAGTATCACTTGGATTTTTATCAATATATACATCAAAAGATTTTTTAGGATTATTTGGATTATATAAAAATTGTTTTTTTTTTGTTTTCTCTCGAGCTCCGCCAACATTATTTTTTTTACAATATTTATATGGAGCACAAGAAGCTTTCATTGTAAATCCTCTTATAGGTTTATTAATGCATTTTTTATAAGAAAATTTTCTTGGTAAAGTAAATATTTTTTTATCATTTCTTATACATTTTTTTGTATTTTTATTAATTTTACAACAATTAATATATCTATTCATAGATAATATTACTATTATATTTAGTATTTATTTTATTTATAAAGTTTAAAATATTATTTTTGAGAGAAGTTTTATTTTTATAAATAATTCTCAAAGTCTCTCTATTATTCGTATATTTTTTATCATATAATAAGTAATATTTATCATTATCTTTTTCATGTTTTTTTATAGATATATATTTGGGTAATTTAATAGTAGTTTCATCTATTTCATCAATTTTAGTTTTACTATTATCAGATAAATCTAAAATAAATTCTTTAGTATTTATAATTTCATTATTTTCTATATTATATAATATTTTTTTGATTTGTTCTAATTTTTCAATAATAGTTACTTTATTAGATTTACTAGATACATAAATTTTTTTATTTATTATAAGAGGATGTTTTTCTATTTTAAAAAAATCTCTATATAATTTTTTTTCTTTATTGTAACATTCTTTATAATAGACAACATATTTTGGTATCATTTCTTGTTTAATTTCAGGTGGTAGCTGTATAGCATTATTTTTTCTCAAACGTTTATAATCTTCTTTTATAAAATTAGACTTTGTATTTAAAAAAAAATTTTTAGATAAATCATTTATTGATAAATCACTCATATTTTATTAAATATATATTATTTATTTTTTTTTAAGTATTAACTAATAATAATTTCAAATTCTGTTTTTTATAGAATAATCAATTTCTTCCGGTACTTGTTTATTCTGTTTGCAATAAAATTCTGGATAATTGATTACATCCCTGTATATATTATCAAAACATGGAATAATAAGATTTCTATTTAAATTAATATAATTATACAATTCATCATTATATTTTTGTCTGATATATTTTCCAAGCGAAGTAAATTCGTTAATATTAATGATTGGTGCAAATCCTCTTTTTAAATATTTATATATCAATTCATGTGGTGCATGTTTTGTTGCACAATAGCGAATGTCAATGCTTACTCTAGTGCAAACTGAAATAACTCCAGATGGTAAAATATACCATTTAAAACCATCAAAATAACCACGAACCCATCCAAAGTGATATTTTGCAAAATGTTTCCAAACAGTTGCTTTTGAATATGGTACTGAAAATAATTCTAAAATTGTAGAATTATAATTATTTGTAATCTGGAAACGTTTATCAACAAGTTTTTTTTCAAATTTCCATCCTCCAGGATAATATGATTGTAATATTTTTATTTTTTGATCTACGACTTGTTCAAGTTCAGAAGTAGTCATAAAAACATTATCTCCTGCTAAAATAGGGCAATCTACATCAGAATTATTATAATATGATAAAAATTCATTACTTGCATTTTTTCCACTTTTATGCGGATGACTGCATGCACAAAATGTAAATGCACTTCCGCCAATAACTAAATTATCTGAATAAAACTCTTTAATTTGTGATTCTGAAAAATCAAGCAAACCTTTAGTAAACAATTTATGAAAATTATAGCAAGCTTCTTCATTAGTAGGAATTTTAAATGTATAACTATAATTTACATTATTTAAACAATTTGAAAATTCAATATTATTATTTTGACAAAAACTATAGGTATAGATTTGCTGAAGAAACAATTCTTTACAAGATTGTTCATTATTCATTCTTTCATCGTATAGATCATCTAATGTCCATAATTGAAGATCATGATGTTTCCATTCACTATTTGTAAATATTGCAGCATTTTGTTCTTTAATTAACTGATGATTAAATGCAATACTCACCGCGTATGGCGAAGCGTAATTTCTATATTTTTTAAAGCAAACAATATCAGATGTTTCTGGTGAAACACAATAAATATCAACAATTTTATTTATTAGATTTTTTTTATTTATTAAATTCAATGAATCTAAAATATTATTTAAATTACTTAAATTAAGTAAGAAATTGGGGTCATTCAATTTTGAAACAGGAAAAACTTTTTTAACATAAAATAACAGTGGAAAATCATAATTATCATGTAAATTATTGTTATTGTTATTGTTATTGTTATTATTATTTCTTTGTTGTTGATCTGGATATGGGAGACGAATAGTATCCATTTGAACAAGTTGTTGTCTTATTGTTTCATCTTTGACTTTATTATAATCTTTTCCTGAACCAAACATTCGCTCTATAAAAATCATATAATTATTTGGTATAAACATAGGGTCATAAAAAGAATCATTGCTATTCATTTGTGTAAATTTGTAAGTAAAATTTTGTTTAATTTTTTGAATAATCAAATTTTCAATATGCTCTATATTTTTATTATAGTTTTCAGATAAGCATAAATTATATTTATCTGATTCTAGCAATATTTTTAGTAAGTCTTCAATACTATGATCCAATAATAAACCAATATATTGAATTGGCATATCCAATTGCAATAAAGGAATTTTGGTTAATTCTTTTTTTGTAGAAAAATCATGAATATTAACGAGATGCATATGCTGATAATAAATTCGTGGAACATTTGCAAAACTTTTTGAAAAATTTCCTGTAACAATAAATCCAGATTCTTGAGAAATTTTTTCAATAGTTTTTAATTCTTCATCATCCTTAACTTTCATATTTTTAGTTTGATCATAAAATGAAAATAACAGTTCGATAATATTAATCTTAATATTATCGAATATGAGATAGAGATGTTTGAATGACATATAATCTCTGTTTTTGTTTCTATTAAATAATAGATATTATATATTTAAAATCAATTTTTTTTTCCAGTGATTTCTCTATTTTTTAATTTTTTAAAAAAGTTTCCAGAGTATTTATATTTAATAAGTTTATCAATACAATCATTGCAACATGTAAAATATAAAAATTTGAAAGGTGATACATTTTTAATTATCATGGTATTTCTAAAAATACTTATATCATTTTCTAAATATTCATCATCATACGGAAGTAAAATATAATCGAAATCTTCTTTATAACATATCCAACAATTAATCATTAAAATTACTTATATATTTTAGTAAATTATTAAAATAATTGTTAATAAACCCTGAATAGATGTTAAAATTTTAGATATTGGTGAAACAGGATAAATATCACCGTATCCTAGAAGACATCCAGTAACGATTGCAAAATATAATCTATTTAAATATTTATTACTAGTAGATGGTTGAACATTTTCAGGATCCAATTCAATATTTTCAGTTTTTTTTTCAGTTTCTTTTGTAGCACTTTCCATAACTTTTTCTTCTATATTTTTTTTTGAGGAATTTTCTAGATCATCATCTATTATTTTATTTTTATGATAATAATTTTCTAGAGTATCAAAGTTTTCTTTAATTTTTTCTTGCACTTTATCTTTGATTACTTCTTCTTTAACTAATTCTTTAAATTTATTAACACCTTCAAAATGAGAATCATCTAAAAGCAAATATAAAATTGAAAAAAATAGCATTAGAAAAAATAATATATATATTTTTCCAAATTTAAATTTTAATATTCTATCTTCTATATTTTTAATAATATAATTCATATTATATTAAATAAATATTTAAAAAAATTGATATTCTTATAAATATTATATTTTTTTATATAGTTAATAAAAATGGATACTAGCTTAATAGAGGTATTGCCTAACTATGATCCAAAAAACAATGAAAATAATAGTGAAAAAGTAGATCTAAATATTAGAGATTTGCAAAGTAAATATCCTTTTGGATGTATGTGTTGTGGAAATGAATTTAGACCGAAAAAATATTCAAGTATGATAGCTAGTCATTTTAATACTTCAAAACATAAAAAGAAATGTTTAATCCCTGCAAATAAATTATTTTTGGAAGATTATGGTTCCTCAAATAATTTACCAGAAGCATTTGATAATAAATGTAAAGAAGTAAGAGAGTTAAAAAAATTAAATTATGAATATAAGGATGAATTAGATAAATTAAAAATAAAATATGAAAAATTGGAAAAATTAAATATTAAATTACAAGAAAATATTATAGAAAGTTCAAAACCTAAATTTGTAGAATGTAAAAATTTAATTGATTTAAATTAAAATTTAATAGTTTTTGTTAAATATAACCAAAAGAAAATACCAACAAATGCTTTTGCTAATAAATCTAAAATATTATAACCGAATATTTTAGTCATAACATCCATATTATAGAATAAACCATAAAACGCCCATAATATTAAAAAGCTATAAAAAATTATTTTAGAATTAAATGTAGCAGTTTTTTTCATATATGTTTTCCACACTAATCCATACATAGCAAAAAAGAAAATAAATCCAATAATATTTGCAAAAGATTTTGGTATAATATTAAGTTCTCCTATATATCCAGACCCAAGCATTAAAAAGTTAAGAATTAATACATATAAAATATTCATAAAGTGAACTGTTAATTTATTTTCATAACCAAGTACCATACATAAAACTAATAACATTAAAGGTGTACTAATAGCCCAATCAGTATATCTGGTATCATTAATTGTTTTATATAATTCTTCTTTATTTTCTGATGCTTGATTATTTTCATCATATTTTTTCAGCTTTTCAACAAATTGACCATAAAAATATCCAGCAACTACAGATATACATGTTTCTAAATTCATAATATGTCTAATTTCTGGAATGGGATTTCGCAATGCTTCAATGAAGCAAATTGTTCCAGTTGTTATTAAGAAAATATATGTAATATAAAAACTGCTTTTTATTATTCCAAAATTCATTTTAATATATTAAAATATTATTTTTTTATAGACTTGAATAAAAATAATGCACCTGTTGCTCCAATAATTTGTGCGATTATATAAAATAATAGTTGTGGTAAATTAATTTTTTTATGAATAAACATTAAATATGATACTGCAGGGTTAAAATGGCCTCCAGATATTTTACTTCCAAACCAAATCATAGATGTTAAAGTTAAACCAATCGCTAAAGGATTTCCAGTAATAATTATTACACTTAAAAATATAAAAGTACCTAATAACTCAACAAAAAATTCAAGCATTATAATATAAGTGTTCTTTTTATTTTTATAAAAATTAAATAAAAAGAACTTATTAAATATTTAATTCGAGTAAGCTAAGCCACCCATACCACTCATGATGCGGAGGACGTTGTAGTTGACCGCATAGACACGAACTTTAGCAGTGCTGACACCCTGTACTGTAGCATTCGATAGAACTAACTGAAGGGTAGCATTGTCAATGCGCGAGAAATTGCATGTGCCCGATGGCTGGTGCTCTTCTGGACGAAGGGCAAATGAGTAAACATTGATACCAGTGTCAGGGGCACGAGTGTGGTGCTGGAAGGGCTGAACAAGATCGAAGTATGTTCCTTCACGCTCAGAGAAGCGATCTTGTCCATTTAACTGTAATTTAGCGACAACAACTGGATTTTCACCCCAGCAGTGCATGTCTAAAGCAGTTTCGGATAGAACGAATGTTCCTGCATCAGAAACACCAGATTCCGAGTTATTTGTGCTAATAACATCAGGTCCAGTAACTGCCGCAGTAGCAAGTTCATTCGCGAAAGCGTCCTGGAAGTATCCACTGGTGTTAATGAAAGACGAAGAATCAGCACTGAGCTGTCCACCGAAGGCATGAACCGCATTGGGTAAAGCGTCTAAAGCATCGGTGTAGTTGAAAGGCTGAGCACCTAATAAGTGATTTAACTGATGTCCAGTTGTTGTGGACGCACAGTAATCAACGTTAATATCAGGCTGAACAACCCAGATTAACTCTTTGCATGGGTGATTAAGATTGAGTTTAATTTTATTTGACGAGGAACCAACCGATTCATCACCAGTGAACTGTAACTGTTCAATTAAATATTCATGGGGATTCTGCGCCATGCGGCGGCGTTCGTCAGTATCTAAGAAGATATAGTCAACAAATAACGAAGCAGCAGCGAGCGATTGTCTGTAAGCTTCATTGACTTTTTCACCATTGCCGTCTAATTTATCGACAGCCCATAAGCACTCTTCAATGTTGCGAATATCTAAGTTAATTTTGACCTCATGGTACTGTAAGGCAATTAAAGGTAAAGCTAAGCCAGGGTTGCGGCAGTACCAGAATTGAAGTGGAACGTATAAAGTGGTTTCAGGTAAAGCATTGCGAGGAGCGCATACCTGACGAACACCATCAGCAGAGCAGGGGCCATCGACCGCGGCAAAGCTGGGATCGCATACATATGTTAACTGGGTAGTGTTACCGATCATTTTGTAGTAACCACGTTCCTGTTCTTTTGAGAGAGTGAGCTGATTCCAGATGTGCATCCAGTCACCGTATTGGCGATCGATGCGCTGGCCACCAATTTCAACTTCAACTTGCGAGATGATTTGTTCTCCAGGGAAGTCTAACCATCTGGCATATACGTTTCCTGAGCCCGAAGTATTTCCCATGCTCTGGTTAACTTCAGGTAATGTAACCTGTAAATATGTGCGGTAAGCTAAATCACCATTACGTGAAATAGTGCAAGTAACACGGCGTCCAAAGTCAGCCTGGCCATTGAAAGTTTGTTCAATAGATTCCATCGCGAAATTTGTGTGACGACGATAAGTTACTTTGTAGAAGGTGATTTGGGGATTACCGGTTAAATATACATCCTGTGCGCCATAGGCAACTAATTGCATAAGTCCTCCAGCCATTTTTTATAATATTGTTAAAGAAAATAATTTTTTGAAATTATATTTAAAAAAAATATAATTTTAAGTTTTATTATATATTTTATTATTATAATGAACAAATTTCATAGCAAAAACATTACTTTAGATGTTGCACATACAGAAATTATTAATAGATTTAAAAAATATGAGGAACAATTAATTCCTAAATATAAATTAGAAATTGAGAAATTAGAAAAAATTCTAAATAATAATAATAATAATAATAATATAAAAAAAAAATCAAGTTTAAATGGTAAAAATAATCATAATTTTATTAATAAAAATGAAAATATAGAAACAAAAATACAAGATCTAAAAAATAAAATTTTTGAAATGGAAAAAGAAAAAAAGAATTATTATTTAAATAATTCTAAATATATTTTTGATTATTTTGAGACAAAAAAAAAAATAAATGATAATGAAAATGAAAATGAAAATGAAAGTGAAAATAATATTTTAAATAAATATTTTGGAAATGATGACGTTTATAATAATAAATTAAATTCTTTTTTTTTAATTGATAACTCTAATGACGTTTTAATTAATAATAATGATGATAATTTAATAAAAAATACGAATATTGATAAATATTTTTATAATATTGATAATTATAGTTTGAATTTTGAAAATTTTTGTTATGAATCTGATATATGCAAATATTGCAAAAAAGGAGAATTAGTATATGTAGAATCAGAAGGAGCATCTATTTGTAGCAATTGTTCAAAAACTATTAAATATTTAATAGAAAATGAAAAACCATCTTATAAAGAACCACCAAAAGAAGTATGTTTTTATGCATATAAAAGAATAAATCATTTACGTGAAATTCTAGCACAGTTTCAAGCAAAAGAATCAACAAATATTCCAAATGAAGTATATGAAAATATAAAAGCACAAATTAAAAAAGAGAGAATTGAAATAAAAGATTTAACAAATAAAAAAACAAAAGAAATATTAAAAAATTTAGGTTACAATAAGTATTATGAACATATTCCTTATATAAAAGATAAATTAGGTATTAAACCACCAATAATGAGTCAAGATTTAGAAGAAACATTATGTAATTTATTTATGGAAATACAGAAACCATATTCTAAATATTGTCCAAAAGATAGAGTTAATTTTTTAAATTATTATTATACATTATATAAATTATGTGAAATATTAAATGAAAAAAAATTTTTACCATTTTTTCCTATGCTAAAAGATAGAGAAAAAAGAATAGAGCAAGATCAAATTTGGAAAAAAATTTGTGATGATTTAGGTTGGACTTTTATACCAACACCATAATTTTTAATTAAACTATAATATTTAAAATAATTTTATATTTTAATGAAATTTTCTGAGCAACCAGGTAGATTTTTTGCTATATTATTATTTGGACCATTTTTGATATATTGTGGTTATAAATATAAAGATTTTTTATTATTTTTTTTAGGAATTATTTTTATTATTTATGAATTATTTTGGGTAATATTTTTTGATCCCAAAAATATTTATATTATTTACAAAAATAAAAATAAAAATAAAAATAAAAATAAAAATAAAAATAAAAATATAAAATTAATTAATGAATACAAATATTAGACCGACATGGGAAGAATATTTTAAAGATTTAGTTAATTTAACAGCGACACGTTCTTCATGTGATAAATTACATGTAGGTTGTTTATTTATTAAAAATAATAGAATAATAGCTCAAGGATATAATGGGTATATTTCTGGTTGTGAACATAAATCTATAATTAAAGAAAATCATAATATAGCAACAATACATGCAGAACAAAATACAATAACAGATTGCGCAAAACGCGGAGTAAGTTGTGATGGTTGTGAAGCATATATTACACATTTTCCTTGTTTTAATTGTATGAAATTAATGGTTTCATGTGGTATATGTAAAATTAATTATATAAATGATTATAAAAATGATGATTTAGTTTATAAAATAGCGAATGATGTAAATATAAAAATACATAAACTAACATGATAATATTATTAATTAGATAAAAATAATATTATTAATTAGATAAAAATAATATTATTAATTAGATAATATTGAAATACTTTTATTTAAAATATAACAAGTTAATGCAAAAACTATACTATTAAAAATAATACCATTTAAATTAAGATTGCTATCTTTATCAAATAAAATTGGTAAAATTTTAAATAAAGATTTTTTAAAATATGGTAATTGAAATATGCAATATAATATTGCAATAATTATTGGAATTTGTATTTCATTGTATAAATTTTCAATTTTAAAGATATCTAAATTTTTATTTGTATTTTTATCTATTAAATCATTTTTAGTGTTTTGATTTTGAATATAATCTTCTTGCTCTATAGCTTTTGGTATATAGTTATTATTAATATTTTCATCAATATTTGTATTACCTGATTGAATATGTTTTGATGGTAATTGAGTACTACCTTTTGAAGATGCAGTTTGTAATTGACCAATTAATTCATTATAATTATTTTGATCATTTATAATTTGATTTTGGGAAGTATTTTCAATGTTATTAAGTTGCATATTTTGTTGAACTTGTTGTATATTATTAGTACTAATTTCTTGTGTATTTAAAGAAATATTATTTAATCCTGAGTTTTGATTAGGATTTGGTAATTGAGATAATGATGTACTTCCATTTGATGTCATTATTAAATTAATAATAAATAATAATTTATTAAATTACGCAAAATTAATATTTTTTTTAGTATCTAAACAATTTGTATTTTTTTCATTTAATAAATAACATGTTTTATTATTTGAATCGTAGGAAAATATTTGATCTTTAATTTCTTTATGTTTTGGACCAATAAACTTATAACAATCTTTACCTTTACATACTTGTCTAAAAATACTAGCAAATCCTAAACCAATTATAATAGAAATTATAATTTTACCTATATCTGTATAAAATAAATTTTTAATTACATTTTTGATAGCAGCCATGGATTATTATTATATATAAATATTATAATTATATAATTGGAATATTTTTAATTTTATTTGAATCGCTAGGGCATTTTGTTTTTTTAAAGAAATATTCAAAACAGTTATCAGCTAAGTCTTTAAATTGAAATTGTTTTTTATTATATGGAGTAGGATATACAACAATTGGTTTTTTTTCATCTTTTAAATAAATGAAAATTAAACCTAAAATAAAAGATAATAATGCAACTTTTAAATTTAAAATTTTAAAAATATTAATCATTATATAAAAAATAATATATTTTAATTTATTTTGTATTAATATAAATAAATTTATTTGCATCTAATTTTTTTAAATTCAATTTAAATACGCCTGTTTCATTATTTTTTTCTATGTAAGGATTATTATATTTAATTTTAAAAATTTCTTCATTTAATTTTTTAAGTTCATTTATGTAGAGATTATGAGCATCAATTAAATAATTATCATGTTTCTTTGATTCATATAATATATTAAATTCTTTAATATCATTAATTAATTGTTGTTGATTTTGTATTAGTTCTGTTATTTCATTTTTATTTACAATTTCTTTATATTTTTCTAAATATTTGTAATAAAGTTCTTGATAATTATTAAGTTCTGAATTTTGCTCATTAAACAATTCAACTGCTTTGTCTTCTGAAATATAATTAAATAACAGATTTAATTTAATTAATAAAATAGTTTTTTTTATATTATATAATTTATATTTTAAAAATAAAATCTCATTTTCTAAATTTAAATATTTATTTCTTTCTATTTTTAAATCTATTTTGCAGGGATTTGATATATTCCCACATGTCATATGTAAAATATCGGTAGTTTCATTAAAAATAGTTCCCCCATCTTTTTTACAGTTAATACATTTAAATTTCAGTTTTGAAAATTCTTTTTTTTTATCTTCAATATTTAAATCATGTTTATTTAAAATATTATTTTTTAATTTATTTTTATATATCTCATAATTGTTTTTTGTTAAATAATAAGTATTTAAATCTGCTAAATATTGATTATATTGTTTTGTATTGATATGTTCATTTAAATTCATTTTATAAATTAGAAATATATTTTTCTATGTAACAAAGACGCTTCTGGATGATTATTAATATCTAAATCTTTTGTAATTAAATTATTTTTAATACGATTTTGATTATCTAAATTTTGTCTATTATAATAAATTAATTTAGACATTATATATTGTTTTTCTTGTAATTTTTTTTCTTTATTTTTTTCTTTATTAAATCCTTTAAATTTTAAAAGTAAAATAATAGATAATATTGCAATAAAAAATAAAAATGCAAATAAATTAAAGTAAAAAGAATTTGTTTTAAATTTATTTAAATTGCATTCTTTTAATTTTGAAGAAATAAAATTTTTTGTATTATTTGACACTAATTTTGGTAAATTACTAGCATTTAATAAAATATTAGAATTATTTTTAAAATCACTATTTATATTATTAAAAAAATTAAATATATAATTATCTTTATCCATTAATATTATTTATTATAATGTTATTTTATAAATAATATTATATAAACATAAATATAATGAGTTTACAACAAGAAATAGGAAATATACACAATAGCAGTGAGGGTAATTTATTGACTAGTTTAAGTGACGGAGAAGACACTACTACTCCATCACCAATGACTGCCACATTTTATTTTTTTATATTATCTATATTTTACATAATTATTTCTACAATATTAATTTATACATCAGTAACTAGTAGTAGCACAGAATTAGCTTTAAATTTAATTTTTGTTTTATTATTAGTTTTAGGTTTATATTTTATAAATGTTGAAACTATAAAAAAATTATGTGGAAAAAATGATGATAATTATAGTGTTCCATATACAAAAGTAGCAACAACAACATTTGTTCCATGGATAATTGTTTTTGGTAGTTTATTTTTTTTATTAGAATTATTTCCGGGATGGATAAGACCTTTTTCCAATACAGTTGGTTATGGAATAATAAATGCATTAGGTGCAGAAAAAGAATTTACTAACTATTTAAACGACACAAGTGGTAAAGACAAAAGTGGTAAAAAAAAAACCCCGGATTTGGTTACTGCTATTAATTATGTAAAATCAAATAAAAGTATGTTTATAAATGAATTTAGTCCAAATGAAAAAGAATTTGAAAAAGAATTTGATCAACTTAAAAATTCAGAAGTTATTATGGATGGGGAAGCATTACTAAAAAAAGGTTTAAATATTCAAGACTTTGAAAAAATATTATATAAATTTGTTTTGATTAAGAATACAATAGGTAAAGGAGTATGGTATATTTTAGGAGGAACAGTTGTATCTGCAATTAGTTATAATATTTTATTGGATATTAATTGTCAAAAATCAACATCAAAAATGCAATCAGATATAAATAATTTATATGCAGAACCAGATAGTTTAACGGGACATAAATGGAGATTATTAATTCCAGTAATACAAGATGATAATGGTACTAATAAATTATTAACAGATACTATTACAGATGAGAATACTCAAATGAGTTTTAATACTTATGCTGTAATTCATGGAAAACCATCAAATTTTCAATATACTCCAGTAGTTACAACTTCAAAAGTAACCAATGCTAGTGCATTTTTACAAAGATTTGATAGATTTGGTAATCAAAGCGAACCCAGAGGAATTCCTGTATTAGGACCAAATTCTGCAGGAAATATTAATTGGGGAGGTAATGTGGTATTAAATGATAGAGATATGATGATATATGGGGTTGATGATAATGGATTTCAAGAAGGTAATTACATTAAGGTATCACCCTCAGCGGAAACACCTGCAATTACATATGATGGTATGGTTATTTCACATTTATACTATGAAGTAATAGAGTAAAATTATAAAACAAATTTATTTGAATTTACATAAAATAAAATAAATAAATAAGAAATAATAGAAATAATTATTACAATTAACCATATTGGTAATATGGTTTTTTTTGTATACCCTAGTCCAAAATTTAATGGAGAACCATCTTTATCAAAAACTGTATTGGGTTTAAAGTATACAAAAAAAGAAAATAAAGATAAAAATAAAATAACTGTAAATAAAAGAATATTTTTTTTAACTATATTTTTCATCATGTTTATTAATATTATATAAAAAAATATATAATATTAATTTTTTAATTTTTTTATTTTAATTTATTTTATTTTATTTTATTTTATTTTTAAAAAATATTCTGTTGGGTTACAAGTTCTTGACATAGCATACCCATGAAACCAATCATTGCTAATCTCCCGTTGTTTAATTCTTTATTATATAGATCTTCAGTGATTGAATCTGGGTTATAATTTCCTAAATTACCTGGTTGATAGTCATCTTTTAGTTTAAAAGTATAATTTGTTGTAAATGGATTTTCCCAACCATTTACCATTCGAGTTACTTCATAACAAGTCATGCCTAGCCAAAATGGAAGTTGATGATTAAAATCTAGAGAATTTAGATAATTAATACCAGTTACTGAGCTATCTGGATTAAATAGTTCAATTGCTGGAATACTAACTGCTGCTAACATTGCTGCCCTTCCATGTTGAAGTTCAGCTTCTCGTGTAAATTTAATTCGTGTTTCAGGTTTATTTTTTAAAATATTTAAAGGATCAAAATTTTTAATTGGTTCAGTAGAACCATAATAGCGAAATGTTTTAATTTGAGGATTGACATTTAAAAACGCATGAGCAGTAGAAATTGTTGTGAGAAACAGTAGCTTCATTATACTTTATTATAAAGTTTTTTTTTTATATTGTTTTTAAAATATTTTTTTAATATTCATTGTCTGTTGTATAATCATCGTCATCTGCAATATGATTCATATCATATTCTTCATCTTCAATTAAACCATTATTAAATTCTTCTTCTTCAATATCCATTTTATAAATTTCTTTGTTCATTTCTGTTACAATATCATTTTTTTTAATTTTTTGTTCTAAAATGGCCTGTTTTTCTAGTTCTTTTCTCTCTTGATCATAATTTTCTTTCACATACTGAGTTATTCCTTTTTGCAGCCCTTTATTCCATTTTTCTAGTTTATTATTTTTAAATATATTTTCAATTTCTCTCGATTCGTCAGATAAATTTTTCAAAAAATCAGTTATTATATCTTTTTCTTTTTCTTTTGCAAATAAAATATTATCTTTTACATTTTTATATTTTAAATTTATTAGATTATAATGTTTTGTTAATGTATTTAAAAATATGTTTAAATATTGAAAAATTTCATTATATGTATGATTTTTATCATAGTCTTCATCGTTTGCAAGAAGCATTAATTCAAATTCATTGTTTTCTAAAATATTTAAATATTCGGTAAACAAATTCAAATAAAAATTTGTATATAGTAAATTTAGTAAGTCTTTATCAAATATGCTATTTATAACATCATCGTCTTGTTTTTTAATCTCTTCAAAATACATAAAATATTCTGATAAATCTTTAAATATTTTGTATTTACTTTTTATGTGAGAAAATATATGTTCTAATGATGATGTATTATTAAAATTTAAATAAGATTCATAATAATTGGATACAATATTTTTAACATCATTTACATGAATTTCAGATAATTTCCAATGATCAGGGATTTTATTATAATTTATAGATTTATTTATAATAATATTTGGTAATATATCAATAAAGTCTTTTAAATAATTTTTAAATAAATACATATGTTCAATATCAAAATTGAATACTAAGTTATTTTCAAAATTTGCAAATTCTTTTTTTGTAACAAAATCAAATGTTTTTAGTTTATTTTTAATTTCTCCATGCAATAAATTATTAACTTTGAATAAATAATTTTTGATATCATTAGTATCATCATTTTTAAATTTAATAAAATCATATCTATCAATTAAGTCATATAATTTATCTATTAAAATATCATCAAATTTTTCTATTAATTTATTACTATTATAATCATTAATAATATATCTAATATTTTCTATATTATTTAAAATATTTTCATTTTTTATTAATAACTTCATTGTTTTTTTATTTACAATATCTAATAAATCATATAATGAATTTTTTCCATAAACTCTTCCTTGAGATTTAATATTATCAATAATATCAGTAATATTATTATTATAATCAATATTATTTGGTTTAGTATTACAAATAGCTTTTAATTCATTATCTATAGGAATAGAATTATCAAAATTACAATAATAAATAAATGCTTCATAAATAATTTTTTCACTAAAATCATTATCGGGTTTGGATACTAAGATTTTAGTATTTTCTTTATGATATAAAATGGATGATTTTTCTAAAATAAAAATATCTTTTAATATTTCTAAATAATTTTTTAATAAAATATTATCTTCATATATGGTTTTATCTTCTTTAATAAAATATTGAATTGTATTATTTAATGAATTACAACAAGAATTTTCAATATAGGGTTCGCCATTAGATGTTTGTAAAATAGGAGTTTTTTTTTTAACAATTTTTTGTATTGAATTAACTATTTTTAATGAATAATAAATAATTTTAGAATTTATTAAATCTATAACATTATCTTTATTGCTTTTTTTAAAACCATTAAGCATATTATCTGTGAAAGTTTTATCAATAGGTACTAAATTACTTTCTTTTAATTTAATATCATTTAATGGTGGCATAAAATCGAACCACCCATTGATTGAAATTTCTTCAGGAATTTCTTCTGTTTCATTTAATTTCAAATATTCTAATTTTTTATCTATCAAATCAATAAAAAATGGATCTATTAAAATATGATCTTTAATTATTAGCTCTATTTTTTTGCAAATGTTAGTTTCAGACATTTTTTGAATAGTATTCCATGGTTTCACAGAAGTTTTAATTTTATTAACAATACATGATATATATAATATAAAAGTTTTATCCTCTTGATTCTTTAATGGATAACCATCAAACGATTTAATGCATCCCGGAAATGTTTTTTTTGTTTTAAAAGATGGAATTGATGTTTGTATGAAAATGCAAATATATGAAATTGTATACATTAAAAGTAAATTGTTATATGCATCTTCAAAACTGGGAAGATTTTTTGCTCGTGGATCTTTTCTTATTAATTGTTCTATTTTTTTATCATATGTTTTTTTATCTGAAATATTTTTTTTTAATAATTTAAAAACATTTATATTTATTTGTTCATTATAATTAACTAAGTTTAAACCTATCATTTGTCCTATTGTACTTACAATAGCATTAATATAACTAGCTTCTTTAGATATAGGTTTATTTATTGAACCAAATTCATAATCTTTTTTCAAAAGATCTCTTGTATTTAATTTGTATCCAGATTCATCATAACCCTCATCATTACTAAATTCTATTCGTTTTATAATATATCCACTATATTTATCAACCCAAAAACTATTATCATCACTAATTGTTCCTTGTTCGGCACATATTGTATCTAATTCAATTAAATATTCTTCTTTATTATCAAAAACATTAGCTAATCTTAACATGAAAAGAGGTAGTATTTTTTTATTAGTATTTTTGCAATATAGCCAATATTTTTCTTCATCTAGATTTGGATATCGTAAAAAATTTAATGAAAAAATTCTAATATAATAATTTTTTTTTGTTATGTCTGGATAAGATAAAATTTTGTCTCTTAAAATTTCATTGGGTACAAAATAATCACTTTCAGTATCTACTCTATTGAATTTTAATAATAAATTATTTTTTTTTTCATTGTAATTATTTATAATTATAATTTTTTTTTCTAATAACTTTTTATTATATTCATACTCTTTTATTATTGCACCTTTTATTTCTTCAATACTTATACTATATTTTAAATCAAATGATTTTAATATTTCATCTATATTATTTTTGTCAAATTTATTAATTATATTATTCATTGGTTGACATTTTTCATCTTTAGACATACATTTTTTATTAACATCGCAAAATATTTTGTTTGAATCTATATAAAAATTATCTTTAAATTTCTCATCTATTTTCCATACATTTTCATTTCTAATATAAATATAGTTTTTATTATCATCTTTATTTATTAATAACGCATAATCATTATCTATTATTTCTCGTTTTTCATCTATAATAGATTTTGCTTCTCTTGTGGCTTTTTCTTCTGTTAAATTCATTTTTTCTTTTATTTCTTCGATTAAGAATTTTTTAAAAGTTGGATTATCCATAGATTGTTTTTCTTCATTATAATTATTTATTAAACTATACAATGTTTTATCATATATTGAATCAAAATAAATATTTTTATTATTGTCATTTTCTAATTCTTGAATAGAATTATATTTTTTACTTAAAATATATTTTTCACATTCAGAATAATCATCAGATAATTCATTTTTTTTTGCTTTTTTTGATAATCTTTCTTCTTCTTTTATAAATGAATCTAATAAATTTGAAACGGTTAAGTCAATTACAGATTTATTTAAAGATGAATTAAAAAATCTTGCATTATCTATTGATATAATTTTACTTATTAATTCTTCATCATTATTGATAATAGCTTCGTCAATTTTATAATTTTCAAAAATGTTATTTTTATGTTCTTTATTTAATAATTTAAATGAATAAATTATTTTATCAGGTTTAATATCTTTATTTATTTCTTGAATTATTTTATCTAGTTCTTTAGTATTTTTTATATATTCTAATTTATATTTATCAGAACTTTTTTCTAGTTCTTTTTTTATAATATTGTAACTATTATTATGAATATTATAATAATCTATATTTGCAGTTTGTAATAAATCTAATAATTGAGATAAATTATATATATTTCTATATTCAAATATTTTTGAAATAAAAACATTATTAGTGGGAATAAATGATTCCAATAAATCATTTATATTTTCCATATAATTATCATACGAATCATTTAATTTTTCATATTGAAAATTATTTATAGTTTCAAAAATATTATTATTATGTATATTTTTATCACTATTTTTAAATAATTTATTAGTTTCTTGTGTTAATATGTATTCATTAACAAATGTTTTATCATTTAACAATTTAAAATAATTTAAATTGATATTACTATAAGTAACTTTATCTGCTAAATTTGTATAGTTACTATTAATTTTAGAATAATTAATAAATGGCAATGGTAATGTAATAAATGAATTGATATTAATTTCTTCATTTTTAGTTAATTGTGTTTGTACTAGTATTTTTTTACCATTAAAGTAATCTATTTCTTGCATTTTTAATCCAGGATTATAAACATCTTGATTAAATCTTTTTTTTGTTAAAGTCTGATTTGAAAAGCAATAACTATAATAATTATCATTTTCATTATCATTAATGACATTTATATTGCTATTAACTATCAAATTATTATCACTATAATTTATATTTGAATCAAAAATATCATATAAATCGTTTATATATTTTTTATAATTATTTATTTTTTCTTTAGATGAATTTTTAATCCATTTTTCATTTGAATCTTTTAATTTTTTAATAAATAATTTATTAGTATCTTTTACAACATTTTCATTATCATCATCTATTAAAGATTCATCGGATTTTTCACAAATTATTTTTTTACTATTAATCACAGGTAATATCCAGTTAATTTTTTTATCAATATTTAATATAGATTCTTTTAAGGGTTTATAAAATTCATTTTTTAATTTTGGTAATTTTAGATTTTGATTGTCATCATAATCTGAATAAATTTCACGAAGTTCTATAAATCTATTTATCTCTCTATTAATATTTTCATAATTTTGTTGGGTCTTATTTTCGGGTTTTAAAATACCGATACTATAATTTAAATAATCATTTACTTGATCTTCTAAAGAATATCTTTTTTCACTTTCTGATACATTTACATTATAATATATTTCTTCTAACTCATTATCTAAGTCAAGTTCTTCCAACACTATTTGTTTTCCTTGATTAATATTCATAATATCAAAATCATCATCTTTTATTTCAATATCATGACTTTCAATATTATCTTCTTGAATACTAGAATCAATATCTTTACTTTCATCGATAGTAGGATCTTTAATTTTATCATTAATTACTATTTTTTCTATATTCATTTTATCAGGTATACCGGAATAAGCAAAATCAATATATATTATTTCATCGCTTTCTTCAATAGATACTTCTATCATATCTTCTTCTATATTTGAAATTATGCCATTGATAATAAAAGGAGATGAGCCATTAAAATAAATTGATATATTTTGTTGTATTTTTAAATTGTTTTGTTTAATATAACTAGAGGATTCGTTTCTATGCAAAATATTAATATTTTCAATAGATTCTTCTAAAAAATTTCCGTCTTCATTAATTAATAAAATGAATTCATTAGTTTCAGAAATTAATTTTAATTTATTTTTATCAATATAACTAATTAAACATATTTTTTCATGATAGTTTAAATTAGATGGAGATTCGATTTGTATAATATCTCCTAATTGTAAATTTATTTTTTCATTTGTAGTCATTATACTATATTTATACTATAATTATAATAAATTTATTAAATGTATTTTAAAAATATAAATAAATAAGTTAAAGATTTATTTATAAAATAAATTAACATGCAAGATAATATTACATACGAATTAGATGTAAATAATTTATATAATAATTTAACACAAGAAGATTATACAAAAAAAAGTTACAATTTTAATTGTGTAGATTATGAAATTATTAAATATAATAAAGATAGGTTAAAGTTTTATCTAGAAAATGATTTTTCTAATTTTCTAAAATTAAAAGATTATAGATCTATCATTTTTAGAAATAATAAATTATTAGTATTTAGTCCACCTAAATCTGTTGATTATGAATATTTTGAAAATAAATATAAGAATTTAGATGATTGTTGGTTGGAAGATTTTATTGATGGTACAATGATTAATTTATTTTATGATACAACAAATAATTGTTGGGAAATTGCTACCAAATCAAATATCAGTGGTAATAATTTATTTTTTAAAGATAATAATAATATAAAAAAAACTTTTAAGGAAATGTTTTTTGAAGCTTGTAATTTAAATAATTTTAATGTATTAACATTACCAACAACATATACATATTGTTTTATTTTACAACATCCGGCTAATAGAATTGTAACGCCAAATGATTATCCTAAAATTTTTTTAATAAAAATATATGACATAAGTATAATTTCAGATTTAAAATATAAAATAACAGAAATTAATACAATTAATTTTGCTAACACTCCACCATATATCTTTTTAAATACAGGTATACAAATAGCATGTAAATATAAATTAGAATCATACGAGACCGTAAATAAAAAATATTATAATTCTTTAAATATACCCTTTTATTGTGTTGGAATTATGATTTACAATAAAGATGGATCTCGTACAAAAGTTAGAAATGAAAATTATGAATATGTAAGAAAATTACGTGGAAATCAGCCTAAATTACAATATAATTATTTGTGCCTTAAAAAAGAGAATAAGGTTAAAGAATTTTTATTTTATTATCCTGAGCATAAAAATGAATTTAATGTTTATAAACATTTAATTTATAATTATACTAATAATTTATATGTTAAATATATTGAGTGTTTTATTAAAAAAGAAAAACAATTAAAAGAGTTTGAGTTTGAATATAAAACACATATGTTTAAACTTCATGAAAAATATAAAAATGATTTATTAAAAGAAAATAAGAAAATTGATAAAAAAGTTGTAATTGATTATATAAACTCTTTACATCCAGCACAACAAATGTTTGTTATAAATTATAGTAAAAAAAATAATAATATTGAAAATAATTTTGAGGAAACAATGCAATTAGAATAATGAGTTTAATATTTTATAAAAATTATATATATGTTATAAAAATTATATGTTCAAAAAATCATATAATTTTTTATTAATTAAATTGAAAAATATTCTTGTATCGAATTTACATTAGATATTGCATAATTGATAGACTCTTCAACTTGTGTAATTATTTCATCTTTAGTAATTATATAATTATAACTGATTTTAATTATACTATTTTTATCATGTGGATGTTTTTTAACAAATGAAATATATGATATTGTTTTTTTATTAATAAAATGATATTCATAAAAATAGTTTTCTATAATTTTTCCAACTGTATAATCCTCATTTTGTATTGTAATTTCAAAACAATTATCTAAATAATCAGATACTTCATTTATTAGATTGCTATTATTTTTTAAATCTTCAACAACATAAAATAGTTTCTTAATTAAAATTTTACATGAATAATACATGAGCTCAATATTACTATAAATACCAATAGATTGTAACTTAAAAACAAAACTATTATTTACAAAATATTTTTTAGCTTCAATAAGTAACCAGTCAGTTTTATATTCTTCAATTTCTTCTTCACTATATGTTTTAATTAATTCTTTTTCTTTAATATCCCATTGTTTTTTAATTTCTGTAGGATCTTGTGTATTTCCATATGTAGCTAAGCTAACAACATTAAATGCTCCATCTTCTTCCGCACTAGAAACAGTTAATTTTGCTTTTAATTTTATTTCTTCACAAAAATTATTATTAATTTGTGGTCTTAATCTTACAATATCGATATAATCTCCTGTTATATTATTTGGTGGAAAGATTTTTTTTACGTCACCAGGAGTTAAATATTGATTTAGTTTTACATTTTTAATTTTAAAATCTTCAGTTGTTGCATAAATTATTTCATTCGATTCATTTTTTTTGTCTAATTCTATTTCATAATCTTCATATGTAAAATTTTCAATATCATTTATATGAATTGGAATACAACTTAATCTTTGTTTTATTAATTCATTATTTAATCTAGATTTATTAATTTCAATATTAACTTTATTTTCATTATATGGAAAAGCTTTAAAAACTATAATTGGTATATTAGCAAGTAAAATGCGTCGTAAAGCATTAACATAACTAACGTTAATTTTTTCTATTGTAAATGTTAACAAATTTTTATCTTCTTCTAAATTAATAATTTTTAAATTGGATAAATTTGTCATTTTTATTTAATAAATATAGTTATTATTTTTTAAATTAATTTCAATTTTATATTTTTTATAAATTTTTTAAGTTAAATATAAGATTTATATTTAGTTAAAAAATATATATAACATATGAGCAAAATTATTTATTATAGTAATTATTGTGAAAATTGTACAAAAATTGTAAATAAAATTGCAAAAAGTAATTTAAAATCAGAAATGCATTTTATTTGTATTGATAAACGATATCAAAAAAATAATAAAACTTATTTAATTTTAGAAAATAATGATTCTATTGTTTTACCTAATAGTATAAATGCAGTACCTGCTTTATTATTATTAAATGAAGATTTTAAAGTTATTTTTGGAAATCAAATTTTAGATTATTTAAATCCAATAGAAGAAGTACAAAATCAAATTTCTACCAATTTTAATGGCGAACCAAACTCATTTAGTTTTAATAATATTTCGACCCATATTGTATCAGATAATTTTAGTTTTTTAAATCAAAATAGTGACGAACTTTCTGCAAAAGGCGACGGCGGAATGAGACAATTATATAATTATTCAACAATTCAAAATGACGACAGAATAATTACACCACCAGAAGATTATGTTGCTGATAAAATAAATGAAACTAGCTATAAAGAATATGAAGATAAAAGAAATATAATTAATTAAGTTTATTTGTTAAAAAATATATTAAATATAATTTTAATATATTTTTTATTAAATGAATAGCGAAAATATCCAAGATGATGATATTGCTAATATTACAATTTTAATAGAATTTACAAAAAATTTAAAAGAGTTGTTAAATGCTTTAAATACTACATTTTATGATAAATTAAATTCTGTTATATTAAATGATGATGCATACAATTATATATTTAATTATAATTTTGAAATAATGGCAGAAAGCTTTCAAGATGAAAAATTATTTGAATATAGTACAAATATATTTGATTATACAATAAAAACTTTTCCAAATAAATTTTTTGATATTTTATATCAGAATGAAGAGATATTCGATGAGCCTTTATACTTATTGCCAAAAATAAATTTTTCTGATCTTTTTTATGATGAAATTTCAGAAACAACAAAAGAGTCTCTATGGAAATATATACAAATAATATTATTTACTATTATAACTTCAATAAAAGACAAACATTCTTTTGGTGATACTGAAAAATTATTTCAAGCAATAAATGCTGAAGAGCTAAAAAATAAATTAGAATCTACAATGAATGATATTCAAGATTTATTTAATAATGCTCAGGATATATCATATAATAATACAGATTCTTTTGAGTATTCTCAAAATTATCAAGAATCATATGATAATACATTTAAAGAATTTTTTAAAAATATAGATCAATCTAATAATTTTGATTTTTCCAATTCTAATTTCTCAGACATTTTTTCAAATTTATTTAATAAATTTGATTTATCAAATTTAGATTTATCAAATTTAGATTTATCAAATTTAGATTTATCAAATTTACAAATGCCTAATTTAGATATCTCTAATTTAGATTTGTCTAATTTAGATATGTCTAATATAGATATTTCTAATGTTTTCAATAAATTTTTCAATAATTTTAAAAGTTCAACAAATTTTAAAAAAAATAACAATAATACTGGCGACAAATTTAATAATTTACCAGATTTTAATAATGTTCATGATCATATTAATAAATTAATAAATGGTAAAATTGGAAATTTAGCAAAAGAACTAGCAGAAGAAACCGCTGAAGATATGAAAGTCGATTTAGAAAATGTTGAAAATATAAGCGATGTTTTTAACACATTATTTAAAAATCCAAATAAATTAATGTCTCTTGTTAATAACATTGGATCAAAAATAGACACTAAAATGAAAGATGGATCTATTAAAGAAAGTGAATTATTAGAAGAAGCTGGTGATTTATTAAAAAATATGACAAATATACCAGGAATGAACAATTTTACTGATATATTAAAAACAATGAATTTAGATAAAATGATGCCAAAAAATGGTAAAGTTAATAAAAATGCATTTGAAAATATGATGAATCAAAATGTAAAAATGTCAAAAATGAAAGAAAGAATGAGAGAAAAATTAAATAAAAATAATGAGCAAAAAAATAATCCTGAGTCTTTAGAATCAATAAATAATAATTTAAAAAATTTACAAGAAGAAATGTTAAATAATAATAATGATTTTTTAAATGATGCATTAAAAAAACAAAATTTAAGTAATAACAATGAAAGTAGGCCTGTTAATAATAAACCTAAAAAAAATAATAAAAAAAAATCAAAAAATAAATAATATTTACTAATTTAACATTACTATTAGTATACAATAATATATACATATGATTAAATAAAATTGATAACAATGACATGTTTCTATTTATAGACAGAATAATGGATTCTGAAATAGAAAATCGTATTATACTTTTGGAATCATTAATTATTGAATTATATATCACAAAATTACGTGAATATGGTTATGTTGTTATTCCAAATGTTTTAACAGATACTGAAGTAGATGAAGCCAAAACTTTATTCTTCAAATGGAAAAATAGTATACCTGATTTAGATAAATTTCATAATACTGCAGATCCTCATGGTATATTTAAATTTCATCAAGTTGGTCATCAAGAACATGCATGGTTTATTAGAACAAGACCTAAGATAATTGAAATATTTAAAAAATTATGGAAAACTGAAGAACTAGTTGTATCTTTTGATGGATGTTGTTATATACCAAAAAATTGCACAAAAAAAGATAAATTATGGACACATACAGATCAGGCACCTTGTAATAAAGGAGAAACTTGTTTTCAAGGTTTTGTAGCTTTAACTAAAAATGATGAAAGAACTTTAATTGTATATGAAAAAAGTCATTTACTTCATGAAGAATATTTCAAAAAAAAAAATATTACTGATTCTAAAAACTGGCATATTATTGAATCTGAATTTTTAAATAGTATTAGTGAAAATATTAGAAAAGTTACTGTAAATTCAGGTGATTTGGTATTATGGGATTCTCGAACATTTCATCAAAATTCATATGGATCTCCTAATTCTGAAGAAAGATTAGTTCAATATGTTTCATATTTACCTAAGTTTCATAGTAAAAATACTAAATCGCAGAATGAAAAACGATTAAAATATTTTAAAGAATTAAGAACTACATCGCATTGGTGTTATCCTATACATGTTAATAGTTTACAGCCACAAACTTATGGAAATAATGATTTATTAATAGATTATGAAAAATTAAAAACCCCAGATTTATCTAATTATATTGATTATATTTTAAAATTAATTTAATTATTTAGAATATTTATCTTAATTATAAATAATGTTTATGTTTTAAAAATAATTATGAATATATATATAAATGGATTTAAATAATAAATTAACAAATATAAATGATGCTTTAAAAAAAAGTAGCAATTCTATAGAATTTTGGATAAATGACCCACATATTATATTTAATAATAAATATTTATTTGATATTTATCCAAAAGAAAATATGTCCCGAGTAGAAAAATTTAATGCTATTTCTAGATTAATAATTTTTTTAACAATATTTGTTTTATTTATATCAAGAGATTACAAAATTATTATTTTTTCTATAATAATATTATCGGCAATCATAATTGTTTTTTATTTTTTAAATAAAAAAGATAATTCAACAGAAAACTTTAGTAATAATAATTTATATGAAACATATAAGCATAATTTTACTAATCCGGAAATTAATAATCCGTTAATGAATGTTATGTTACCAGAAATTCAAGATGCTCCAAATAGAAAACAAGGAGCGCCAGCATACAATGATAAGGTAAAAGATTTAATAAATGAGTCAACTAAAAATATTGTTAAAAAAAATTTTAAAGATGATAATATTGATGAACGTCTTTTTAATGATTTAGGAGATAAAATAGAGTTTGAAAATTCTATGAGACATTTTTTTACAAATCCAAATACAACAATACCAAATAATCAAAAAGAATTTGCTGAATTCTGCTATGGAAATATGGCATCATGTAAAGACGGAAACAACAAAGATTGTAAAAATAATTTATATGAATTTCATAGAAATTAATTTAATATTATTTAATTTAAAAAATATTATATTAAATAATATTATATGACATCTACTTATCCGTATACATTTGATTCTATGTCTAGATTGGAATATGATCCATCTATAGTAACTCAAAAAAATATTCAAAATGTAAATAATGCAAATTATAGATTAGAAAATTATTATCCTAATTGTCCAATGAATAATGCTATTAATTTTGCAACACAACAACCAAATGTTTTTTATAAAGGCTCGCATGAGGGGGGTATTAAAGGTTGCGAAATAGAAGTTAATAGTGATTTAAAATTTTCACATATTTCTAAGCCAGCATGTAAAATAAGACTTACACCTAGACAATTTATAACTGTTCCTTATTTAGGGAGAGGTTTAGGTGATCCAGAATTAGAATTGCAATTAAAGCAAGGTGAAAATTTTATCAATAAAAAAACAGTTAATAATATGATGGAATCATCATTTGTAAATGCATCAGAATATCCAATGATTGACTCGCTACAAAGATATGTTAATAATTCATCATATATGATTGAAGATGATGCAATGACTGGATGGAAACGAGGTGGATTATCTGCTAGAGAAATAGCAAGACAACAAGATAAACAATAAATAATAATATATTTTCTTATAAAAAATTAAACATATATTATTAATATTAATATATTTGTATGGAAATTTATAATAATGAATTTATTTGTACGTATAAATCATTGGAAGATGAATATAGTTCAAATTTATGCTATCAAATACAATTATTACAGGCATTTAATATGACAAAATATGATGATAAAATATTACAAATAAATATAGAAAAAATTTATAATTTATTGAGAGAAAATATTTATATAAAAAAAATTTATTCTTTAATAGAAAAAAAATATCCAGAAATTAATTTTATAAATAGCTTTAACGATAATTTAGATAATTTATTATTTTTGCAAATTCTGTTTTCTTATGATTATTTCGATTTATTTCATAAAGAATTAATACATTTTTTTAATAATAAAAATTATAATTTTGAAGAACTTGAAAAATTATTAAATAAATAAATTAGTTATTTTATATTATATAATAATTTTATATATAATATATAAAATTATGACATCAACAAGAAATAAAAACATGCCAAATGAATATAAAATTGAACAGAACTTAAATAAAAGAATAATGAATGAAAATTTATATATTAATTCGCAACATGGAAGACCATTAGTAGAACATATACCATTATTAGGATATATGCCAAGTCATATGTCGAGAGAAACTTTTTCAAATAATGCAATAGATATAGAATCATCTTTATATGGTATTGGTTCGTCTAATTTAGTAAATTCGAAAGCGCCCGTTGTTCCTAATAATAATAATATTATGTTTAAGCCATGGTTTTATAGATCTGAACAAATAATTATGCCACATCCATTAGCTTATGAAAAAGAGAGACCAAGTTTATATTAAAAAAAATTATTTATATTTTTTATTTTTAAAATATAAATAATGGGTAACTGTTTTGCATTTTTTAAAAGATTATAATAAACAAAATACTGTGTTTTATAATCCTAATAATATTCCTGTTACAAATATTCCTATTGGAACTCCTATATATTTTGATATATCTAATAATTACTATAATAATACACAACATCAGTTACCAAGAAATCCAAATATTATATTTATAAATCAACAACCACAATATTATGACAATGGTTTAGGAGCAGTTAATGGTTTTTTTACTGGAATGTTGATTGGAGAAATATTAAGTGATGATTGTCTTTAAAATATATTAATATTTATTTAATTTTACTTTTTTTTTTAATGTTTTTTTATTTTTGCGACCACCTACATGGGATTTTTTTTTCGAGGCGCCCCCGGTTTTTTTAGTAGTCTTTTTATTAGTGGGTTTCGGGCGCGCACTCGTCGGGCGCGCACTCGTCGGGCGCATGAATGAAGGAGTGTCACTAGAAGAATTACTTTCAGAATTGGATCTTGGCGAAAATTCATCGCTATATTTTCTTTTTAATTCTTCAAGATCTTTAAGATAATTTGTAACATCTTCGTTGATCGAGGGAAAGGTAAATGCATTCCTTTGACCTTTGTTGTATTTTTCTTTTATAAATTTAAGCTCTTGTCCGATTTCTGGCCTCTTTTCCGCCTTTATTTGTATTATCTTTCGGAGTACGGCAGCACGGTCGGCTATTTCATTTTTCTTATTTTGATTTAACTTATCTTCCGCTGCCTTCTGTGCGTGTTCCCCTCGTTCCTCGCATTTCCTTAATTTTTCTTTTAATTCTGTTATTTCTTTCTCTTGCTGTGCTGCCGCCTCTTCTGATGTCACACGTGCCATACGCTCTTGTTCCTCGCAATTCTTTAACTCCTGTCGCAATAGTTCTATTTTTGCCGCCTGCTCTGCTGATGCCGCACGTGCCTCTCTCAGCGCCGCCGCCTTCTCCTCCTCCGCTGCCGCCAGTGCTGCCTCCTTTTCCCCTGCCGC